AGCGCAGATTCGCGGTAATTTTTTGCTTGACAGCAGCATGCGAGCGTGCTATATTAGAAAGACAGTGGGGGGCGATGAAGCCCACACGAGCCAGGAGAGTTCAAAATGGCCCGCACACCCAAAGGAAACAATGCTTTCGCCCTCGCACACGGTTCCCGCCTAGCTGCCGATTCGACGCACGGAGTCACCTGCGCTTTTGCAGGTGGCTGCCGTGTGTTCGACCCCAACATTTCAAAAGAGCACGAAGGCCGATGGCGTTGTGAGCGTCACGGTGGTGCAAACAACCACGCACGCGCAAACGCCAAAGATGAGGAGTTCCGCAACGGAATTCCAGGCGCAGAGCGCCGAATGCGCTTTGCCCGTCTTCGCGCAAAGCAGCGCAAGGCCGCAGTATTCACCGGCCACATTCCTTCCTTCCTCGACAAGCCGGAACCGAAGCCAAAGCCAAAGAAGGCAAAAGCAGCACCGAAGGTGCAAGCGAAGTCTCAGAAGCAGCTTCGACGGGAAGCCGCGATGGCAGAACTCGGCTTGACCGAAGCCGATCTCATCACCGCTTTCGGAGGCAACTAAAATGAAGATGGTTATCGTTTTTGATACCGAAGATCGCGAGGGGATGGCAAACACCATCAAAATCGTTGACCAGCTTGCCGCGCAATACATGGGCCATCGACTCAGAGAAGCGCAGAAGCGCACTTTCGGCAAAATTGAGTTCATCAAGATGCTTCGCACCTTCGCAACGAAGGTAAAGGCAGAAGTCGAGAACGAAGACGCCGCCACCGATGGCACTGGCCTTCGTTTTGCCAAACAGTTTTCAGAAGATGTGTGGGACCGCAAAGAAGGCGGGAATCGCTACCCATGAGAAAATCAGACGCATGGGGAAAGCCACTTCTACAAGTTGGGGACATTGTGGACGACTCGCTACGCATCGATAAAGGCACCGTGGTCAAAATTGTTCAAGTGAACGCAAACGGACCTTACGTTGTCGCAGTCCAATGGTTCACATGGAATAATTCCGCGACCACAGAAGAATATATCACAGAACTTCACCTTGTGAGCGAGGCATGAACATTCAAATTGGCGATTTGGTGCATGGCTTTTATTTCCATCGCAAGATTGGCGTTGTTGTGGAAATTGACCATAAGGCCGAGTTCGCTTTTGTTCAATACACCGACACCACAAAGTCTTGGGAACCACTTTGCAATCTCAGGAAGGCAATAAGATGAAAGTCGGTGATTTCGTTCAATGGCGCGATCAGACCAATTATCCCGGTCTTTGCGGCATCATCACACAATCTCGCACCCAGACAGTTGGAGCCCGCTTGCGCGGCGAATCGCGGGAAATTTTTGTTCATTGGACTGCCTTCCCGAAGGATTACGGCATCGGCGCAGGTTGGGAAAAAGTAACAGACGTTGAGCTACTTTCAACAGGAGAAATAAAATGACAGTCGTACAGCGAAAAGCAATCCTCAAAGCCGAAGGCTTCTTCCCCCACAAGAAGAACGCAAAGGGCACAAGCATCATTTATAGCCGCAAGCATCCCAGCGCAAAGTTTGTGCGCGTGGTTGTGGATTCCGGCATTGACAGCAAGACAGGAAAAATCGTTGGCAAGGTGGGAGTAAAACTCTGCTATGTAAATCGTCAGAAGAGTTGGCGCGAGATAACCACAGAAATCTTCACGACCAACACCGGACTTGTCAAGACAATCAAAGCACAGGAAGCAGCAGAAAAGTTTGTAAAGAATTGCAAGCACTGCAAGGCGAAGAAGTTTACAGCAAAGAGCGGCAACGTGGTTTGCGCCAATGCGTGTTGGACCGCATGGGCAGGCAAGAAAAAGGCAGCGACAACAAAGAAGAAAAAGCCACAGAAAAAAATCACAGCGAGCACTGTCAAAAAGGCAGCGAGAAATCCTCAGAGAAATCCTCAGAGAAAACCACAGAAGAAATCTTCTCAGAAAAAGTTGCAAAAAATCGTTGCAGAAATCTTGCCAGGAGATTTGGTCACAGTCGAGCTATTGAAACTTAGAAAGGTAACGACTGATTACACGGGAAGCGTCCTGGGGATTGTAACGAAAGTCGATCAGTTTGGTAAGGTGAGTGTAGACTGGACTGCCAACACGAGTAACATCCACGAATGGGAAATGCCCTTTACCAATCACTATGCAGATGACTGTCGCGAGATCATGCGCTTCAAGGTGTTGTCCCGGCCTGTCGAATGGGCGAAAGCGGTTTAGGGGGAATGAATGGAAATGTATTTAGTACCTTACATTGTTATCATCATGCTATCATTGTGGGAAATGGTGGGTATGCGAATGCTCTGATATAGTACAGGCACAACTGGCACAAGTCAAGGCGTGAGTTTGTGAGTATTCCCGGCATGCCGTGAGTTGCTTGTGTGCTGCAAGCGTAACATCGTGAGTTGCATGCAGCCCACAACTAATGTTCGCGGCGCTAGCGCAATGTCGCCAATTGCGCGAGACAACAAACAACAAAAGATAAGCCAGAAGCTGCGCACACGCAAGCATTCCCTTGCGGCATGCAAGCATCGAGAATCACAATTCGATCGGGCACAATTATGCCCGATACTTTTCCGCTCAGTGTGCTATATTATTACTATGAACAGCACGGGAAACAGCGACAACAACAGCGACAAGGGCTTGACAAACAGTTTGCAAACCTTTGACAAAGTAATGCTTGACTTCTCCGTGCATTATGCTATTATATAAACAGTTGGGGCGCGGTGCCCCACAAAACACTAAATTGGATTGGACCCAATACTATGGCAAACAACACTAACATTTTTCTCGTAACCAACTCTAATGACGAGCGCCCGGTTGCATTCTCCAACGTTGGCAGTGCATTGGAATTCGTGCGCGATTCCCACGGCGACTTGAACGCGGAAGGTTCCGCGCTTATGTTGGAAACCGCTAGCGGGTTGGTTCCGGCTACTAATAAAGTTGTCAAGGAACGCAACTTTACCAACCGAGTCCTGCGTTTTACCGCAACCGATGCAACCGGTGCTAAGTTGGTTTCCGATGCACAGTCTAAGTTGGACGGTGCCCTGCAAGCCTGCGAGTTGGTTGGTATTGACCCCGACAACGTTGCAAAGGTTTCCAACCTTCGCGCTCGTGTCCTAGAGTTGCAAGCCGACCTTGACGGTTCCGAGGCTAGCGACGTTGTAACCTTTGACCTTGCCGTGCTTCCATTGCACAAGCGCAAGCACAACAAGCGTTCCTAGTTAATTTCCAACGCTGCTAGCGTTGCAATCAAGCCCTGGTCATTAAGTTGGCCGGGGCTTTGTTGTTTTTAGCTGCTTAGCGTGGGAACCTAATAAAAACATAGTAAAAACAGCCACTTAGAAAATAGCTAAAAATAGTATATGGTACCCCCCTCCCCCCCCGGTATGCCCCGAATGTATGTGCTATGCAAGTACCCGCTTCGATTGAACAAACTAAGTACGTTTTCAACGCGCAGGCTAATTTTGAGACTTTTTGCATTTAAGCTGCGAAAAACACTAGTTATTGAGAAGGCGGCCATTATGCAAAATCTCATAAAAGAAGAAATAACCGAAGAATTCCTAGAAAGACTGGTCGATGACGCGCTCCGTCGCGTTGTCCGCGCTCTAGAGAAGATCGACGTCTCACTAGACTACGTCGCAGCTCTGCTTAGCGACGAATACGGCGATCCCACAACTGTACAAAGCAGACAGCAAGCCTTCGACCGCTAGCGCGAACTCTCTCGCTAGCATTGCGCATGCGCAGGGGAGATGACGACATGGACATGGAGATCTTGCGAGACATCCTCATTGTAGGAGGACTTACTGGCACAGCGCTGCTATGGGTCTTTTGCGCAGTAGGAATACTGCATGCATTGTGGGACACATTCGGCGCGCCTCTTCTTGAAGCAATAACTAGTAGGCTTAAGCAGTGAGACGCAATGGGCCACCCTCTTGTACATGCCATAGTGCTTATATGCGCGATCGTTATACCTGGTGGCCTACTCGTTTACTTGGGGTGGCGCGCTGCTAAAAGGTGCAAAAAGGATTCTCAGAAACCTACTAGTGTTATAGAGCAAGCACGCAACGCCTTTGAGGAAATGTATCCCCCTGAATCTTTGCGTCTCAAGTCCCGGCGCGCGCAATTGGAACGTGCACGTAGAACACGCAAGTTCAGACGTAACCAGGATGACACACCTTAGGTTGGCACATTAAATGCATAGTATTTTCACACCTTATTAATACTTTCTGGTGTATTCTCGCCTATTTACGTCTATGATGCGCACCTTTTTTAAAGAAAATCCTGATATTACGGCTGCCATCTTTTGGATCTGCTCGGCTACAATTGTAGGTTCGATCACCTGGATACTATTTCATATATAGTGCTTATCCCTTTTCTCCGCTTCAACCGTATCCACGAAAAGATCTTAGGGCTTCACCTGCAAGTAGGCCACAACAAATGGTATCCTTGGTTTATAGAGTTGTCTATATTTCTCGTGTTTTTTGAAGTAGGTGCGGGGGTACGATATAGACATATCTTCCGTTAATGTGCCTGCGTTGCCCCTAAGAGAGAAGGAGAAAAAAATTACGCCAAAAAAATCGCGGATTTTTGACTATTTATAGAAAGGGGCATCTTATTATGCTAACTTTAAATATTATTCTTTCGGCTGTATTGCTGCTGGCCCTGGTGTGGGTCGGCTATCAAGCCTACCGTAACTACCAAGTACGTGAAGTTAATAAACTTATTTATGATCAACTAGAAAGGTTGATGACCAATGTAAAGCAAGAAGTTGCTAAAAACAAAATTTTGCTCGAAAAAACACAACAAATTTTTGGCGACGGGTCGGAGGATAATACTTTCATGTCCCTCATAAATTCGCCCGGCTATCCCAAGGGCTCTATCCCTGAGCTTGGGGCTGCGCCGTTGCTTTCGTCTCTTATAACCGTGTTGATCGGGAAGTCAGGTACCATGCGACTTAACTTATCAGATTTCGAAAATGTCGAAGAAGAATATGTCTCTCTCTATGTGGATCCCACTACTGAAGAGCTGATACTCTCTCTTAATCATGATCTGGCTAGTGGGGATCCTTTGGCTATGACTAAATTTGGCAAGACTGACGACAGCACATTCCATTAACGTGGAACTATTTAATGGCGTATGAAACTTGGTGACTTAGTTAAATCCACACGATATGGACAAATGGGCATTGTTGTCGAAATATTTGATGATTTAAACAAAAGTAACCCATGGGTTCGAGTGTTGTTTACTCACCCTGTTCAAACCTATCAATGGTGCAAACTAGACGGCCTTATCCCTACTACAAAAAAAGAGGAGAACCTAAGTTCTCCTCTTTCTGGCGCCCTCAACAAAAGTGGGAGTTTATGAGTCGCGCCATAGGTTATTCGAAGCAAACTTAATTACTTCTTCAGCGGAATCCTCATTATAACCATAATCGTCTATTAGAGTTTGTACCATACTGTTAAACTTCTTTTGCTGTTTCACATCGCGGCTCTTGCTTTTAGTGACGATTCTTGAGATGTCTCGAACCGATGCCACAAGCTTTGTTTCGATTGCTTCTCTTAATGGGCCGTAGGAGCGCCAGTCAATGACCTCCTTACGTCGTAACTTGGCAAACATGTAAGAAGTAATATCAGCCCGGAAGTTATTCTTGGAGCTTCCCTTGATTCCTATCTGTTCTTCAATCGATTGCAGGAACTTTTCATCTGGCTCCATATCTTCATTGGTCACTCGGTCCTTCACCTTTGTATTATTAACATAGGCTTCTGCATGGTCCAGGTAGTTGTTGAACAAGGACTCAGCCTGTTCTTCATAAGCTGTGACAAATGCTTTTGTAATTTCTTTTTCTAAAATAGACAGGTATTCTTCATGAAGTGTCTTCTGGAGAAACTGAAGGCAATGTGCGCGTTCGTCTGGATTTACGATTTGTTCTTTAACCTGCTTAATCAACGAATCACGAATTGAGATAGGAGTGATCATACTCTTAGTTGAATCAGCTAATGCTGCATCGATGGCCTTCATAATAAAGCGCGTCGAGATGCCTGTCATGCCCTCGTCTTCAACCTCTTCGCGGAGATCTTTAATATCGATCTTTTTGATAAGACCCTTTTCGACGATTTCCTCTCCATTGTAGATTTTCATCTTGGTGAGCGGGTCGGCTTTATTGGAATTCTTTAAACGTGAAAGAACAGCAAACATGGCCGCCACCTCTAGAGTATGAGGGGCGATGTGACATTTGTAGTCAGATCGACCTATGAGTTTTTCGTAAATCTTTACCTCCTGTTCATACTCTAAGCAGTAGGGTACGTTAACACGAACAATACGATCTAGAATAGCTTCGTTAGTGTGCTCAGCCTTAAACTTGTTCCATTCTGCCTCGTTGCAGTGAGCGAGAATGACTCCATCAAAATAAATCATTGCTTGCTTTCCTGGAGAGGGTACATTCTTCTCCTGGGTGGCAGTAATCATAGTGTGAAGAAATTCGATTTCATTTTTGAAAACCTCAACAAATTCTACAATGCCGCGATTGCCTACATTGAAGGCGCCATTGAGGCTGAGGACCCGGGGATCGTCTTCTGGATAAAGATCAAGCTTAGAGATATCCTCGGAGCCGATCAAGAGGCTAGAGTCTTGCGTATTGGGATCCATTGGTGGAACCACGCCGACTCCCTTGCGCCCACGAATCGAAAATGATGTTTGGGTAATGGGAAATTGGGTAAAATCACTATCGTATTCATTTAAAAGGCGATGACGGCAAACGGGACATAAATCGCCCTCAATAGAGATGCCGTATTCTTCTGCAAAGTCTGCTCTCAAAGAACGAGGGATTAGATGCAATGGCTCCTCGCGGATCGGGCAGCCCTCCAGACTATAAGCCGGCTCGCACATCTCTAGGGCGTGTTTTATGTGTTCGACCAATGCGGACTTACCAGCGCCCACTGGGCCCAGCAGAAGGAGTACTTGGCGGCTTTCCTCGCCTTTCATAGAGGCAGAATGAAGAAAACGCATAACCTTTTCTAGGGCCCGCTCCATACCAAAGAATTGGCTTTTGAAATAGTTGTAAACTTTTACCGGTTCTCCGTCAAAAAGCTTATTGCATCGATCGTCAGTTTCATCAAGGGTGACCATCCCCTCTTCTATGATGCGACTATATAATCGCTTGTGGGCCAAAGAGGCAATATCTTTATTATTTTCTAAAAGAAGCAAATAATCTTTTAAAACACCTGAAAATCGAGTGTCTTCTTTGCTTTCTTGGTGACGCTTAATATTTTCTAAAAATTTATCTGTGGTACTCATGCTTTTTAAAACTCCCATATTTCATTTTCCACCGTGGTAGTGAGGCGTACATTATCACCCCACAATCTTTGAAGGTTCTCATACACCTTTTGGGCATATGCTAAATCTAAATCCCTGCCGTCATGTTCATGAACTAGAGAAAGCGTATTATCTTTTTCCAGCTCTTGCACAAATACAGTAGGAATACGATTAAGAGCTACATTGCTGATCAAATCATCACGCACAGCTTCCCAGCCCTGAGTGTCTGACACATCATCAATTGTATTCCCCTTTTTATCTTTTTTAAAGGAATAACTGAAGTAATTCATCTCTTCCATAAAGGCCTGATCTAAATAGAATCGTAAAAAGGTAATATCATTATGGATTTCTCTTATATGCATCGCTTCTTCCATTCCCTTCTCTTCGATAATCCTCTCAAAAAGCTTAAACCCCAGGTGATAGGGGTTTAATGTTCCCAGATGTGGTCGGACAACTTGGTTGTGTAATTTTACAAATGGGAGATGAAGAGAGTCTGGCAAGTTGAGTTCATTAATAATCTTATAATGGATGGTACAAGCCCAGCCCTCATTCATAATTTTAGTGAGTGCCTGGGGGATGAAGTATTTTGAGCTTTCCTCAACGATTAATAATAGGTGCCTCTCCCATTCTTCAAGGTGTTTGCTGTGTTCAGCAATGAATTTCAACACATTATACTCTGGTTCTAGTGGAATTCGGTTTAAATCCGGCAGATATGCGGGATCTTCCTCCATTCTAAGCTTTTCTGAGGCTAAAATCTCCTCATGACTGCGATAAGTAATCCCTGGGAATCGTGGCACTTGGTATTTTATTGAGTGGGCGGCATCTAAGATATTCTCAACGTTATCGATACCAATCGAGGGGTCCTCTATTAGCTTACGTACATATTTTGCCGCGGCTTTAAACTTATCGATGATGTGATTTGGGTTAGTATCAGCAAACATGCGATTATTTTTGAAAAAATCACTGTGACCTACACAATGTGCCATCGTAAGTATATGAATATAGAGAGCATTTTCCCGCATGAGATAGGCTATACTTGGGTTTGAGTTGATAATCATCTCATAAGGAAGGCCTGTTTGTCCCATATTGTACAATGTGTGGGTTCGTTCGTATTCCTTACCATAAGACCAGTGTCTATAGTGCGTAGGAAGACCTACATAGGCCATGGCGCCCAACATTTCTTGATAGTCAATGATCTCATAATCGATTGGATACCAATCTAAGTTTAAATCTTCTGCTACTCGGATGATTTTTTCATCCCAATGAACCAAATCGGCCTCTGTCCAGGTGCTCATTTCTTGAATTTTCCTCCAAATAATGCATGAAAAGCGCGCCAGATATGAGATGACTCGCCGATCATTATTTTTTTAAACTTATTTTCACAAATAGGAGTAAGTTTTGCCCATAAATTGTCGGATTCTTCATTTTTCCATGCAGAAAAAGTGCCCCATGGGGTGCCGTGAAAGGGGTCATCTTTATCAACTTCGTCGGCTAGCCCCTGATATGCCTCATTTATCTCACAATATGCTGTAAGTTGGCTTATCTCTTTAATCTGTTTGAACAAATCTATGCATTTTTCGTTATCAGAGTGCCAATTTTCGCCGTCGCCGCAGTAAAAAGTGTAAATATTCCAACTATTTGGGTGATATTCCTTATCTACAATCTCTAATTCCAGCTCCAAGGCACTCGAAACAATGGTGCCACCAAATGTTCCAACTTTAAAGAAGTCTTCTTCTGTTACACGCTCGGCATGGGTCGAATGTGAGACGAAAACTACGTCAACTTTCTCGTATCTGTGGTATAAAAACTGATATAGAAGGAAAAAGAAGCTTCTGGCGAGGTATTTGCGCTCCTGGGACATCGATCCGGAGACATCCATCAGGAAAAAGATTACCGCGGAGCTGTTTTCCTTTATTTTTGGCTTAATATGATGATATTTTAGGTCATCTTTGTGAAATGGAAAGCGTTCATCCGATTCGGGATCGTATGTGCCGATTTTTTCGGCCATTTTGCGTCTTCGAATCTTCCTTTTTAGTGTTTCTTTCTTGGAAAGACGCGGTCGGATGCCTTTAAAGCGATATCCTTTGCGTTTTATGGTCTTTTGAGAGACAAATCGGAACTGTTTCTTCTCTAAATCTGGTAATTCGAGATCATTGAAGAGATATTCGGCTAATTCTTCCAAGCTGACCTCTACGTCGTAGTATTCATCGCCCTTTTCATTACTTGCTTTGCCGGTTCCTTGTCCTTTCCCCTTCTCAGCGCGCTTTCTGCCGATTTTTTGACCTCTTTTGAGTGAATGGTCGCCTCCGGAGCCTACAGTTTTGTTATTTTCATTAGATCCGTAAATAAATCGGTATTCTTTAAGGCCACGGACCGGTACTCGGATTTTTTTCTTTCCATTTTGGCCAATAATCGATTCTTCGGCTATAACGTCCTTGATAGACTCTTTAATTGCTTTCTCAATCTTCTTTTTGTGTCTCGTTCGATCACTTGCAGCGCGATCGACGATGGATTTGTGTTTACGGAAGACGCTCATGTACTAATTATCTTAAGAGGGGAACTATTAACTATTATAATTCATATATACGTTAGTGTCAACACCGAAATCACTTAAAAAGGATAAAAATGGACAATCTTTCTGTCTTGAAACTCGATTCTTCGTTCAGACCCATTGAAATTATTCCATGGGAGGAAGCTTTCCTACTTACGTGGCTAAATAAGGCCTGGGCGGCCGAATATTCGGGAAAATGGGTCCATTCATCCACAAAAGCCTTCGAAATTCCTTCTGTTATCGTTTTATTCAAGTATATTGACGAAAAATTCTTCACTTTGCCCTGTACACGCAAGAATGTTCTTATTCGAGACGAAAATCGATGCCAATATTGCGCAAAACACTTTCGGGGGCCCGATTTAACCCTAGATCACGTCATTCCGAAGTCAAAAGGCGGATTATCATCGTGGGACAACGTTGTGGCCGCTTGCAAGCCTTGTAATCAAAAAAAACGTGATTATTTGGTCGAAAATGCTCCAGTTTCACTAATTCGGCGCCCAAAGAAGCCTTCTTACCGGTCGATCATCCAAAAACGCATCGGAATAGCTAAAACAGCTAATTTATCTTGGAAAGAGTACTTATAAGGCGCTCATTCTAGTTATAGATGAGGAATCTATGATGAGTCGATATACTTGGCTATTGGATCCAGGACACGGGGGTCTTATCGATGGCGTTTATCAAACTGCCGGAAAACGATCACCGTTTTTTGAAGATGGGTCCATTTTATATGAGGGTGTCTTTAATCGAGATGTTGTGTCACGAATAATTAATCTTTGTATAGATGCGGGAGTAAATGTGGTAAACTTAGTCGATACACAGGAAGACCTGTCGCTTCGACATCGTGTGACTAAGGCGAACCTGTTACATAAAGAAAATAGAAACAGTATTTATGTATCTGTTCATGCAAATGCTTTTGGAAATGGAAAAGAGTTTAATTCTGCTAATGGAGTCTCTATTTTTCATCATTATCGCTCAAAAGGCGGAAAAATGCTAGCTGAAACGCTCAGGCCACATTTGGCAACCCTTACGGGTATGAAAGATCGTGGAGTCAAGGCCAACGAGAATTGGGCCAACTTCTATGTGCTTAGAAAGACCCACATGCCCGCTATCCTCTCAGAAAATGGATTTATGACTAACTTAAGTGATGCAAAGGCCTTAATGTGTCCTAGCATGCGACAGAAAATCGCTGAAGCTCACTTTATGATGATTATGGAAATTGAACAAAATGGACTCTAATAAACAAATTCTAGATGATATTACATCGGTTGTAGAAGTACTCAGCCAAAAAATTGAAACCCTTCAGGCGAAAGTTAACGAACTGTGCGAAAGTACGGGACAATGCTCCCAGATTAAAGCAGTTCATGAAAAAATGTTGTCTAAAAATGAAAGCAAAATCGATGGAACTCATCTCGACACACTTTGTCAAGAAAAGTGATGTAGGGTACCACGGAAACCTTTTTGGTGGTGTTATGTTGGCGTGGCTTGATGAAGCTGCTGCAGCATACGCCGCCCAAGCTGCCGATACGCCCCGTATGGTCACCAAACATATTTCAGGCCTGACGTTTGAGCGACCGGTTCGGCCGGGACAAATTATTAAGATTTACGGCGAGGTCGAAAAAATAGGAAAAACTTCACTTACACTAAGCATGGAGGCTCGGAGACATTCTGTTTATAATGGCACTCAAAGAGTCGTGGTTTGTACTAAAATGACTTTTGTAAGAATCGATGGAGATGGAGAGGCAATCCCTATTTCTGAGCGCGTTCGGCTCAAGTATCGCAACCCTAAAGATTTCACTTAAGCGCCAGGTGAGTTTGGCGCATCGTGTCCCTATTTAAGCTTTAGGAGACAAACTATGAAACCGATGAAACTATTGGAGCCGTGGTATTTCGAAAATAGCAAATTGCCTGTTTGGCTATCGAAAATTGCCCCAATAAACGTCTGGGCATTTAGCTTTGCGTTTTGGGTATTTTGTCGTGGAGAAATGAGTGATCGAACACGACGGCACGAGGCCATCCATTATCAACAACAATTAGAAATGTTGTTTTTATTGCAGTGGATATGCTATGGATTATGCTGGTTGATTGGATTTGCCAAATATAGAGATGGAAAGAAGGCCTATCATCAAAATCCATTTGAGCAAGAAGCATATGAGTTGGATGACAACGAAGACGCACTCGCAGTTCGTAAGCGATGGGGTTGGATTAAATATAAAATATAACAACTTATTTTAAGTTAACTAAAATGCCTCCTAGTTAAAAATAGGAGGTATTTTATTATGTTACGAATGATTTTAGTAATATTTTGTCTGTTAGTTGGCGCCTGCCAAGCGCCTCAAACCACAGTTTCTGATGACCTCGACGACAATCAAAAGGATCTTTCACCAGCGGACGTGGAAGACGACCTATTTCTTTCCACATTAGAAGGGATCCACGATGTGGACCCGTGGGATACTCTGCCGCCAAGCCCCATCACTTGGGATACTTGTTCGGGAGAGGAGGGAGACCACCCATGCAATCTCATGGGCCCTGATCAAAATGGAGACACTTTCGGGCTTTATGCAAACTATGGGCGCCCGATCGTTCTAGACTTCTCTACGGGCTGGTGTGGGCCTTGTAGAGCCGCGGCGGCCCATGCGCAAGAAGTTCAAGATCTTTACCGGGACTCTGGACTTATCTATGTGACCGTCTTGATAGAAACAGCCAACGGGTCAGTCCCAACGCAAGCAGATGTTGCCGCCTGGGCGAATGAGTATAACCTTACTGATTCTCCGGTGGTCGCTGCAAGTAGGGCAATTTTGCAAAGTGGAGGCGGTACTTGGGCTCTTTCAGGTTGGCCAACGTTTTATTATATTGATGGCGAAATGGTTCTGCGCGATATTGATCGAGGATATAATCCTGCTGAGATATTACACTCAATTGATTGGTTATTGACGCTATAATACTATTTATAGTGTATGTCAAATTTCACTTCCATTAAGTGGGATCAGTTTCTTACAGAAGCCTATAACGATCCTGCAACCATTACGATTAGTGAACAAGAGATTTTGGACTTCTTAAATGAAGACCTTCATGAAGGCTTAGGGGATCTTTGGGATTATACCAAAGCCAAAATGACCCAGATGAAAGATAAGGGAATTGAATACGCCCAAAAGTTCGTTAAATCATTAGGCACTAAGTTGGTTGATTTGTTTAATAAGCTTCGACAAAAGAGGCTAATTGGGAAACACCAGGTTCGCAATGAAATCGCTGCCGTAAGACTTTTAATGACGCGCAAACACATAGAGCTTGGCGTAATGATATTAACAGCATTGTTTAAGCTAACTGGTGGCTATGTTCTAGATAAGGTGGCAAAGACCCCGGAGATAATAGAAAAAATTCAACAGATTCTCACAATGCTTCGAGGGGGCCAAGTAGCAGAGGCTATTAAAGAATTGTTCGGAGATCTTCAAGATGTGGCCGAAATGGTAAAGAAATTTGTGGCCTATCACAAGGATACCTTAAAACCCGCCGCCTACTGGGGCGACTGGGAAGAGTTTGGCGGGTTAGCTGAAATAGAGGCAGCTTTTAATTCTGATTTGGAGCTTCTTTGTGAAACTCCTACTTGAAAACTGGCGGAAGTATCTCACAGAAGGCGAAGCCCAGCATTTCCCGTGGCTCAAAGAAATCCAAGCGACGGATGATTTAAAAGAAATCCAAGCCATCGTAGAATCTGATCGTTTCATAAGGATCGGAAGGGGCTCTTTTCGCAGCGTGTACAAGCCCGTTGGAGACCCTGAATATGTCATCAAAGTTATTCATGACTCTGACGACTATAAAATGCAGATGAACAAGGACGACTTTGAGACAGCAAAGCGTTACCCATTCATCTTTCCCAAAGCATATGCACATGCGGATGATTTTTCTTGGATTGTAATGGAAAAGACTCGCCCAATCAGCTGGCCAAGTCAAATGCAGAAAGTTTTGGATCAATCTTTCCCCAAAGAGCAGGAGGCTTTATTAAAAGTCGCAGATGAGCTGGGGGAGCAGTTTAATCCGGCAGATCCCTTTCACATTATGGGGCGCCTCATGGACTCTTTTCGTGCCGATCGCGAGATTGCGCTCGGCAATGTATCTGACGACCCCAGCGATGCAGACAGAAAGGCCCTAGAACTTCAAAAAATAATTGCTCCTGTTGCGGGCGCAGCGTACCAAGAACTCAGCAAGGCAATGCATGAATTCGAAATCGACAAATATGAGATCAACCGCTCCAACATTGGTCATGACGACGATTATAACTTCAAGATTATCGATTCATCCGTGTTCAGTTCAAAATGGGACGAGGACGATGATTTAAAAGAAGGTATCAGTGAGGCTGCCGATACTGAGCCCGATCTCATCAAGTTTAGCGAAGAGCTGAATCAGATGATATCTTCTCTTCTTTTGCGCCCGGAATCCATTGAGCACTTAAACCAACAAACGGCCGGTGGTGAAGCAATCACTATATTGGACACAGGCGCCCTTTTCGCGAACTATGAAACAATTAATGAAGTCCATCTGGGCGTGGCGATAAACGATCGTGGCGAGGCCAGCATTAAGGCCTTTTACCTTTGCGTCCCTGAAGATCGGTCACAATCAAACCTAGTGATCACCCTCAATATTCCGCGCGGATATGAGGAGATAGAGACATTTGAAGAGTGGTTGACAGAGGAGTTGGAAGATGCCCTATCACACGAACTACAACATAGCTGTGATCCTACAGATATGCTGACAGGTGATATTCCCGAGGGTGAAGAAAAGTGGGATAGTCTAGAGAACATTTATAAACACTTTGCATCCGAGGCAGAAACTCGGGGACATCTTGCTGGTGCTCGCGGAAGGGCCCGACGGACTGGGGGAGATATCGAACGGATTGTGGCGAATAAAATTAATCTCATATTTAACGATGCGATAGAGCGTGGATATAACACAAGCGAACTGCAGCCAGTAATGCAAGCAATCTGGGAAAAATGGACCAATTATTTACATGGGTGGAACGTTTAATGAAGCTCCTACTTGAAAACTGGAGAAGGTACCAACTTTTAGTCGAAGCACAGGATATTTGTGTGCTTTATGAGTCCGGACAACTTACTGAGGGCGAGCTGTGGGATCGAATTGTTGATCTCGTTGGGCCAAAAAAGGCGGCCTGGGTTCGCAAGCAAGTCACACAAAAAGCACTTCCCCTTGCTGTTGCCTTAAGCGTTGCGACTGGCGGTGTTGCTGGCGCCACCGCGCAGACCCAAAAAGCTTGGCAAGACTACGACCAAGACGTGGCCGCACAAACTCAGGATGCCACCGCGGGCACCTATGTTACCATGCAAGATATTCAAGATTATCCCCTAACCCCTGCACCTGCCGGAGTGAAGGCAGGCTTTGTTTATGTCCAGCCTGGCAATATTCCCGATTCGGCCGACTTAGGGCCGAATTCTCCTTATAAGAACGCCGGTAACTTTCGCGAAGCGGTAAAAACCAACTCTGTCGATTTATTAAAGAAGCAACTAGTTGGTAAAGATTCGGGCGCCATTTTTGGGCAGGGCGACAGCGCCTATTCTGTCGAATGGGATCAAACCGAGGATGGGAAAAACATTCTTCCTTTGGAATGGTCTCTGACTTATGAAGCGTTTTTACAAAAGGCACAGCAAAAATAATGAAACTACTGCTTGAAAATTGGCGGAAGCACCTGGATGACCAAAATGAAGGCTATTTTGAGCATATGTTCGCTGCATGGAAGTTGGTGTACATGTTTAAGATTTTGACACTTAAGTGTCTTGTTCACTCTTTTATGCCATTTATGTTTACTACCGCAGTGTCCAGCAAACTACCACTATTGGAGCGAATGGTCCATCGCAACAAAAATAATCCTTGACATCATTTTCGGGGCTGCTATACTATAAATGAATGAAAAGGTATATTTATAATGATGAAAGAAATATTAAAAGAATGGCGGAGGTTCCTTAACGAAGGACGAGGATTTGGAGAGGGAGTACCCCCGGATGACTCACCATGGTATAAAAAACGTACGATCGTCGTGGAAGACGAAGACAACCTAGAACAAAACACTTATTCGTTTGACTTTGACAACACGCTTATCCGGTATAAAACTTTAGAAGATGGAGATGTGGAGTATCTTGGACCACATGAAAAATACATCAACATTGTGCGTCAATTGGCAGATGAAGGCCACCAGGTTGTAATCGTTACATCGCGGTGCAAACTTGAAGGTCCTAAAAAACCATGGGATGACGCTCCCACACCAGAAGAGCTTATTGCCGCACTAGATCTGCCTATAGAGATCGTTGAATACACGAGCGGAGATTTTAAAGTAGAGATGCTAAAAAAGCTTGGAGTCACCAAACATTGGGATGACGACCTAGAAGAGCTTGCGGCTCTTGAAGGTTCTGGGATCGCAGGGGAGCATGTCCCAGTGCCCGGTGAAGAGACTGAACTCTTACGAAATAAGTGGATTAACTGTTTAAGTGCCGAAAAGAATTCAGAAGATTTATCGGAAAGCAAGAAGGTCTTGTATGTAAACATAGATAATGTCTTGCCCACAGAAGAGTTGGGGCACGGCAAAGATCACAATTGCCCGAGTTCGGAATGTGATAACATCATAAAAAGAAAAATGATAGATATCAAGAAGGGCGAGTTTAAACCCATAGAAGTGTGCAATCAAAAACCAGTTAAAACTTACAGAACGCAGGCAGAAAAAGTTGGGCGCGCGCCAAAATCGGGTGTTCCTGAGCCTTTTTACCATGTAATGAATGGTCACCATCGTTTAGAGGCTGCCAAAAAACTTGGATTACGCCAAGTGCCTGTCTATATAACGCCAGAAGAAAATTGAGAAACACTCGATAAAGAACTAATTAAAAAGACTCTGGAGTCGCGTCATATGAATCTTGCCCACATTATTGCAAAAGAAGTTTATTCAGTTCTTCATGAACGAGATACTCAACCAGAAATAATAGACAAACTTCTAAAACCGCATGCTAAAAAAATTCTAGCAGCTGTAAACCAAATGGCGGGGGGAACACCGGGCTCCGAAAACGATAAACTCTTGCATGCTTTGATGAAGCGCCAGCTTACCGAAGAAGAGGATCCCCTCTTGTCGCAATGGCGTAGTGGGCCTGGAAGTGAGCTTCCCCCCGAAGGTAGCAGAGGAGCAGCACGAGCCCGTGCAGGCGTCGGTGCGATTACGGCTGGCATTCCGGCCGGGGACGAACTTGCGGCCGCATATTTTGCTGCCATTGATAAAGACAAGTCGACAAAAATGCCGCTTGATTTAAAGCTAAAGGTTTTGACGGCAGCCTTATATGTCGCCAGCCCTGTAGATGCTTCTGTTATGTGGGAGTGGATAGCTCCCATCTTCACATGGATTGATGATTATGGCCTATCTCGGTTTGTTTTGCATTCGCTTCAAAAGCAAGGGTTTCCCAAAGACGCGCATTTTCAAGATTGGGAGAATTGGAAGCTAAGTTTAAAGAGTAAAATTGGGCAAAGAGAAAAGCCCGCAGAAGAGGAACTAGAAGAAATGAAAATTAAAGTAGCTGATATTTATCGAATTATTAAAGAAGAGGTTGAAGTTGTCTTGACCAATGAAGAAGCAGAAGAAATGTTTGATCTCGACATGTCCGCTTTGTTGGACGAGATGATGGAAGAAACTCAACTAGATGAGAAAAAACTCTCTTCTAAGGAGCGAAAAGATATGTCGTCTAGTAGTTTTATCTTTCCGAAAGAACGGAAATTTCCCATCCCTGATGAATCACACGGAAGAAACGCCCTTTCACGCGCCAATCAGTATTCCTCGGCCCCGAGTTGGTATGATGGAAGCCTAGAAAGCCTAGTTAAAAGAGTGCATAGCGCTGTAAAGAAGAAGTTTCCGGGGATTGAAACAACTCCCGCCTCAGCTAAACCAGGAAAAGGCTAAAATGACTATAGATTACAAACAACTTAAACTTTTTGTCGAAGGCGCTCTCGCACATGATGGACCCGGAGGAATGATGGTACCGTCGGCGCCTGCAGGGGTTCCTCATCGAATGCCCGCGGCCGATACCTCGGACAAAGAACAGGATATGGGAGATCCCGAGGCCAACGCACTTTATGAGGTTGCGCTAGCTGCTCGTGAGGCCGTTGAAAAACTCATCGTAGAGCTGGATGACCCGGTTTACGATGAAATCTATGAAGATGCATTTAAAGCATCAGCATGCATGCGAAATGTTTTGAATGGTATTATCGACATGGGCGCCCATCCAATGCCGGACCAACGCGTTGTGGCACCTCCTCGTGACCAACAGCAGTATAATGCGGCCGGTGCTGCGGCGGGTAATTATACCGGTGGCATGGGTGGCTTTGCAATGCCCATGGGCGATGCAGTGGGAATGTTTCAAGAAGGTATTCCAGACGATGCAGCACTTAAAGCACGCGGCGTAAAAAACGTAGCGGAGGTTCAAAAGGCTCTTCAAGCCATGGCGGCATTAGACGGCGACGATAAAGAAATCGTGTTGGATGCAATGAGCATGCAAGTGTCAGAAGAACAGGATCCTGCATCCACACGCGCCAAACGAATTGCGGTGGCCGGGACAAGCTCAGAGATTCAAACTCCCGAGGCTATTGAACAACAATTGCTCACCGTACTAGGCGCGCCGGGAGTTCAACCACTTAAGTTGCGAGATGCGCTAGCTTCTATATTTGGAAAGCTAAATGTCCCTAGCGATAAAGCTATAGCCAATACAATCGTGCGCAACTTAGAGAAAAAGAAGAAGGGTTAAATAATGAAGATTACTCGACAAAGCCTTAAAGACCTCATCAACGAAGAAATCAAGAATTCACGTTCTGTTCTGTTGGAAATGCCCTATCGGGAAGACGACTCAGAATATGAAGAACCTGTCGATCTTACTGCACAGGCTTTACATCATTTATCGCGGCAAGCAGAAACTCTATTTCAAATAGTAACTGCCGGAAAACATGATACTTCCAAAGATCAGCTGGAAGATAAAACAGTAGCCGCAATTAATCGACTTGCTAAAGAGTTTGAAGAAATTTTCAAGGCTGTAGAAATGGATAACTCGCGACGGTAGAACAAGGAGATTAATGAATGAAGAAAATTGTCCGGTTAGCATATATCCTGGCAATCTTTATTCTTATTGATCTTACCGCTACTATATGTTGGGTTGCTTACGACTTGGGCCAAGAAGCCAACCCGATTATGGCGTTTTTCTTGGACGTAAGTCCCCTTCTTTTTGTCTTGGCCAAGTTAGGGCTCAGTGCCGCAGGGATTTGGATTTTATATTTTTTTCGCAAGCGATTTACAAAGGTTATTTTCAGGGCCTTATTGGTACTCAACTTCATCTACATTTCTGTTTTTGTTTACCACCTATGGGGACTGCTCTTTCTTCTGTTTACAACTATTTAAGTAAGAATAATGCATAAGTGTATAAATAAATCTCACGGAGACCTGGGCCATTTGGAGCAAATGGTGGATAATTTTTTCCCTTATTCACAAAAAGCTCTCCAATTTAATAAACCCATATCTATTATTTTTCAAAGCGATGAGCAAAATGCTACAAAAATGCTTGGAAAAACAGCGTTTTATGATCCTGTGGCTCTAGAGATTGTGTTATACGTTGATGGGCGCCATCCTAAAGATATCCTACGGTCCTTGTCGCATGAGCTTGTTCATCATGCTCAAAATTGTCGCGGTGACCTAGGAGATAAGGAGACCGGTCCGGGCTATGCACAAACGGATCCTCACATGCGTAAAATGGAGCGCGAAGCATATACTAAAGGTAATTTAATCTTTAGAGACTTTGAGGACCTAATTAAGACAGGAAAAATTAACATCGAGATTGATTTCTCGGATTCAGGAGAACCAAACATGTCACTAAACGAGTGGAAAAATAATGAGCTGAATACGCTCTTGATGAAAAAGTGGGGACTTCTTAAGGAAGACAAGGGCAGCGAATGCAAAGAAGGATTTGAGTGGCAGGATGGCGAATGTGTCGAACTGCAGCAGGAGTCGGAAGAGGAAAAGCTTAATGAGAAGACTGAGGGTGAAGAAACCTATGACTACGGCGAGGAAGGAACCCACTTCAGGGAAGGACAAGAAGCCGAAGATCTGGAAGAAACTAAGAGGTCCTGGGAACGTATCGCCCAAGGGGGAACGGCCACAAGACCACGACACCACAGTAGCGTCAAAGGTCATACGGTTGCTCCGAGTACTGGAGGCCTAGAATTGGGAGATAAAGCTTACGAACCAAGCACCCCCGAAGAAATCGCTGCGGCAAAGAAGTTTCTGGCGGCGAAACGACGTAGAGGGGAAATCGAAGAAGGTTGGGGCTGGCGCGATGATGACGATGATACCGGCGAGGCTGAGGCCATCAAGAAGGCTGATTGGGAACTTGCTGGTGAAGAGGCTGGAGAGGATGCCGCAGAAGATGCGCCGCCGCCGGTGGGAGTACGCGTTTCAGGCAGAGATCTATCGAGGACAACTACAAAGGTTCGACCTGTCAAGGTAAGAGAGGCGGCCCAAGCTAAACTGGGAGAAACTCAACAACTTCCACGCAAAATCTCAGTTCGGGAAGCGAAAGAAATCACGCGCCGGATTGTAGAGAGAATTAAAAAGGAGGCCAAGTAAAATGGTTGCACCATGGATTAAAAGACGTCGCCAAGCGGCGATTGATGAAGCAGCGGCAGCTGAGGCGGGGGCTGCACAAGCAGCGCAAGCCGCAGAAGCTGCGGAAGCGCAAGCGTTAGAGGCTGCACGAGCTGCCGCGGCAGAAAAGGCCGCACGCAAGGCGAAAAAGTCAAGTCGTAAATCTGCAGCTTCGGATAAGTAAGCTAATGGACTTCCGGCGACTCACTCGCGAGTTCATGCTGGGTGAAAGTAAAAAACCAAGTTTAGATAGTTATATTCAATCTATCGGCGAAGTTTTACAATCTATCGTCCCTCGTTCTAGGAGAGACGAGCGCCGGATTGAAGTTGCAACAGCTAATCTGACAGAAGTTCGAAGACAAACTAGACGCCTTCGAGAGCGGGTCACTCTGCTTGAGGAACAGGTCCAAATTCTAGAAGAATCTAAGAAGGAATAATCATCCCATGTCTCTTTTGAACGAGGGAAAGGCGAATACCCATCTTACACACCTTGAAGAGCTTGTTTTAACGCAAGGTCCTAAGGGCTATGGAATGGCTAGGGCTTTTTTGCTAGAGTTACTAGAAGAACTTAAAGGAAACTCTAAATCAAAAGTTCAAACCTCTGTTAAGTGGGACGGGGCGCCTGCTATCTTTGCAGGGGTCAACCCTGAAAATGGGAAATTCTTCGTTGGAACTAAATCCATCTTTAACAAGATTCCCAAAATAAACTATAGTCCCGAAGATGTTCAGAGAAATCATGGACACGCGCCGGGTTTGGTTGATAAGCTAACTAAAGCATTAAGGTTTTTGCCCTCTTTGGGGATTGAAAAAATTCTTCAAGGCGACTTTATGTTTGATGATGAAATGTTAAATGTGGTCGAACTTGATGGAGAGCCACATTATACGTTTAAGCCAAACACAATTACATATGCTGTGCCGGTGGACTCTAAGTTGGGCAAAGAAGTTGGTGAATCAAAATTTGGTATTGTTTTTCATACCACTTATGATGGCTTAGACAGCGGAGCCTCGTTCGGCGCCGATGTTAGTGGCCTGAATCAGGTACCTGGAGTCTGGTTCGATGACGCCTTTTTCACCGATGATACCGGTACTGTTACCCTTACAGTTGCTGAAGAAGCGAAAGTAAAGGAACTGGTTGCGGCGGCCGATGGAGTAAATGAAAAAATTAACTATGATGATCTGCCGATGGATCTTCTCAACATTTATATCAATAGTGAGATTAAGGGTGGCAAGTTTTTGGAAAATCCAGAACAGTCCTTTGAGGGCTTTAAAACCTGGTATCTTACGCGGCTTGAAAAAAGGATTGATTCTTTAAAGTCCGAAAAGGGCAGAATGAGAGCTACCCAAAAAGGGGAAGAAATGGTCCGGGCTTTTGATGAAAAAAGACCAGATATTTTAAGTCTCTTTGAAGTCTCGCGGCTCTTGTTCGAGGCCAAGAATATCTTTATCAGCAAATATAACAATGCTGTTTATAATACAAAGCACTTTATCGATGATGGATCTGGTGACTTAGTGGCCAGCAATCCTGAGGGGTATGTGGCTGTTGACCACGCTGGAAATGGTGTAAAATTTGTTGATCGCCTAGAGTTTAGCAAGGCAAACTTCGCTGTTGATAAGGGCTCAAAGTTTCAACAAGCCGAAAGCCTCACAGTATATTGGGGCATGGATGGTTTTTCGGTGACTAAATCACTTCTGGAGTGGTCAAAAAATCTTCCCGCAACGACAAACAAAAATCATATGTTGTACGAAAGCTTGCGCGCCGGCGTACCAGTTACTTCTCTTATTAAAAATGCAGCTAGCGTGAAAATTGCTTTAGCAGAGGCTGTAAATTGGGCTCTTAACGAACAACAAAGCGGACACGTGGTTCTTATACCTGGAGGCTTTAAGCCCCCTCATAAAGGTCACTATGCGATGCTCAACTATTATGCAGATAACCCAGATGTGGAAAACGTTGTGGTACTGAACGGTCCTAAGGCACGTGAGGGAGTCACGCAAGAGATGTCTCAACGATTATTTGACCTGTATGGAGGTCTTGATCCTAAGATTCGTTTCGTCGAACATAACCAGCCGATGAGGGCCGCGTTCGAGTTGCTAGGAAATAAAGAGTTTGTCTCACAATTCAGCGATGATGCCGTCTTTGTGCTGGGGTGTAGCCAGAAAGTAGGCGCCAAGGGCCCCTCCGACGCACAGCGGGCTGTGGATTTTGCAAACTGGTTTGCCAATAATCCCGACAAGAACCCTCTTAATGTAAAAGTGGGAGTGCTGGATCCTTGCCCGGTAGAAAGCGCTGACGGGATTGACTTAAGCGCATCTGTGATGCGAAAAGCTGCACGCGAAAACAACGATGAACTATTAAGTTTACATTTACCTGAAAACGTTGATGTGGATGATGTAAAATCAATATTACCAAGCGCTATGAATATCAATGAATTCTCCACAGCTGCGGGAATGGGCGGAACCGGATGGGGATATTCAGGAAGGGCGCCCGAAGTTACTGGTTCTGAAAAGAAAAAGAGACGTCGTAAGAAAAAACCGCTCCAAGAAGAAGATGAGCTAGTTAACGAAGTAGTTGACTATTTACTAGGTATAACGGTGGGCTAGAAATGATTGATCGTGATGAATTAAGACAAGAGCTGATCCTCAGAGAGCACATAAGAAGCGCAATTAAAATTGTTAAGCGGCGAAAGAATGCTCTGCTGTCCGAAGAGAAGAAGAATGAGTTGCAACTCCGAGAGATCATACGAGATCTTTTGAGCGAAGGGCAGTCCGCGGTTGCGTCTGTAGCACGACACGATAGTACTGGGATTAACGCACTTGAAGATCTTTTAAGGAATTCCAATGTTTTGTTTGTTATTGAAACAGGATATAAGTCCTTAACCACTAGAACAAAGGAAGACCCTCCAACGGGACAGACGAAGCAGCGCAGATCGTATGAGAACCATATTCTTAGCGCAGTGAAAAAATCTCTTGCCCCAGAAGAATCAAGGAAGGAAGCCGGCGAAGATGTTGAAATCACTGAAGATATTGACATCGATATCGCTGATAAGCCTGAAGATGATCCGGATTTTATCAATGTCGCTGAAGAAGAGGTAGAAGAGGTAGAAGTCGATGAGAAGGAAGAATTTGGCCTAAGCGGGGAAGACAAAACTGGACGTAATAGGGCCTTCACAGACTTTGGCAAGATTGAGAAAGATATCTTAACTGCTTTTGACGACCTGGATAACCCCGAAGACCTGGCAATGTTCGAAGAATACCTCATTAAGAACTTGGCTTTATATTTTGAAAAGTACGAAAATGAACTCGACGACGAGCCCGAAGCGCCCCTCGAAGCTGCAGATGCCGAGCCCGATCCCCTGCAAGCAGACCTTGAGGGGGAAGAAACCGAAGATCTCGAAGGAGAAGAAACTGAAGCTCCTGAGTTCGAACTCCAAGAAGTGTTGCAACACTTAGACCTTGATGACATTATAAAAAACTTATTATAAATGATACGAAAGAAATCTGATACCCAGGGTTTCTGCAATGATCTATCGTTTTCAAATAAACTGAGAAAAGATGGTAAATCTAATGAAGCATTTGAAATAATGCTTTCTGCACTAACACTGGAAGAAGTACTGGGCCTCAAGCTTGAATGTGCCAGTCGCCTCAGCAATGGGCGACTGTATGGTTTAAATTTATGGTCGAATATAGTGGACATCACGAAAGAAGCACTATATAATGCTGTTATCAGTATTACTAGCACCAACAAAGAGGCTGCAAGGGTACTAGGAATAAATGAATACACATTTAAATCTTTGAAAAGAAAATATAACATAAGAGAAGAATACGACACTGATATAGAATAACTGATTCTAGAATAGTTGTCAAGAAAAATATGGGGGTGAATGGTATCGACAGAGTAGGGAAGATGGATAGTGCAAGTCGTGCAAGCTGGAATTATCACGTTAATCTTTTTCCGGAACACTTAACTGCCAATGACGCAGATTACGATTTAGCCTTAGCTGCTTAATCCCTGGTTGCTCTTCGCCAGGTGTTCAAGAAGAGCATAACAAGTGAGTACGCTTTTGTCAATACAGCGGATCGAAATAAATTGACTATTTTGTCTGTTTAGAAAAACTGACTAAACTTGTGAATGACTTGAAGTAGTAACTGCTTTGGACGCGGGTTCGAGCCCCGCCACCTCCACCAAAAATCTACTTTTTGTTTGTATCCTACAATTAATATTATTATAATATAATTAATATAAGGATGTATAAGTTATATTTAGTTGTTTTATTAATATTAATGAATGGTTGTTTAAGTGATTGTCCCGCTCCGGAACTTCTAGAAATCGGAGACCCTTATTTCGAACTTGAATGTACCTGGGTCGACCCATGGCCACCTCCACCCGGCCGAGAAGCAGTGTGGCGATGCGGCGGCGATGTAGAAACCGATACGCTCTCAGGGCTTGTTTTTCTAGAACTAGAGCATGCAGACAGCCTATATTTTTGTGGGCGCGATCTAACGCTAAATTCAGGCCTGGAGATCTATGATAACCTAGTAAGCCTTTTGACTACAGATTCTTATAATTGTTTGCACATTACAGAAGATAAAGAAAAAGAAAACCAGTTTGATTGGAACTGGGACGAAGAGAAGGGCTGGCTTCAAATGATTTGGCGCCCCGAAGACGCCTCTCATAAAATGATTACATTAATCGTTGAAAACGCAGAGTATGGAACGTTAGTAAAATCAACAGTTTACTATAAAATACTTTCTTCTGACTAAATATTATAAAGCATGAAAACGAAATCCCAAGCAAAACTGGTTTCATTTTTTTATTATGGGGCCCTTATATTGGCTTTATCAAGTTTAATGGTCCTTGGTGCTGTAACTGCAACTGCTAGTGATTATGTCTCAAATTTCGAACGAATTCCAGCGATTCAAGATCGCCCACCTCAAGTAGCCACGTGGAAAAGAACTCCAACGGTAATTGTTTGTGATTATGCCCCGGTTAGTGAAGAGCGTGTAAAAAATGCTGTACGCTTTTGGAAAGATTTAAACTATAGGTTTTTTACTACTCAATATAAATATGATCCTTTAGACAAGTGTAAAAGCAAGACACCGGTGGGATATATTGTAGTACGCCTGGTCCATCAAGATATTCGAATGGATGAGGAAGATTTAGCTGAAACTCACTTTTATGTAGATAATGACCATAATGAAATTGAGTGGGCAATCATATACATGAAGCCCGAGGTTAGAGATACAGTCTTGGAACATGAGATAGGTCATGCTTTGGGATTTTTGCATTTTAATAAACTTAATCATTTAATGAATGAGAAATGGACACAGGGTGGTTGGGACAAGAGCGGCCTCGAAAACAAGCGACCATAGGCGATTTGGTCATTTGTGTTGATTCAGCGCGCGTGAATGAGCACGGGCATAATCGAAAATTTATTGGATTAGTACTTGACAAATCTATTACAGTCTATAGAATACAAGTAGTGGACAGTGGTGAAGAGATCTACTGGCCCATGACAGCAACTTATCTATGGAAGGAAACAAATGAGTACTGAAGAAGTAGAAAAAGTTCACCAAGACGGCCCAGCGTGGACGATCGTAGGGAGATTTCCTACGTTTGATGCGGCCGATCAAAAACGTTTGGAGCTAGCAATGGAGGAAAATCTTCAAGTTAAAGTTCATTGGCAGGGAAAAGTTAACAATCGTTATTATGCCGTAAAGACGCGCCTTGACCCCGCAATTGCACTCGAAGAAGAGGCAGCAGCAAGACGTGCCGAAAAGAAACGCCGTAAAGCCAAACTCAACAAAAAGAGGAGAAAGAAGTAGTGGCCAAAACGTCTCCAACCAAACTTACGCTTTTACAAAACCGCGAAGTAGCAAAAAGTCTCCCAGATGGCTGGGTCTTATATTTGCAATATCGGTTTGACAGTCGCGCCGCCGCAATCGACCACATAAAAGAAGAACCAGTGAGTGTTAATAAACAGCTACTTGAAGCCAAGGTTATTAAACGTGGCGGAAAGAAAGATCCTCATTGGCTTGTATTACACAAGCTTCCCGAAACTCTGTGAGAAGAAGTCGAAAATGAACTAGTTATTAATAACACGACGACAAGGAGTTCGCTTTAGAGATGTCTGATCAAGAACAAAAGAAGCTGCCACCTTTTTTAAAAACGGTTTACTTATCGAACAGGGAAATACGACTCATTCTTGCAGGTCTGTATTCTTTAAACATGCCGAAAGAAGAGGTGGAAGGCACATTGTGGAAAAAGTTATTATTTGAAAAACTCCACAAGAAAACACGACGAAAGAAGAAATAAGTGCACCCCGACAACAGAGACTCACTTATACTGCAGGCAGCCATAGAGTTCGGGCCTGACTGTACCTATACAGTCAAACACAGTACTTTAGGCCCAACTCTTCACATACATGCCGAAACACACTCAAATGCTCGGCTCATGAGAAAAAAAGTGCCAGGTACTTGGAATGGTCTTTATACTGTTGTATTATATAATCGAGACAGCGAAGACGGGTTGCCTGAGATAACTAAAGAGGCATCCTTGTATGATCCCAACTTGACATAAGGACAAAATGACACTAGAATTGACCATATTTGCACTCATTGTGGGTGCGGTAACTAGTGTTTTAAATTTATGGGCATTTAGTACTGTATTAAAAACTCATAAAATGAGAATTATAACTTTATATAATCGTCTAAATTATCTAGAGATGGTGATGGTTCATCATGATCTTCTCCCGCTCCCTTGGGAGGTAGAGGATATTGAGACGGAAGAAAGAAAGAGCTTTAAACGAGATGGAAATGTAGTATACTTGCAAGAAGAATAATGCGGCGTCTGCCGCAGCCACCATAACGAAAGGAGATAAGAAATGGAAAATAATGCATTAGGAAGTCAAATTGTCCGCGCCACGTTGGCGCGCCTTGAGGCCGACCGACAGGAGGCTCTGACCACGATTCAGTTATATGTAAATGCTGTAACTGGAGTTGCTGATCACCCGGCTGTTGTTACTGAGGTTTGCACTGCAGCTGCAAAGTTGGCGCAAGCCGAGCGGTCAATGGAAGCATTAGACCGTCTTTTGGTACGATCGCGACCCGGGACCACGGACAATGAAGACTAACACGGAAAGCACTCCTTACACTACTGTTTGTGTTTCGGGAGGGTTTGACCCTGTGCACGTAGGTCACTTGCGCATGATCCGCGCTGCCGCAGAATACGGCAATGTTGTTGTCATCGTTAATTCAGATGAATGGTTGATGAGAAAAAAAGGATACATCTTTATGCCTTTCGAAGAGAGGTGTGAAATTTTGCGTGGTTTTGCTGCAGTCCACGACACTGTTCAGGTGGATGACACGGACGGAACGGTATGCGAAGCCCTAGAAAGAATAAAACCAGATTTCTTTGCTAACGGAGGAGACCGTAAAGTCAACAACACTCCCGAAATGGATTTGTGCCAGACTTTGGGTATAGAACTTTTATGGAGCGTTGGCGGAGGTAAAATCCAAAGCTCTTCCGATTTAGTTAACTCATCAGGGATGATCAAGGAAAGTGAAACAGAAATAGATGGAGTAGATATTACTCCAAGCCGCGTAGAAGTAGTCTCTGGCGGAGATGTGTCTAAGAAAGGAGAATATTAGCCGCGCTCTCTATTTATTTAAAGCCAAGGGTCTTTATGAGTCGTAAAAAAACGTACGTATTAGACACTAGTGTTTATTTGACAAATGCTGAGTGTATATACGCTTTCGAGAACAACGATATCCACGTGCCTTTAAAGGTCTTCGAGGAAATCGACAAGCACAAAAAACGTCAAGATGCCGTAGGTGCTCAGGCACGTAAAATTATTCGTATTTGGGATGACCTCCGAGCAAAAGGATCCATTGACAAGGGTGTGCGAATCCGGAAGGGCCTAGGCCTTGTTAAATCGATTAGTGCATCTGGTATCGAGCCCGAAGATCTTCCTCGCGACCTAGATATAAAAATCCCAGATCATCTCATTATTGCGACTGCCCTCAAGGCACAAAGAGAAAGTTCTCGTAAAGTAATCTTAGTATCCCGGGATATCAACATGCGTGTTATCGCGGATGCAGTTGGTCTTACGTCAGAAGATTTTCAAAATAATCAAGTTGTTGATAATAGCGAAAGCATTTACGAAGGGTATACCACTGTATTGGTAGACGATCAGATAATCGACAGGTTTTATGAAAAGCAAAGCGTGTATTTAGATGATAAATCCCTTCATCCCAATCAATATGTGATGTTGGTTTCAAATGCAAATGAAAAAAAGACAGCTTTAGGACGATTTGTTCACCACGCCATGCCAATTCGTCAGTTACTAAAAAGTCAGAAGATTTGGGGAATTAAGCCTCGAAACAAAGAACAACAGTTTTTAATGGATGCCTTAATGGATCCCGGGATTCAAATCGTGAGTGTGATCGGAAAAGCAGGTAGTGGTAAGACGATCTGTGCCATCGCTGCAGGCCTTGAACAGACCATAGACGAGATGACACAACAATACACCCGCGTAATCGTCTCACGGCCCGTACAGCCCCTAGGAAAGGACATTGGGTTCCTCCCCGGAACTATGGAAGAGAAAATGACACCCTGGTTGATGCCAATTCAGGATAATCTTCAATTTTTAATGGGAAATGATAAAGTAACCCTTGACATTTACATGCAAAAGGGTACAATAGAGATAGAAGCATTGACTTATATTCGTGGTCGATCGATTTCAAATGCCTTTATCATCATTGATGAAGCTCAAAACTTGACAAGCCACGAATTAAAGACTATAATAACTAGAGTGGGCGAAGGAACCAAAATTGTGTTGACCGGAGACGTAGAACAGATTGATAATGTATATATCGATGCTACCTCCAATGGGTTGACGCATGCCGTCGAAAAGTTCAAGAAGTTTGAGCTGGCATCTCATGTCACCCTACACAAGGGTGAGAGATCGAAAGTTGCGACCTTCGCTGCACAGAATTTGTGAGACCATAATGGAAAATGAAAATCCCGATTTAGAAAAGGCTGTCGAGACCAACACGGGCCTACAAGAACTCGTCGTTAATTATATAGGCGAACGACTTGAGGCTGAGGAAGCCGTGACGGTGGACATGGCCGTGCAGGTATTTGCTGCAGAATTCCCGGAGTTTTTGATGGCTGTTGCCGAAGAAAACTTCTTACGCGGTTATGAGCAGGCACTTTTAGATGTTGAAAGCACCCAGCAGTGACCCATTACGAATATTATATTTATAATATTCCGCTTTTTGTGCTTAACACCCCCGAAGAAAGCGTGGATATACCAGCCTTTTGCGAAGAGGTAGAAGAGATTCTCCCGCAAAGTCTATTGCATGATTTGGATGTGGTTTATATTGGCGACTTTAAAGAACTACAGGGCCGTAATGCCACATATAGAAATGGAGCTATATATATCTCTTCTCAAGAGCCAACGAATTTCGATTTGATGGAAGACTTTATACATGAAACAGCCCACTCTTTGGAGGATCGCCTAGGCGGCCAAATTTATAACAAGGATTTGGTCGACGAATTTAGGGGCAAAAGGTCGCGACTGAAACACATACTTGAAGCAGAAGGATACCACATCAATCCCAAGGCTTATGCTCAAATAGAGTATAATCCTAAGTTTGATAAATTTCTTGCCGATGAAGTCGGGTATCCCACTTTGCTGTCTTTAACCATGGGATTGTTTGTATCTCCTTATGGTGCCACGTCGCTGCAGGAATATTTTGCAAATGGTTTTGAGAAATACTTTCTCGATAGCCCAAAAACAGTTAAAGACATAAGCCCACTTTTACACAAAAAGATTGAAGAAATAATAAATGAGCAAGCGTGAACACATATCTTATTCTGAACTTAAAGATTGGGCTTTTTGCCCACACTATCATCAAAAATCATGGGTTGAAAAGGTAAGCCCATTCGAAGGAAATGAATACACAGCCTTTGGCAGCGCAGTTCATGACGTTTGTGAAAAAAAGCTCCTCAAGGAACAAATAGATGAGGCAGAGGTATTCCAAATAGGTTTCAATAAGCGTCTGCAGGAATTGTTAGAAAAGAATATTGAAGTAAATGACAAAAACGTAGAACAAATGCGTACCGCGGGGCCCGAGATCCTGGCCGAGGTCGACAAGGCCCTTGAGGAATACTTCGGAGAATATGAAGTCTTTTCCTCAGAGGAAATGTTGTATGTTCCTATTGAGAATTTTAATGTTTATTTCAAAGGGTTTGTTGACGCTGTTATTAAAGTAGGGGACACCTATCACCTGTTTGATTGGAAGACGTGTTCGTGGGGATGGGATTCTCGCAAGAAGTCTGAAAAGCTTGTGACATATCAGCTAACATTGTATAAACATTTCTTTTGCCAGAAGCACAAAATCGACCCTTCCAAGGTAGAAACTCACTTCGCGTTGCTTAAAAGAACAGCCAGTAAAAACAGGGTTGAACTATTTAGGGTAACGAGCGGCCTCAAAAAAACGGAAAACGCTCTTAAACTTCTATACCAAGCAATCTATAATATTCTACAGGGGCGTACGATTAAAAATCGTTTGAGTTGTTTAAAGCCGTATCGTTGCAGATTGTATAAAACGGAACATTGCCCGTAAAGGAACACATTAATGTCTAATAATAAAATTAAGATTTTTACTATCGGAGATCATCCACTTTCCCCCTCTGGGGTTGGAACTCAGACAAAGTATATTATCGAAGGGATGCTTAAAACCGGTAAATATCAGTTTGTCTCTTTTGGGGGGGCTATAAAACACCCCCGTCACGACCCCCAACATACAGAGCAGTGGGGAGAAGACTGGATCATTTGGCCCGTGGATGGCTATGGTACACAAGAAATGGTGAGAGCTATGATATATCAGCAAAAGCCTGATATTTTGTGGTTTATGACCGACCCTCGTTTTTATGGGTGGCTTTGGGAGATCGAGCATGAGATTCGACCCCATGTGCCGATGGTGTATTATCACGTATGGGACAACTATCCTCATCCTAAATTTAATCGACCCTTTTATCTTTCAAATGATCATGTGGCTTGCATCTCGCGGCTAACTCACGATATTCTTCAAACAGTTGCGCCCGAGACACCAAGCAGTTATATTCCACATGCTGTGGACGGTGACATCTTTAAGCCAATGCCTCCGGGCGAAATTGCACAGTATCGTCACCAGAAAGGCCTGACAGATAAGTTTGTCTGTTTCTGGAATAATAGAAACGCAAGACGAAAGCAGTCTGGTACTTTGATTTGGTGGTTTAAAGAATTCTTGGACCAAGTGGGCCATGATAAGGCAACCTTGATCATGCACACAGATGTTAAGGATGTTCATGGTCAAGACCTGGAAGCCATTATTCACGAACTGGGACTCACCTCAGGAGAGGTGCTTTTCTCACGTGAAAAGGTGGATTCTCGCGACCTGGCCGGGATTTATAACGTCGCCGACTGTACTGTAAATATATCTGATGCAGAAGGCTTCGGCCTTTCTACGTTGGAGTCCCTATCTTGCGGGACGCCTATCATAGTGACACTGACCGGAGGTCTTAAAGACCAGATCTCGGATGGCGAAACGTGCTTTGGAGTTGGTATTGAACCGACCTCAAAATCTATCATTGGATCTCAGTCTGTTCCTTATATTTATGAAGATCGAATCTCAAAGGAAGACTTTGTAAATGCGCTGCTTAAGGTATACAATATGACAGCCGAAGAACGCACTGAACTGGGAGCTAAGGCTCGTGAGTGGACTTTAAAGCAGTTTAACTTTGACGACTTCGTGCAATCTTGGGATGATCTTTTTACGCAATTGAATGAAGATTGCGGATCATGGGATAACCGCACGGGATATACACCATATGAAATGAGGGTACTCTAAAATGCAGAAAAAACTTTTAATGAGAGGGCCCCTTCTCTCTCGATCTGGCTATGGCGAACAGTCACGCTTCGCTCTTAGAGCGATGCAGTCTCATCGGGATTTGTTTGATGTTTATGTCATTAATACTTCATGGGGCTCCACGAAAAACATCGCCGAGAGTTCCCCCGAAAGAGCGGAGATTGAGTTTCTGCTTCAAAAAACCCACCACTTCATGCAAGCCGGCGGCCAGTTTGACGCATCGCTCCAAATTACAGTCCCGAATCAGTTCGAACGAATCACCCCCGTAAATATTGGGTACACCGCCGGGATAGAAACGACGAAAGTTGCCCCGGAGTGGATCGGAAAAGTGAACGAGACAATGGAGCGGGTCATTGTCGTCTCTAATCATGCCAAGTCAGTATTTGAAAATACCGTTTATCAGGCGACGAATGAAGAGACCGGAGAAGTTCTTGATGACTGGAGCGTAAAGGTCCCTATCGACGTAGTGAACTACTGCGTTCGAGGAGTCGTGCCTCCTGAGCCACTGGATGTTGAGTTTACAACCTCTAAAAACTTTTTAGTAATGTCTCAATGGGCGCCCAGAAAAAACGTAGAAAACACTCTTAAATGGTTTGTGGAAACATTTAAGGATGATGAAGATGTCGGCTTAGTACTGAAGACAAATACTGCCGCAGATAGCATTATGGATCGAGAATTTACTACACATCGCATCAACCATGTGCTGAATAGTTTAGATATTCCCGATCGTAAGTGTAAGGTGTATTTTTTGCACGGGGAACTGACTCCGAATCATCTATCGTGGTTATATTTGCACCCCACAATGCAGGCCTTAGTGAACATCGGCCATGGAGAAGGCTGGGGTCTCCCCCTCTTCGAGGCAGCCTGTAATGGTCTCCCTCTTCTTACTGTAACATGGAGCGGCCAGATGGACTTTATTTGCAAGCCCAACAAGAAGGGCAAGGATGTTCCTAGGGTTATTAAGGTTGACTACGAACTGGCTGAGATTCAGCCATATGCCCGCGTGCCGCAAATGCTCGTGGAGGGCTCCCAGTGGGCTTATCCTAAGGAGGCTTCTTATAAGCGCGCTTTGCGTGAAGCAATTGATAAGCAGGGCCATTACCGAAACGAAGCGCAGGCACTTCAAAAGCATGTGCTCGATAAATTTACTCCCGAGAAGATGTACAAACAGTTTGCCGATTCGGTACTGGAAGCGTGTGGAGGCGTGTCGGCGCCTCCTGTAGACGGGGATGCTGTCCTAGAGTTTTAAAGTGCAGTTATTCTACATATCTGATTTTTTTGCTGGAGAGGTTGCTGGGGGCGCCGAACTGTGCGACAGTGTTCTTCTGTCGTTGCTGGAAAGCGCTGGCCACAAGATTGTTAGGTTCAAGGCCCATGAAGTTGGTCCCAAACATCTTGAGATGTATAAAAACTTTGGTTTTCATTTTCTGGTTTCCAATTTTATACAACTGGGCGCGCCAGCCAAATCATGGTTTGTAGAGAATCCCGCTGTGTACTCCATCATGGAGCACGATCATAAGTACATTAAAGCTCGGGATCCATCAAGATACCCTAATTTTTTAGTTTCGAAGAATGATCTGAGAAATCAGAGTTTCTACGTTAATGCAAAGAACGTGTTTGCGCAATCGGCGCTTCATGCCGAGGTCATAAAAAAGAACCTGAACAGCGCCAATGTAGTGAATCTGGGGATGAGCCTCTGGTCCGATGAACATCTGGATATAATAGAAGCTTTGGTAGATACAGAGAAAACATTTACCCACGGCGTTTTGGACAGTCGTAATCCGACCAAGAACACGTTTAGGAATGTTGAGTTCTGCGAGAGCAAAGGCCTGTCCTATACGAGGATAGGATCTCCCAGCTATGCTACTTTTATGGAACAGTTGAGTAAATGTGAAAAGCTCGTTTTCTTTCCAGCGGTGTTGGAGACCTTTAATCGAATGCTTATAGAGGCGCGAATGCTGAATTGTCGGGTTGTGACCAATAATTTTAATGGCTGTATTTCTGAGCCATGGTTTAAAGACCTGAAAGGACAAGAGCTTATTGATTTTGCACGCACAGAGCGGGTGAATGTAGCTCAAAAGGTAGCCGACTCTATTACTCGGGAACCAACTCGGGAAACTCCTCAAGACATTACGGTTATTCTAAACGCCTACAGGCGGCCGTATAACCTCTCCATGCAGATTGAGGCCATTCGTGCTCAAACCCATCCCCCAAAACAGATCTGGCTGTGGGTTAACGCTCACGAAGATAATGCGGGCTATGATTTTGAGTCCCTCGGCGTCGATCGCATCTTTAAAAATGATTATAACTGGAAGTTTTACGGCCGCTTTGCAGCTGCGCTTTTGGCCGACACAGAGTACGTCGCGATGTATGACGACGACACAGTTCCAGGGAAAAAATGGCATCATAACTGTTTAGAAACAATGAAAACTCATGAAGGCATTTTGGGTACAGCTGGGGTTATCCTTAAAGGCGATCGGTATGTGCAACATGATCGCTGTGGGTGGCCCACACAAAATGCTGAAGTCAAAGAGGTCGACCTGGTCGGCCATGGTTGGTTTTTTAAACGCGAATGGCTACGATATTTGTGGCAAGAAAAGCCGACCACATGGGATAATGGTGAAGATATTCAATTTGCCTTCATGAGTAAAATTCACGGCAATATTCCAACATATTGTCCCGCACACCCGCCAGAGGACCGCGAACTTCATGGTTCCATCTTAGGAAACGAACTTGGTATAGATGCTAAAGCTACATCAACTAATCAAGCAGTTTCGCACAAACAATTTTTTAGCGAGAGAGACGAGTGCGTTAGGGCCGGCCTGGACAAGGGATGGCAAACCGTACGGGGAGTTACTAAATCATGATATTGATTTCTTTCGGAACGCGACCCGAGTATATTAAGATTAAACCTTTATTAAAAGAGTTTGATGGAAAGATACCGTATGCTCTTTTGTTTACTGGCCAACACACGAGTCTTCTAAAAGATGTGGTAGCTACCACTGATGTACGTCAGTTGGAAATTAAAGACGGGCCCAATCGACTAGATTCTATTGTTGCATCTATTATGAACAGTGATCATGTTTTCAATAATGTAACAAGCGTTATGGTTCAGGGAGACACAACCTCAGCCTTCGCTGTAGCCCTTGCCGCGTTCCATCGTAAGTTAAAGATTATTCACTTGGAAGCTGGCCTACGTACTGGCGATTTGATGCATCCCTATCCTGAAGAGTTTAATCGTCAAGCCATTGCTCGAATGGCCAATATTCACCTGTGTCCCACGGACCTGTCGGCTTGCAATCTGCGTCGCGAAAATATCACCTCAAATGTGTACGTCGTGGGGAACACTGTGTTGGACAACCTAAAAGACATAAAGACCAGATATGGAAATACTATCTTGATAACCATGCATCGCCGTGAAAACCACGCCCTAATGGATAAATGGTTTAATGAGTTGGAAAAGATTGCATCGCTCTATTCGCAGTATGAGTTTATTATACCGCTCCATCCAAATCCTAATGTGCAACAATATAAACATATACTAAAAACAGTTAAAGTGATAGAGCCGGTAGGTCATGAAGAGTTCATACGGATGATTGCTAATTGTAGGTTCATCATTACCGATAGTGGAGGGATACAGGAAGAGGCATCGTTCTTGGGGAAGAAGTGCGTTGTGTGTCGGCAGATTACAGAACGAGTTGAAGGAATGGGAGTTTTTTCCTTTATGTGTCCTCATCCGGCGGAGTTACTAGATTTAGTCAATTGGCTGGAGGCTGATAAAAAGTTTAAAGTTGCACCCGACGAAGTTTGTCCTTACGGCGATGGGGCATCCTCTCAACGGATAGCTTCTATTTTGTCGGAAAAGTAAATGTTCAAGGATTTCACAAAAGACTTTGATTTTGTATTGGATAAATTAAAGAAAGTAGAGAACTTTGCCTTTACTAGATTTTCTGATGGCGAGTTGTTTATGTTACAAAACAAGACGGTTGTCTTAGCCGACAACCATTACGTCACCGGCGATATAAAGGGCCCCAACAGATATACCCAGGAAGAACACAAAGAGTTTCATCCAGAGAAACATCAAAAATATCGCGACAAGCTTATCGAATGTTATAAACATAATCAAGACCATTATTATAAGGGTATCTGTACAGCAACCGATGGTCACGTCGGTCGCGACAACTTTAACTGGATGATAGACTTCCATGGCGGTGACCATGAAAATCTTACATTTGCCAATCTACTTATCAACGCAAATTATTCTAGATTTGTAGAAGAAATGGTGCCTGTTCTTGCTGACCGCGATTTGCTGTATGTGGTCAATGAATTGGCCGATCTTTCGCTGCTGCCCTTTGAGATTAAAAAGGCGTTCTTGGTGGGATCCAACTGTCAGGTTAACAACTATGACACTGCTCAGAAAGTTGCAGACTATATTGAAGAGAACAAACTAGAGAATAGTGTTGTTTTGTGTTCTGCTGCAACTTTGAGCAACTATGTGATTTATGAAGGGTTTAAATCAAATCCTAACAATACCTTTTTAGATATCGGGAGTTGCCTCAATCCGTTGCTCGGCCTAGAAGGATGGAAGCACACGCGAGGATATCTCACCGGATATTGGCTTAACTCAAGAAGCCCATTTCAACATCAGGTAGATCGATGGAATTAGTAGAGAATGAAAAAGAATATTGGGAGTTTATTCGATTGTTGCGAACCCACGAAGATGTCAAACAGGGGTTTATCCAACAAGGTGAAATAAGTTTTAATAATCACGTGACATACATGAAGAAGTATGGTAAGATGTACTATATTTGTTTGGTGGAGGGTCAACCTGCTGGTTTTGTGGGCGCTATTGATAATGATATTCGTGTTGCAACACATCCAGACTTTCAGAAAAGAGGCGTGGCAAAGTTCATGATTAATGAGTTGATGAAGCGTCATCCTGATGGGGTTGCGAAGGTTAAAATTGAAAACGAAGCTAGCGTGCGTTTGTTTGAGAGTTGTGGCTTTACAAAGAAATATTATTTATTGGAGAAATAGTGCTACATAGTCCCTATAAAGTAGTTCAAATGTTTGAAGAGGAAGTGGCCCACTATACTGGCGCTCCTTGCGCGGTCTCGCTGAATAGTTGCACGAATGCCCTGTTTCTCGCTTGTAAATGGGTGGGAGTCAAAGACAAAGAAGTTATAATACCAAAGCGCACCTACTTATCTCCGCCACAGTCCGTTCGTCAAGCTGGTGGCAAACTGATATTTGATGACCGCCCGTGGGAGGGAATATATCAGCTTAAGCCTTTTCCGGTTTATGACGCAGCCAAGAGGTTTACTTCCAATATGTATATTCCGGGCACGTTTATGTGCTTAAGCTTTCATATCAAAAAACATCTTAAGATTGGTAAAGGTGGAATGATACTCACAGATAATCCAGAGGCAGCTGAATGGTTCAAGGCTCGACGCTATGAGGGGCGTACTGCCGGCATGAAATACCACGAGGACAACATTGATGAGGAGGGCTGGAATATGTATATGACACCAGAGCAAGCCGCCAGGGGCTTGACATTGATGCAGAATTACCCGCAAAACGTGCCGGATATTCCTGAGAATCCTCCGTATCGAGATCTTACTGAATTTGATATTTTTAAGGATGTGGAGGTTCGTCCTCATGGCTGATAATCTAGCTTTAATTGTAGATACTAACTCAAACTATTCAGATGTATGGGCTCCTTGTTTTGGCCGCCTCTCCCGCCATGCGAAGGGGATCAAAAAGTACGCGTTCACGGACACTGCCGATGGTCTTCCGGACGATATTGTTCCTATTCTTTATGATAACGAGGCAGCTTACCGGGATCAGTTTCTTTCTTGCATAAATCAAGTCGAAGAAAAATATATTTTGTATACGAGCGAAGACTATATTCTTTACGCAGACATCCAGCAGGCTAAAATAGAAGAGTTGACACGACTGTTGGACGAAACAGAATACAGCTTTTGCAAATTTATTAAGGGGCCCGAAGCTACAACGCCTTATCGAGATAATCTCTATATTATCGACCCAGAAGATCCTAACTTTTTCGCACAACAGGCAAGTTTGTGGGATACTCGCGCCTTTGAGAGCATTTTTGAAGCCGCACCGGAGGGAAATACACGCATGCAGCAAGAACCACAAGGGTCTAGCTTGTGCCGCCAATTGGGCCTCAAGGGCCTCCAATACTACTCGGGCTCTCCGAAAAGAGGAATATTTCATTACGATTCGACCATTTACCCCTGTATTGCGACTGCTGTGACCAAGGGATTGTGGAATATTGCCGAATATTATGATGAAATGTTTGAAATGTTCCGAGAATATGATATAAACTATAAAACAAGGGGATACCGTTAAATGAAAATAGTATGTAATTGGCAGGGCGATTGCTTGTGGGGGGTTGTACCCTACATGCATAAGAGCCTAGAGCCCTTCAACGACGACACCTCCAACGCGGTCTTGATGAACGGCGCGCATTGGATTTATGATCATGGAATAAAGGAGCCATATCGCGACTATGAACGCCGCTGTTTGCTGGCGTTATGGAGTCCGTGCGAGTTCACCGCTAAGGCCGACTATTATCATTTTGATCATTTTGATTTTTTCACTGAGGTCTATTGTGTTTGTCCTTTTACGTGTGAGTTTATGAACGATCACTATGGGTATGAGAAGTTTAAATACATCCCCTATCCTTTCACCAACTATACGGTGACCGAATTCGGGAACTATGATGCTGATTGCTCATGGATGGGCTCTATTCATGGACAAGACCATATATCTGCAGTTGAAACCCTCATGCAGTTTAACTATAAATTCATGACATCCCAGAGGAATACATGGATGAGGCACCCATATGAGTTCGCGAAGTGTACTCACGTTATGCTCCCGGGCGACCAGAAGCTGATCGAGCTAAGTCGCTGTCGGTCTTCGTTGAGCTTCAACATGATTTACATGAGCCCATCCTCAGTTAAGAATAAGTTCAAGGCATTCGAGAGGTTTGATGAGGGCATTATGCCACAGTTTAAAGTAAGAACCCACGAGATTACCAGTTCAAAGTCATTGATGCTGGTTAAGAAGGACCCCTGGGACTTGGTGGAAGACTTTTATGAGCCCGGTACAGAGTTTCTTTACTTTGAAAACTTCGAAGAGTTGAGAGATATCATCCACGACGTGTCAACCAACTTTGAAAAATATCAGGATATAATTGAAGCAGCGTATCTTAAAAGCCAAGAGTATACTGTAGAGAAAATCTATCGTTATATCCAAACAGACGATCAATCATTAATAACTTGGAGGAACAAACATGCTTGAGAATAAAAAAGTCTTGGTTACTGGCGGCACGGGTCTTGTAGGTCGTGAACTAGTAGAACTGCTGGTTAAGAAGGGAGCCGTCGTTACGTCCGTATCTTTGGACGAGAACAATCTTGATCCTGCATGGGGCGCTACGTATGTCAAGAAAGATTTGCGGTCGAAGACCAACTGTTATGAGTTGTGTGAAGGTATGGATTATGTTTTCCATATTGCCGGAGTTAAAGGTTCCCCTGTTGTTATGAAAACCTTTCAATATCAAATATTTAGAGACTTTATCATGATGAACACCAACATACTCGACGCCATCTACAACACTCCCTCAGTGAAGTGGGGGCTTTATACCAGCACCATTGGCACATATGGTCCTGCTCGGACCTTTAAGGAGGACGATTTGTGGACTCAGAACCCCTCCCCCAATGATTGGTTTGCCGGCTGGGCGAAGCGTATGGGCGAAGTTCAGGTTAATGCTTATGACGAGCAGTATGAGGAAAAGAAGATGTCTATTATTAAGCCTGCCAACATCTATGGTAAATTTGATAATTTTGATTTGCGTACTTCGACGCTTATTCCTTCGTTGGTTCGTAAGGTGGCTGAGGCTGAGACTTCCGTTGAGATTTGGGGTGATGGTTCTGCCGGTAGGGATATTATTCATGCCCGCGATATTGCTGGCGCCGCTATCTTTGCCGTAGAAAATCAAATTACGAAACCCCTAAATGTTGGTCATGGAAGGACCTTTACTATTAAGGAGGTCATCGAGACCCTAGTGGCCGTGTCCGGAAAAGATCTAGCCATTACCCACGATCTTAGTAAGCCTACCGGAGATCAGTTTAGGGTACCCAACACAGAGCGCCTTAACGGATATGGATTCCAGCCCTCTGTGAGCTTAGAGGAAGGCCTGAAGGAGACTATGGAGTGGTATCTGGCAAATGGTCCGACGACTGGTAGGTTTAACCCCTTTCAGGTGGAGGAGAATAGCAATGATTAATAAGCAATTTATAAAACAGTATATCCATAACCAGGAGTTGCTCCCAAAAATAGATTTAGTTTTGTCTCTCTCGGAACAACGTTCACGGAACATCTTAGCACAAAACGATTGGTACAAAGATTTGTACATTAATCCAGATGTAGACATTGTTAATAGTCACCCACAGGTAACCCAACAGGTCAGAGCAGAGTTGGTGGACTTCTTGAAATTATTGTTAAAAAACGATGTTAAAGATATGCTACAGATTGGGCTGGGCCACTGGGCCTCTACACATTTTGTACTGAGTCTGCTCCTGGATCATATCACGACGATTGAGTACGACCCACAGTTTATTGAGCGCTACAAGCCCGAAATGGATTCTACTTTAGAGACGATTTTAGAGGGGGATTCTACGGTCCTACATGCGACGCTCGACAAAGAATACGATGCTGTCTTCATCGATGGTAATCACTCTTATGAGTATGTTAAAAAGGATTTGGAAAACTATTATCCTAAGGTTAAGGCCGGCGGAATCGTGGCTCTTCATGATGCAAATTTTGAGGGAGACAGGTACGGAACTCCGCGAGTTCTGCGAGAAACCGACTATAACTGGCAATTTATTTCCCACTCCAAGGAGGTGGGGATCGCATATCTGATAAAGGAGACAGCAGAATGACGAAGACTATGCTGATTTGTGGAGCTGATGGGTTGATCGGCAAAACATGTTTGGACCACTTTAAAGACAGCTATGATATAACGGCGACGTTATTTAATAAGACAGAACCTCAGCGTGGCCGAGTGGAAGGGGTTGACTATGTTTCGATCGACTTGCGCAACGAATCCGAGGTTAAGGGGCTGTTTGCTAGCAAGCATTTTGATGTGGTACTGCAGGCTGCTGCCACCACCACCGGCGCAAAGGACGTGGTAGAGAGGCCATATGTTCATGTGACTGACAATGTGGTCATGAATGCTTGGATCTTCCGAGAAGCAATGACGGCTGGTGTAGGTCATGTGCTCTTCCCCAGTTGCACGGTAATGTATCAGCCCAAAGACCATCCTCAGTCTGAGGCTGATTGGAGCGCCAGCGATGAGTTATACAGTGCATATTTTGGCGTAGGCCATATGAAGGTTTTTAATGAGAATATGTGCGACTTTTATTCACGTATTGGTACGACGAAATTCACGGCTTTCCGTCACTCTAATGTTTACGGACCCTATGACAAGTTTGACTTGGACAAGTGCCATGTAGTTCCCGCTTTTGTAAATAAGATTATCAATGCGGAAGATACGTTAGAGATTTGGGGAGAAGGTAAAGCCTCGCGAGACATCATTTACATTGACGATTTGGTTGATTTTATTCATAAGTGCATCGACAACCAAAAGGGAATGTATGAGCTATACAATTGCGGAGGAGGACAAGCTTATCCCATTCTTCAGTTGGCCGAAACAATCATGAAGCTAAACGACAAGGAGCTAGATCTTCAGTTCGACCTTACCAAGCCGGACATTCCTACGACTGTTATACTTAATTGCGATAAAGCCGAGCGAGATCTCGGATGGACCGTAAGCACCAGTATTGAGGAAGGTTTGAGGAAGACTTGCGAATGGTATAAAAACCATGTACAATGATATTACGTTGGTGGATCAGAAGCATTTTGAGCCCCGCGGTAATATCTATACGATTTATGATGAAAGAAAAATCCCAGTAGATTGTACGTTTGTTCAAGATAAGGTTTCAAAATCTAACCAAGGAGTGATTAGGGGATTTCATGGCGACGATAAGACGTGGAAGCTTATCTCTTGTTTACACGGAAAGATAAAATTAGTTACGTATAACATTGACACAGACGAAAAAAAGGTTTATATTCTAGATGGTGATTCGCTTGAATCTACTTCGGTTCTAGTGCCGCCACGCACGTTAAACGCGCATCAGTGCTTGAGTACAACTTGCATTTTCTATTATAAATGGAGCGAGTACTATACAGCACCGGAAGACCAATGGAGTGTTCACTATGATGATTCTGATATATCGCCCGAATGGGACGACTCATTGTGTCAAATAGTCTCAGAGAGGGATCGCCGTTCACAATCTTTAAAGGAGCTAAAAAAGAATGTTACAAGCCAGTGATTTGATCGAGTTTGAAAAAGATATCGCCGCCATCTACGAAGCCGGCCACATTACCGCTCCTGTGCATTTACGAGATGGTAATGAGCAGATACTTGTCGACATCTTTAAAAACCTTCAGATTTCCAATGAACATTATGTTTATTCAACTTGGGCTAGCCATTTACACGCTCTTTTACAGGGAGTTCCTCCTGAAAGAGTGAAGCAAGATATTTTAGAGGGAAGGTCTATTACCCTGCATTACCCGGATTATAATTTCTATAGTTCTGCTATCGTTGGAGGAATCTCCCCGATTGCAACCGGCACCGCGTTGGCGCTTAAGAAACAGAATAAGCTTAATCGTGTATTCTGCTTTCTTGGAGATATGAGCTTTCGAACAGGCATATCCCATGAATCTATTGTTTACGCAATATCCCACGACCTCCCAATCACCTTCATAATCGAAGACAACGGCAAGTCGGTGGGGACCATCACTGAAGAGTGCTGGGGCTCCGTTCCCACGGAGTCTTTATACCAGATCTATAAAACTATGTCTGCGGATACTAGTACAGATCTTGTTTATTATACGTATGAGATGTCTTATCCCCATTCGGGTACGGGCGTATTTGTGGAGTTTTAGGATGAACTATAAAGAAGAAGTGTATAAAGGAATGGAATTGCTAAATCAGCATCCCAAAACAATTTTTATTGGACAGGCCGTAGAATATAAGGGAACCGCCCTTACTCATCAGGTGAAGCATTTCCCTCCAGAGAAGCTTCTTGAACTACCAGTTGCAGAAGAATTTCAAGCGGGAGTCGCCCTAGGTCTAGCCATCGAGGGATACATTCCGGTTTCTGTTTATCCCAGAATGAACTTCATCATTTTAGCAATGAACCAAATCGTAAATCACCTAGACAAGTGGGAGGCCATGTCTGTGGGTCAGAGTAAGCCGAAGGTTATCATGAAGGCTGTTGTGGGATCACAGTACCCCCTCGACCCGGGTCACCAACATAAAGCGGACTATACAGAGTGCTTCAGGAGCGCTTGTACCAATATTGATGTAGTTGAGTTGCTGTACGGACCTGAGGTGGTGCCTGCGTACGAGAGAGCTTTAAACAGCGATCGATCTACTTTAATAATTGAACATGGAGATTTATACAGATGAAAAAAAGAATTGAATTTGGTGAACTAGTAATCGGCGATTTGGCTCGGGAGCATCTTATGGATGTTTGCGATACCAACTGGGCATCCGGAGGTCCGAAAGTAAAGGCTTTAGAAAAGCAGTGGAACGAGTTATTTGAATATACCCAAAGTGTTGCTGTAAGTTCAGGTACGGATGGTGTACTAAACTCTTGCTTGGCTTTGTATGATCTGAAGGGCGCCAAAAGAAATGTTAGTGAAGTGATCGTCCCAGCGTTGTCGTTTATTGCTACCTCTAATGCAGTCCGCGCTGCAGGCCTGGTACCGAAGTTTGTTGACGTCAAAAGAGAAACTTTGAATATTGATGAGTCGAAAATTGAAGAGGCTATTAACGAAAATACGGTAGCTATTATGCCGGTGCACACGATGGGCCGCATGGCGGAAATGGATGTTATCTGTGATATCGCGTCTCGACACAATCTTCTCGTCATTGAAGATGCGTGCGAAGCTCATGGCGCAAGATATAAAGGCAAGCTCGTCGGCCAGTGGGGCGACATGTCGGTTTACAGTTTCTACATTGCTCACCTGGTGTGCTGTGGCGAAGGAGGTATGGTGTCGGCTAATAGTGAAGAAATCGGCAATCTTCTGACCTCTACACGCTCACACGGCCGCCCACACAATTCTATTTATTTTGATCATCTGAGAACTGGGCTGAACTCTAAGATGAACGATCTAGAAGCATCTATCGGCCTCGAAGCACTTAGTGTGTTCTGGGATACATTTTGGACACGTCATCGTTTCATGAAAGAAATGCGCGCTGGCGTTGTGGGGTTTGAAGACGTTGCGTGGTTTTCCGAGGAAGACGAGGGAAATGTAAACTGTCCTCATGGATTTAGTGTGACGTGCAAGACAGAAGGAGATATTGAACATATCAAGGCTGCCTTAGATCATCACAATATTCATCACAAGAGAAATTTTGGGTGTATTCCTACACAACATGCGGCTTTTGCAGACATGGGTCACTCATTGGGTGATTTTCCTGAATCTGAATGGGTGGGAGACAACGGTGTTCATATCGGCTGCCATCAGTATTTGAGCGACGACGACGTCGCCCGAATCATTGTTGCGTTGAAAGAAGGTTTAGCCAACTGTAGTGCCCCTAGGTGAAGGTAGATTATGAGTCAAAGAAAATATTTGCCCACATTAGCAGAGCTGATTGATAGACTTTCTATCGCACAGCTTAAAGAAGTTTTCATTCCCGAGCACAAAGAGGAATATTCCCAGGAAATCAAGGACATTGTTCATGATGTTCAATTGATATTGGATTCTTCCGAAAACATTACGGGCGAAACTATTCGTGCTATTGTTGTGTTATCACAAATGAACCTTCATATTTGGCACAATGAATCTAATTACCGCAAAGGAATCAAAGACGGCAACAATCTAGAGTTGACCCATGGGCTAAATGGTATCCGCAACGTTGCCAAAAATAAAATTCAAGAGATAGTTGGCGGCAGAAAGGACTATAAGATAGACTGCTTAGCTGCCGATTTTAAGGATTGGGAAGTTAGCTGGAAAGATGAGTAGCAAGACGCTGGTTATAGGGGACGCATGTACTGATGTATTTGTATATGGTGAGTGTACGCGCCTTTGTCCGGACGTCCCAGCACCAGTTTTCGTTCCCAAGAAAACCTGCAGCAACGGAGGAATGGCGGCAAATGTAGCAGCTAATCTCCAACAACTCGGGACCGCCTGTGATTTAATGAGTAACGCTGAGAAAACCGAAAAAACTAGGTATGTGGACCAGCAAACCAATTACATGTTTTTACGCGTTGACACGGGCGAGGAAGATGTTCGGCGCGTTGAGGGCTTAACGAAAGAACTTCTTTCAAAATATGATGCTATTGTTATATCCGACTATAATAAGGGCTTTTTGATCGAAGAGGATATTGCTTTTATTTGCCAAAATCATTCTACTGTTTTCATGGACACAAAAAAGATCCTAGGGCCCTGGTCGACCGGCGCCAAGTTTATCAAAATTAATGAATATGAGTTCAATCGTACGAAACATACGGTTGACAACACTGATAACATGATTATTACTTTGAGAGAGAAAGGGTGTGAATACCAGGGCGAGAGGTTCCCGGTGGAAAACGTAGAGGTGAAAGATATGTCAGGAGCAGGAGATACTTTTTTGGCCGGCCTGGTAGCCAAGTATATGGAAACCCAAGATATTCGTCAAGCGATTGTCTTTGCAAACGAGTGTGCCACAGAGGTGGTCCAAAGGAGGGGCGTCGGTGTCGTTTAAAGAATACTACGAGTATTATCTGACTTTACATCAAAACCCTATTTGTAGGCGATTGCATGTAGTGGGCCAGTGCGTTACACTATTAACTTTGGTTGCAGCAATCATTTTTAAATCATGGCCGCTTTTGTTGCTGACACCTTTTGTGGTTTATCCGTTCGCATGGTCAGGACACTTCTTTTTTGAAAAGAACGAGCCGGCCGCATTTTCTAAGCCTTTGTGGGCAAAAGCATGCGACTGGGTAATGCTCAAAGATATATTAACCGGAAAGTTGGAGTGGTAAAATGAAGATATTAATTACTGGAGGAGCCGGCTATATTGGTAGCGAATTGGTGAACTATTTTATTGATGATCACGAAGTGGTGGTAATCGATAACTTAATGTACGATGCCACGTCTTTACTAAGGTACGCTAATAGTCCCAACTTTACTTTTGTGCGCGGTGACGTCCGTGATAGAGAGCTATTGGGAAAGCTCATGGAAGGTTGCGATGTCATCATTCCTTTGGCCGCATTGGTTGGGTTCCCACTTTGCGACCGGGATCCCCGGGCAGCTGTAGAAATTAACTACGAGATTAATCAGTGGATCGCCGACAACAAGCTTCCGGAGCAAAAGGTGATCTATCCATGCACCAACTCAGGGTATGGCACCAGCGAAGACGGTACAGTCCGCACAGAGGAATCTCCGCTCAATCCCGTGTCTCTGTATGGTAGAACCAAGGTTGACGCTGAAAACGCCTACAGGAGCGCTGTGAACTGCGTAACGTTCCGTTTGGCGACTGTTTACGGCCCATCTTCTCGCATGCGCACCGATTTGCTCGTTAATAACTTTGTGTTACGAACTTTACGAGACCGTGTACTGGTGCTCTATGAGTGCGAATTTATGAGGAATTATGTGCATATTCATGACGTATGCAATGCGTTCAAATTTGTGCTCGATAACTGGGATGCATGTACCGGGGAAACCTTTAATGTAGGCAATGATGTTTTGAATATGAATAAGTTGCAGCTCGCCGAGACAATTCAGAAGCACCTTCCACTTGAAATAATTCGCGCGGAATTTACTAGCGATCCTGATACTCGTGATTATATTGTGAGTAGTGAGAAGATTTATTCGAGGGGATATACTTGTGCTTTTGATTTGGATGACGGTATCAAACAGCTGATAACGACCTATTCTATTATCGAGAGCCCCTGGTATGCCAACTACTAAACTAATCTTTACGAATGGGTGTTTTGATATATTGCACCGAGGACACATGGAGTTGCTTAAATATTGCAAATCACTGGGGACTGTAGTTGTGGGTTTAAATAGTGACGACAGCGTCCGAAGACTTAAAGGCCCCAGTCGACCCTTCTTCAATGTTGAAGACCGTAAGGTAATGCTTGAAGGCTGTCGCTATGTGGACAGAGTAGAGGTGTTCGACGAGAATACTCCGTACGAGTTAATAAAGCAAGTGGAACCTGATATAATAGTCAAAGGTGGCGATTATACAGCAGATCAAGTGGTTGGGAGCGACCTAGCATCGGTGAGGATATTTCAGTTTGTTGAGGGATATTCTACCACGCGCATTTTGGAGACCATGTAATGGTATATGTATTTGATATTGACGGCACAATCTGTGATAATGCCAACAGCGACTACGAGAACTCTACCCCTTTGACTGACAGGATCGAAAAGGTTAACCAACTTTATGACGAGGGGCACACAATTATATTTCAAACGGCACGAGGCATGGGACGCAGCGGCAACTCCGAAGCTTACGCGTATGCTAAGTTCTTTGATGTGACACAGAAGCAGCTAGCAGAATGGGGTGTCAAGTACCATTCCCTATTTTTGGGCAAGCCGTCCGGAGATGTGTATGTTGACGATAAAGGAATAAATGATAATGAGTTCTTTACCGATTAAATTTGTGCCCAAAGGATGGGGCTTTGAAAAGTGGATCGTAAATTGCAGTGAGTATTGTGGGAAGTTGCTGTATTTTGTAAAAGGCAAGAGATGTTCATGGCATTATCACGTGATAAAAGACGAAGTATTTTACATTCAGTCGGGAAAAATCTTGCTTAAATATTCGGACCAAGACGATCTGGACAACGCTAATGAGATTGTGTTAAGTCGCGGAGACAATTTTCATGTTCAACGCGGCCTTAGGCACCAGATGATTGCGCTAGAAGACACCGAGTTGTTCGAGTTTTCAACTCAGCATTTCGATAGCGATAGCCATAGAGTTATTAAAGGTGATTAGATGAAGCTCGTCGTAATAACGGGATGTTTAGGGTTTATCGGGTCTTATGTGACTCGCGCTTGCTTGGACAAGGGCTGGCGCGTTTATGGAATCGATAAGTGCACCTACGCCGCAAACCTTCATTTATTGGCCGATTTTGAGGCGCACCCTCGCTTCACTTTTAAAAACGAGGACATTGCAACCCTAACGAGTCTTCCCGATTGTGACTATGTTATTAATATTGCCGCAGAAACACATGTGGGAAACAGTATTATAGACAGTGACGACTTCCTTCACACGAACGTGAATGGGGTAAAAAATTTATTAGATATCATTAGGTATAAGCCTACAAATGTTTGTGAGGCCCCGGTCTTTTTCCACTTCAGTACAGATGAGGTGTATGGAGATATTGCGGAGGGGTCTCATACTGAGAGAGACGTACTGAAGCCGAGCAATCCATATTCGGCGTCTAAGGCCGCGTCCGATATGCTAATCAAGGCATGGGCTAGAACATATGCTTTAGAGTATATTATTTTACGTCCCACCAATAATTATGGAGTATATCAGCATGCAGAGAAACTTGTTCCGCTAAGCATTAAGTTGCTACAGCGAGGCAAGAAAATACGTCTTCATGATCGAGGCGAGCCAGTGAGGAACTGGCTTCATGCCTCGGATACCGCAACCGCCGTAACAACTATTATTGAAAGCGGCGCACGAAATGAAATTTACAATGTGGCAGGAAGTTTTGAACAAAAAAACGTCGAAACAGTAAAAAAAATCCTTAAACATTTCTTTGAGAAAGAGGTAGAATTGGAACAGTTTACCAACTTAGACTACCGCCGACCGGGCCAAGACGTTAGATATTCATTAAATGATGAAAAACTTCGAAGCTTAGGTTGGAGTCCGCAAAAGATTTTTGATGATGAAATTGGCGCAATTGTAGATTATTATAAGGAAAATTTTCATTGGTAAAGGAGAGGAAACTATGAAATTAACAGATCAAGCCGTAGGGGCACTAATGATGGCCCTTCAGAAGTCATTAATGGAGCAGAGTGACATTGTTCCAATGTTGAAAGAAATGAATTTTCAGGTTGCCCCTGATGATCAAAGTCACTCCACACTGGTGGTTACTAATCCGCCGGTTGTCTCTTTTGAGGGAGTAACTCTTGATGAAGAGGTTGAATTTTTGAGAGAGGAGAATAATGATGCCGACTAGAAAAACTACAAAGAATGAGAAGCGTTCGGTGACCGAAGGCCGCGCTCGCGAAATCGCAGAAGATATGGTTCGCGAGGCTGTGCAACAACAAGCACGAGACCTGGAAGCACACCTTAACAGTATTCACGAGCGATTGGTCCAGCTAGAGACCAAGCGGTAGCACGTGCCACGCTACCAATATAAATGTGGCCACTGCAATGAGATATTAACAATTCAGCATCTGTCGCACGAAAGTGCGGCAGATTGCATACAGTGTAACGAAAAAGACACGCTCGTTAAATTGCTAACGACGTTTAGTACAAATGTCAAAAAAGAAGCTAAACGCCGCGTGGGCGACCTGACAGAAGAATTTATTCAGGATGCTCGGGGCGATCTTGCGCGCCAAAAACAAGAAATAAATGAGGAACGATGATGATGTGGGTTTATATTATTATGGCATCCTCTCTTATCTTGAATGGCCTGCTGATATGGTATGTGATTAAGCTGTTAAGAAAGTTTCTTTTTATATCTGAAAACTTGTCCGACCTATTTTTAACTACGAAGGCATTTCAAGTGTTCGTTAGTGACATGTACAGCATGGACAGCTACCACGGCGAGCCTGTGATAGAAAACTTAGTTGTGCGTACACGAGAGGTGACAGACGAGATAGAAGGTTTTCGAGAGATTTTTCAATATACATTAGACAACGAACTAGAGGACGAACTGGATGGCGCAACGGAAAAAGAAGAAATCTACTAAAAATCATTATTTTACTAAAATTCATGAAGATGCCATCGTTAAATATGCCGGTAGCAACGATCTTGAGTTAAGATCAAAACTCTATATAGAGTATATACAGCCAGCTTTCGATCAAATGGTGGACAAAATTATCTATACATATAGATTTACTAGTCTGCCTAACATAGATTATTTAAAAGACGATTGCAAAGTGTGGCTCACCACTATTCTAAACAAATATGATCCCGACAAAGGATCAAAAGCCTTTTCCTACTTTTCAGTAGTAACCAAAAACTGGTTTATTCATAAAGTTAAAAAAACTCAAAAACGGAACCAGACAGAGGTTTTTATGGAGGACGTTTTAAACGAACTCGAAGAAGACTTGGTTTCTGCGGACCCCACATATGAACAGAAAAGAACTGAAGTCGAGTTTTGGAGTTCGCTATACAGAGAAATTGACACCTGGGATTCTTTCATGTTAAAAGAAAATGAAAAAAAGGTTTTGATGGCTGTACGAATACTCATGGACTCAGCCGATACCATAGAAATTTTTAATAAAAAAGCTATTTACTTATACTTGAGAGAAATCACAGGACTAAACACTAAGCAGGTTGTCAATAATCTTAACAAACTCAGAAAAAGGTATAGGGTATTTAAAGGAAAATGGGAAAACGGCGAAATTTAAATCTTGATGATTACATAGAAGAAACAACAACGAATATACGCGAGGACCGTGCCATGGCCAAAGCTCTGCTTTTAGATGCTATCAACGACATGAAACTGTCGGACGCCGCGCGCAAAGAGCTGGGCCCCATAGCAGCCAAATACGTCGAAAACCTCCAGCGTTCCAACGAACAACTCGTTAAGCTTACCGGGCTGCTTCAAAAACAGACAAACACTAAGTTTGGTCTCACGGCTGATGATAAAGAACAGCTTTATGATTTATTAAATACCGAGGAAGACGGCTGATATGTCTGCTGATTCGGGGTCCAAACTAAGCTTAGATAAACTTAAGCAGGGTACCTTAAACGATACGGCCGACACCTCCATAGATGGCGCCGGCGACGTTCGCCGCACAACCAATATTGAATGGTTGCGCCGCGCCACATACCACACAGTCAGCCCCAGCGCTCTGGAAAAAATTAATCAATATGATGGGATTGTAGTAGGATCTAAGGAGGTTCCTAGTATAGTATTGGGCAATAAAGAAACCTGGCTAGACAGCTATGCCAAAATGAATCTGTTCAGCCGCGTGGCAGATATCTTTAAGAACATGTTAAGTGACGGTAATGAGACGGCATATTATGTGTTTATTCCAGAGATAGAGCCTCGCCCCGCGCCAAGAAGCCCCACCGACCCCGTGATCCAGACTTATCAGCTTGTCCGGCATCCCGAGCAAAGCCCAAAACAACTTAGTTATGGACAGCTTGTGACTGTCGTATTTGAAAACTTCAAGACTTTACACAACCCTCTGATTGTTAAAGTTGGTAAAGTAATTGATCTCGCACAAGATGAAGAAAACGCTTCCTCGGTTCATGCATCTGGCCCTCCGTGGGTTTCCCCAGGCCGTGACTCTAGCAATGTGGATGATCAGATTGATTCCCGCGGGCGCCTAGTCCCAGCTACAGCAGAGGGGTGCTCCGACTCTAGAACCGGTATGAATCCGCCTCAGGGGATTCTTAATGAGCCTATTGTGAAGTCTGCGATTGTTCCGAATGCGTATGGGGGCTATATTAGAGGAAAAGAGTCGTTTGTTAGGAAAGTTGAAACTGCGTATTTAGATTTGCAAAGACAAGGCATAGAGTTGATCATTGGTGATTCTTATCGCTCGTATCAAGTTCAAAAGCAGGCCTACATGACAAAGGGTCAGCCAGGACAAGTTAAAGCAGGCGACCTGGCACATCCGTGTAAAGGCTATCATACTCACGGACAAGCCCTCGATATCGCCCAGAACCCAACTCAAAGAGCAGATATATTGGCTCACGGGCCTATTTATCAGGCGTTATATGATGCCGGCCTGCGACGAATTTCAAATGAATACTGGCATTGGTCGGTGGGAGAAACTGATCATACCCGCAATCATAGGTTCGGGGCCAATCGTTCTGGGACATCACCGGCGGATACCTTTACTGTATAAGGGCCCGTTGAGAAAGGAGAGAAAGTAAGTGTCTGAAATTGATTTAAAAGACGAAAAATCTAGCGCAGGAACCGGTAAAGCGATTAACACTGACCTTATGTCGGATGTTGATAAGAAATTGTACGACTCTAAGGATGCGAAAGGAAAGGCCGAGAGCAATGGGTTGGGAACGAGTCAGAGAGTGGGCCACCCGTACGATACGCCTAAACCCGTCTCTCGCCCGGGCGACGCGCAGATTGAAGGCCAGGGATGTCTTATTAGACTCCAGCGCGACCGTAAGGACAATATATATTCCGGTACCGGGGGCACCAACCAGACACATGCTGCGGCAATTGATTTAGTTGCAGGACAAATGGGTGTGTACGGGAAAAGCCACACGAAAAAGAATGAAGAGATAAATGTGGATCCCAGTTTCACCCACGACGCCGCGCGAGTGTATATATCTCAGAAAGCAGATATAGATGATTATCTCGATATAACCGAAGGCATCCGATCAACATCGATTGATTCACCGAAAAGTGCTGTTGCCCTAAAAGCAGACGTGGTCCGTATCGTCGGCCGCGAAAACATAAAACTAATAACCAGAACCGACGCCCAGAATTCTCAAGGGGGAAGCCTCACGGGCGCTTATACCGGCGATTATGGTATACAACTGGTGGCTATGAATGATGATTCAGACTTACAGCCTATGGTGAAGGGTGGCAATCTTAAGGATTGTTTGGAAGAGATAATAGACAACATCAATGATTTAAGGGAGCTGTTTAAGAACTTTGTTGTGGAAGATCGGGCCCTAACTCAGGCCTTGATTAAACACACTCATCGCTCCCCTTTCTACGGCCAACTAACCTCACCCGACTTTGAGGGTCTGATGCCCGACGGTATTGAGTCGATGATCAACAAGTTAACAAATGTTGAATTGCAGCTGAATACTCAAATGCAAAAAATGAACTCGGTACAACTTAATTATTTGGAAACGCCCGGAGGCTCTGAGGCGGCTGATGGCTGCAAAGGAAAGTTTATATTAAGCAAATATAATATTACCAACTAATATGGCAACCAACTTCAACTATTTTAAAGAGTATCTCTCTTATCCAGTAAATATTCCTTTCAAGGAAGAGATTGCTGACGTTTATAGATTGAAGCTTAAGACCAAAAAATACACATCTGACGCCTCGATTAAAACAGATAGTGCGGATCTCTTGAACATAGCGGCAGATCGTTATATTACTCATTATTTTCCGGAGTTTTATATACGTCTTTATGATGCAGATCTGTTCGTACAAAACGGAGGCAACGATCAGGTATATACAGCCCTCCGAACCGAGATTCTGGATGCGCTCACAATAGAGGATTATGGCTCTAGCTTCACCGCTCTGCCAAATCAAAGTATAGTAGTTTTTAAACTTGAACTACCTGTGTTTGAGATACGACAGTTGCTAATATGTAACACGTATATAAATCCGGATGTCCAAAACCAGCTTCCTGAATATCTACCCAACTTAGAATATTTTAATGCGGCCCGAGAGGTGGGTCCCACCCGCTATCAATGTCAGGTGAATATTTCTTCGCTGAATCAAACTACCAACGAGTTATCTAATACAATTAAAACTTTCGCCGACCAACAGAAGAAGGGCCAGATCCCCTCGGTGGTAAAGGATATTGACTTTAACTTTTTAAGCAAGTCAGTTAAAACACTCATTACCAGCGCCTTTAGAGAGATTGTGGATGAATTGCGAGCAGGCGATCCTTACTACAAATTTTTAGATGGAGACACTGTTACCTTTTATTTTGCGCAAAAGGGCGCCGACAAGCCTGTGCCTGATCTAACTTTCTCTCAAATAACTTTTCAATCCGTTAACTTTTCAATCGCTAGTGAGTTCATGGTTGTCGGCTACTTTACTCTGGTTGAGTATGACAAGCATTTTAATGACCAACTGACTTTGCAGTGTCTTCAAAATTCTAAGCGCGTGCTGCAGAGAAAGCGCGAAACGGCCCAAGAAGGAACGCCCTTTTCATTATGGGAGTTTTTGATGGTCACCGCACCGCGGATGCTTGATGAATTGGGCTATGATCCCGGCGCTTTGTATAAGCCGCAGGTAACCCAACCTGGGAATAATGGCGAAAACAATGATTTGTTGAACGCCGCTATTGAGATAGGCATTATTGAGATAGAAGATACTAATGGTCTTCAAGCCTCGGCCACAGCTTATACCGCCTCCGAACTACTCATCCTCAGAAATGAGATATCAGCAAACGCTGAGCTTTATGAGAAAGTAAATGAGAAGGGAGTGACTCGAACCTTAAAGACGGGAATTGATATTAATGCCAAACTAAAGCCTTTATCCGAAATTACTCCGTTTGCGGCCGCAGGCCAAGACGATCTATTAGATGCTGCCGGCTTAAGTGGCAATCTGGATCAGGTATTGAGGAACTTTGGACTCAAACAGCTTGCACGCGAAGCGATGTTGTGTTTGGGATTCGGCATCGACTTCGAGATTGCACGCATTAGGCTGGCGCTAGAGGCCTCATTAGAGTGTCAGCTTACAGCTGGCGGCAATACGCGCCCCGTTATGGACCCAAGCATGTTCTCAATGTTCCTCATTACGGGTGACTTACGACGCGAGATACTCAAGATAATTCTCTCTGAACTTCAGAAAACCATATTGGCTATAATTTTGCAGCTTGCCGAGATGCTGCGACAAGCATGCCGCCGCAAGAATCCTTATGCCACAAATTATGGAGACAACAATCTTAATGATTTCATAAACTTGGCTGCACCAAAGATTGGCGGAACGCCTTTTGATTTAGGAGACACGGGCTCTCCCGGCGGCGCAGGCCTTCCCCCCGGCGGGGGTCCAGATGAGGCAGGACAAATACCCCCAGGCCCAGACGGCCTCAGTCCTTCAGAGGTAATGGATTATCTCGACGGCCTGTCGGATATCTTAAGTGGTACTGATATTTGTACGTTGCTTCTATACCGCGATGCAATCTCTGAGGACCTCATGGATCGCATTATCGAGTACAACAAGTCTTTGGATAACGAGGCTATTGCCAATAACTTTTCTACTCCTTCGCGTATTTTGGAGCTGTTTGGGTATCTGGCTTCCATAGCAGATCGAAAGCGAGTGTTGGCTTTGTGCGACGAAATCGCGAATGCAGTTGTGCTGCTCAATCAGGACAACATTTGTTTAACAGAAGATGATCTTCGGTCCTTGGATATTGAAGAACAGAAGAACATAGACGACCTCTTGGATTTGATCGAGAATGGTTTGGATCCGTATGGCAATGGTTCGGGCACGCCTGGCGATCCTGCTGGCGGGGGCCTTGGACTGCCGCCTCCTGTTTTTAATTTTGATTGTCCCGACTTGGACAACTATGTCAATGATCCTACAGTTACCAGGATGCTTCCTGAAGTGTTTAGTAACTTGGTCGAATTTGTGGAGCTGCAGTTTTTATATTCGGCAGACGCTGTTAAACGAATTCTTTTAGATACTAGTTTAAGCGCCAACCCTACCTCAGGTCTTACGAATACAGATTTTGAAGATAACGAAGTAGGGATAGACCCCTCTGAGTGGCCAGAACTTCCGCAAGCAAATTCAGGAAGCCTCGAATTTCTTGAGGGCGTTATTAGTATGTTTCAAGACACTGACGCCGCCGGCGCCCCGTTCGCGGACATGCTTCAAGCTTGCATCGCTGAAAATCCGGATCTTGTAGGACAAACTGCAGCTTCAATCGGGATCCAGCTGCAAGCAGCCCTGGACTTGCCCTCGTTTCAAGCTAAACTTAATGAGGTCCAAGAAGCTGTCACAGAGATAGCAACTTCGGTAAATAACAACCCAGGCGGCCCCGTAACAACTCAATATGTATTTAAGCGCCAGTTTTATGACAAGTTTATCAATTATATCGACATGTCACGGGCAAGGTTATGGGATGATGACAATCAGAAATATACAGTCAGGAATCACTTCGTTGGGGAATATTTCGACTCGCAGCACAGACTATACAGCGGGATTGAGCGCGAGAAGATAACTTTTTCGTTTCCACGCCGCACCGGGGGAACCGAACAAAGCATTCAGCTGAATTATGTGGGCTATGTTGATGCAACAGATGACAAGGTGATAGCCGATCCTTTGACCGTGAGTTTATCTGACATTCTGGGCACCTCCAATCAAATCGACGAGTTTAAATCGGAAGTGGTAGAAGATTTTAATAACTTAAGTTTGGTACCGTATGTCGATGCGATCAAGGATGTAGTCGGCGCGAATGGTCTTGCCACGGCAGAACGAAAATACTTTCCTTACACTTATGCCGAGATCCTTGATCAGGTATTTGATTATTTTATCGCCAATGGTATTTTTGATGCCGCGTCTTTAAATGCAGTTAACTTTTTCCATGATAATCTCAACTGTGCAGTTGGTGATGTGGCCGACCTCTTAGACGTCCAGGGTATTTTTGACCAAATGCAAGACGAATATTTAGAGTCTGCGTGCCAGGACTCTGACATTCCGTCGCGCAATCGCCTGAGGGACACGATTAAGATAGGCATGTTTTTGCTGTTGATACAAGTTCATATAGCCGAGTTTATCATAAAAAACATTTTTGTATTTTCAGCGATCAAACTCGATGATCTCTTTGGTAAAGAATTCATTGTTGTTTATATGCGAGATCAAATCAGGGGCTCTATCGATAGATATTTTGATTCCGTCGACGCCCGGGCTGCCGCCAAGTATGCCAGAGAGCAAGAAGCTGCTGCAGCTGTAGAAGGCGACTGCCCTAAAACTCGTGGCCGCTTTGAAGAAGCCGTGGTATACACCGAATCTGAGAAGATTAGAAATGCGATTATAGACATTTTTAACCGCAAGGTAAAAAGAGTCTCGGCCGATGGATCTGCCGGGATTAAAGATCTGGACGGCAACATCGTGTTCCCGGCCGGGACACTCTTTAGATATAATGATGATGATTTTTACCAGATTGTAGATTTCTTAACCGAACAGAGGATTACACTTTCTATGGGTACTCTGGATTCACCAGGTCCTGTTTCAAATGCTTTAACCGAAGCAACCCCAATGACGAGTGAAAAGACCCTGGAAGACCTCTTCTTATCTTCTTTTAAAGCATACACGGTACCGCGATCTTTCGATGAGATGTACGCAGGCCTGAACGACCAGCAAATCACAGCAATCGATCCGGAAGGGAAACAGACCGGCAAGCGCCGGCGAGCTTTTATAGGGACAATTGGATGGAAACAACAACTCAAACTAAAAACTGAAGAAATAGTGAGGACATTTGGAAATGATCTCACCCGACCTGCTCAGCCCTCCTATTTCAACCCTCCGGCCGACCGCTCAGTTCATCGTGTATTTTGGACACGCACCCACGTGGCCTACAACACTGGTACGGTCGACGTAGAGTTCCGACTTTGGCAAAATATTACAGCCGGCACAGCTACCCAGAAGGGTCCCGTCCTTTTGTTGGAAATTTCAGAACCACTTAGGGTACCGGACGCTGCAGCGCCGCTCGTACCTGGCGCTGGAGACTATAATGGCGCACAACACGACAAATCATATTCGGCAATGTTCGATGATGTACCGCTCAACCCTCTAGAGATAGACCACATCCTGGCCCAGCCGGAATATAAAGATTATTTTAGTAGTGTGTTCAGCCAGGAATTAATCACACTGATACCAATCATCCAGAATTTTTATCTTACTAATCTTTATTTTAGTGATATCGAGGATGCGATGCAGACCACCAAGGATAGGGTGATAAGTATTCTGTCGCAAACCATTCAAAACCAAGATCATTTTGATACTCGTCCCCGAATCCGCCGCAGCGCCGCACGCAACACAGCGCTCAGTATGGATACCCCGAATACCGATACGATGGCACGCGACTATATTTTGAAGATGCTCATCATGACTCCTATTAATATTCTTAAGGGTGTCATTGAGATGATTGATCCTCATGTTGTGGTCACAAAGATTATTAAAACTGGTACAGGCGCAGCCTTTAATGCGTTAGCGGCCGAATTAGACAAGGTACTGGACCAGTTCCCCGACAGTCCCCTGAGTGGCTCAGACTTGCTAGGGATTATCCTGTGTATGATTGCGGCAGCGATGGGAGATTTTCCCAAGCCTGAAGGCGCCCCAGATCCTCCCACCAACTTCTTTCCACGCATCTCTCTGGATGGGGTTGACTTCACAGGTACCATTAGTGGCATGCTAATGATTCCTCCCACTCCTTTGGGACTGATTTATTTGCTACTCTCACTAATTAATATCGAGCTTCCAGGCCCAGATGCTAATGTGGCTGCTGACTTTGGTTTTGGCGGAAACGCAAATGCAGATCTTACAGGCCGCGGCGAAGCTACGCGTTGTGAGGAGGATGAAGAATAAAAATGGCTGCAGGATTATCAGTTAAGTTACCGCTAAGCACCAATGACGTTTTTGGCCCCTACGACCTTAATAGGACTTTTGAGTCTTTGGCCAAACAAAACCTTAAGATGCTGATTCTTACGGTACCAGGCGAACGCATTATGTATCCGACTTTTGGAGTGGGTCTTAAACAATATTTGTTTGAACCAAATACGGTTGTAACCTACTCTGATGTCGCCGGACGCATCCGGGAACAGGTGGCCATTCATCTGCCCTATATAAGAATTGACAATATTGATTTCCAAACACCCGAATCAAATCCTAACTTACATCCCTACACCATAAACCTAGCTATATCTTTTACTATTGTGCCTTTGCAGCAAAATACGGTATTAGAAATTAAGGTAAATAACTAATTAACGAGATACCATTATGTCTAAGAAATTACTCCCCATAGATTATACAAGTAGAGATTTTGATTCGATTCGACAAGATCTTGAAAATTATGCCAAAAGGTATTATCCAAATACCTATAAAGACTTTAATAAAGCCTCTTTTGGCTCCCTCATGCTTGATACGGTAGCATACATCGGGGATATTCTCTCTTTCTATGTAGATTACCAGGCCAACGAGAGCTTTCTAGAAACTGCAGTTGAGTATAATAATGTCATTCGCCTTGCCCGCCAAATGGGCTTCAAGCTCAATAGGAGCCCCTCTTCTTATGGGGTGCTTACCTTTTATATCCAAATCCCTGCCAATTCTAATGCCGCCGGCCCCGATCTTAACTACGCACCGGTTTTACAGGCTGGCGCAATCTTCGGATCCACCGGCGGCGGTTCTTATACTTTATTAGAAGATGTAGACTTTGGCCAGTCCGGCAATCAGATAGTGGTTGGTACCGTTGACACCACTACTGGCAATCCTACTAATTTTGTCATCAGAGCGCAAGGGCGCGCCGTTTCCGGCCGCGCATCTTATAAAGAGTTTACTATAGGTGCCTTTGAGCGCTTCCGTCGACTAGATTTAGGGCTGACGAACGTCGCCGAGGTGATCGACTGCTTTGATTCAGAAGGGCATGAGTATATTCAAGTAAATCATTTGTCTCAAAACGTTATATACAAAGGTATTCGCAATACCAACACCGCTACCAATGGCACAGTAAGAAATGTTATGAAAGCTATTCCCGTCGCTCGTCGGTTTGTGGTAGAGCCCTCCGATACTACAACTTATTTACAGTTCGGATACGGTTCGGATTCGGAGCTTTTATCCAATTCGGTGGTTGATCCGTCTAGTTTAGTGTTAAACATGAATGGGCGCGACTACACTACTGATGAAGACTTTGACCCCACAAACCTTATCAATAGCGATAAGTTCGGTATTGCGCCAGCTAACACGACGGTGCGAGTGGGATTCCGAGTTAATACTACAGATGATGTTAATGCAGGGGTTGGTACCATTAACACTGTAGAATCAACAAGATTTAAGTTTGTTGCACAATCAACTTTGGCGGCTGCTACTCGTGCCAGTATTCGTAACTCTCTAGAGGTTACAAACGAAGAGCAGTTCGTAGGAGATATTTCTCTTCCATCCTCGGACGAGATCAGGCAACGCGTGTACGGCTATTATGCAACTCAAAACAGGGCCGTTACGATAGAGGACTATCAGGCCATCTGTTATGGGATGCCTGGCAAATTTGGTTCCCTTAAGCGAGTGGCAATAGAAAGAGACTTCAGCGCCATGAAGAGGAATATTAATGTCTACACAATCTCAGAAGATTCTAGCGGAAAGCTAACTATCCCTAATGAGACACTAAAAAATAATTTAAAAACGTGGCTTCTGCAATATAAAATGATCAACGATACCGTAGACATACTAAATGCAGTCATCGTTAACTTTGGAATCAAATACGTCGTGGCTTTGGACCTCAATGCCGATCGATTCACGGTGCTTAATAAGGCCAATGCTGCACTCCGTGCATGGCTGGCCAATAACCAGTACGAGATCGGAGAGTCCATCTTGATAACTGAGTTCTATAAAGTGTTACAGAAGGTTCCGGGAATTATTGATGTAATAGATTTAGAGATAGAGGGCAAGGAAGGCGGCGCCTATGCCAACTCCTCGTTCGATTTTAATGGGGCCCTTACAGCAGATGGGCGCCGCATAGAAGCAGATATCAATAGTGTTTTTGAAATGAAGTTTCCAAACATAGACATTAGGGGCTCCGTCCAATAATGGCCATTGTAAGATATACAGCTAGCGCAGATACAACAATAACGAATGCGTTTGAAGACAACTTGCGCCTGAGGGGCACCGGCTCTAATATGGGCTATGCCGATTCATTAGAAATCTTTTCTATTTATGGGCAGAGTTCCGGCTCAACAACTGGACAATCCCAAGAGTTGTCCCGGGTCCTAATTCAGTTTCCTGTTTCAACCATAGCAGCCCAGAGGACGGCTGGTAGTATTCCTGCATCAGGAAGCGTTTCATTTTACTTAAGGATGTTTAACGCCCGCCATCCCTGGACGTTACCACAAGGATTTAATCTTGTAATCGCCCCGGTCTCACGGTCTTGGGCCGAAGGCACCGGCTTAGATATGGACAACTATCAAGACTTTGGTTCAGCCAACTGGAGTAAGTCGGATAATTCTACATTTTGGACCTCCATTGGTGGAGATTATCTAACAGCATCTAACTATAATGTTTCGTTTCCGCAAGGCTATGAGGATATAGAGCTTGATGTGAGTCACATAATCGAAGAGTGGCTAAAGTTTGAGGGAGTCACTCCTGCGATTGGGGTCATTAACAACTATGGGTTTGGCGTACGACTTACTGCCAGCCAAGAGGCATATTTCTCAAGCTCTACAGGTCAAGACACGTCAGTTCTTATTAACAACATCCAGGGGGCCCAAGAATCCTATTATACTAAGAAGTTTTTTGCTCGTTCTACTGAGTTCTTTTTTAAGCGGCCGCTGATTGAAGCTCGGTGGGACTCCCGCATAATGGATAACAGGGAGAACATTTATTATTCAAGCTCCGCCGCCCCCGCTGCGGACAATCTTAATACCTTATATTTGTACAATTATGTTCGAGGGCGCCTCGTGAACATTCCAGCAGTCGGCACCAATAACTTACTGGTTTCTTTTTATTCTAGCTCAAACAGTGCGCCCACTGCTTCTAAACTCGTTCTCCCTGTCGGCGGTGGCGTTGCAGCGTCGGGCGACCTTAATGCGACGGCTAGCTATGTAAGCCCGGGCATATATAAGTGTGAGGTGGCCCTGACGGCCGCCTCGACGCGTGTGCTGGCCATGCATGACGTTTGGCACTCCGGCGGCGTAGAGTTCCGCACAGGCTCTTTCTACCCGGAGCTTTTTCCCACGTATGCTTCGGCGCCCACTTTTAACAAAATCACCTCTTGCACTAACTTGAAGAAAAAATATTCTCAAACAGATACATCTAGGTTTAGGTTTTTCATTAGAGACAAGGATTGGAGTCCTACCGTTTATACTGTATCGACCGCCAATAATCCAACTGACATTATGGAAAGCGCCTCCTTTTCTGTTACACGCGTAACGGACAACTATGTAGCTATTCCATTTGGGACAGGATCTGATCTTAGTACATATCTTTCATATGACGACGCGGGCAACTATTTTGATCTTGATATTTCAATGTTAGCGCCGGATTATATGTATGAAATAAAGCTCGCTTATTATAATGACAGTATAGGGTCGTGGGAGGAACAACCTCAGACGTTTAAATTTAGGGTTGAAGAATAATTAGAATATGAGCATCAAGAAGTATTTTGAGATTGCAGAAAACATTCAGTCTCTCTCTAATAAGACTGCTGCCGAAATCGCAGATCAAGTTGAATCTGTTGGATATCAGGAACAGGATATTATTGAGGAAGAACGGTTTATACCTCACGTCGATTTTTCCAAGCCCGGAAATTTCGCTCGATATGGTTCTGCGGTTTCTTACTACAAGCAATCTTTAGAGCGCATTTATAATACTTATCCCTATGATGGGTCCCTTAGAGAAAAGCTGGAGTGGATGAATGAGTCCACTTACTTGGATCTCTATATTTTTGATAAGCGCTATCCGCGTACAACAGGTTATGTCATATTAACAGCAGACGGTTATGGCGCTTCGACCTTGACCGATGGCTACGGTGCTCCTAATGCAGCTGCCAATAACGAATACATTCATGTCAAGGGCGGACCAAACGTCAATCCTGACGGCATGTCTCCTCTTGCGCTAACCTTTACAGGCTCCAATTACTATGAACCAACCAAGAATAGGGGTTCTAACCTTGAGTTTGATTTAGCCTCCAGTGGCTCAACAATCGAATTTTGGTTGAAAAAAGATGAGTTCATTACCGGCTCTACAGAAAAAGAAGTTATTTTTGATATGTGGAATGGTGTGGTGTCTTCATCTGCCGACTACACACGCCTGCGCCTTGAGTTAACGGGAGCTACTGATGGAGTGGGGCCATTTCGCCTGACCGCATACTCTGGTTCTACCGGGTTCTTTAGTCAAAACATCTGCCCGGCTTCTGTTACAACGGCGTCGATAGCCGATGGAAGCTGGCACCATTATGCGGTCACCATGCTCTCTGCAGCTGCCGGCGTAACTACGCGCTTTTATGTTGATGGGCGCATCAGCAACGAGACGACCCTCGGTACCGCAGGATTAAACGACGCTGAAAATACTAGCTTACAGGCTTATATCGGCGCTCTCATCGGCAGCCCATCTGGTTCGACTGCAGCCGCCGCCTCTGGTAAATTATCTGGCTCCTTGGACGAATTTAGGTATTGGAAGACTCAACGAACTTCGCAAGATATTGGGCGCTTTTGGTTTACCCAAGTGGGCGGCGGTGTTAACAGTGATCCTACACCCTTTATAGATACAAGTGAGACCGCCAATGTTGATTTGGGCGTTTACTTTAAGTTCAACGAAGGGATTACAGGTCAGTCAGCCACCGATAGTACGGTGCTGGATTACTCAGGTCGATTTTCAAACGGAGCGTGGACAGGATATAACTCATCTTCCCGGAATACTGGCTCTGCTATAATTTCTTCTTCGGCTGCTACGAAAGAGTTTGAAGATCCGATTATTTATGCTTTCCACCCTAAGGTGGTTGCGCTCAATACTGAACTGGAACTTAGTGGCTCCGAACACGATGTTAACAACAATGCCTCCATGTACAGTTCGGTGCCGTCTTGGATAACCGAAGAGGACGACGAGGGAAGCGGTGACCTCAAGAAACTAACACAAATCTTGTCTAGCTACTTTGACACTTTGCACTTGCAGATCGGTAGCCTCAATAAGATTAAAGACATCAGCTATCCCAGCGGCAGCAACAAGCCCATTCCTTTTTCTGAAAGGTTCTTGGGTACGTATGGCTTTGTGGCACCAGATTTATTTGTTGATGCGGACGTTTTAGAAAAGCTTGCTGATCGTAGCGAAAATAAGATTTTCGACAAGTCCTTACATGACATTAAAAATACCATCTATCAGAACATATATAACAACTTAAGTTATATCTATAAGTCTAAGGGTACTGAAAAAGCTTTTAGAAACCTTATTCGATGTTTTGGCATTGACGACGAGCTTGTCAAGATCAACATGTATGCCGATAACGTTCAGTATGAGATGCGAAATAGTCGCAGAAACGTTATCGTCACGGATCGATTTGTTAATTTCAATACTGCCGAAAATCAATATGCGAATGTTTATAACTATGCCGACTCCTCGAATGCCAACTCCGTTGGATATCTTCCCTCGGTTACTTCTTTAACAGGAGGGTATTCCTATACGCTTGAAACAGAAGTGCTCATGCCCAAAAAGCTGGATCCGGAGTCCATTGTATATTATGACACGAATGTTGTGTCTTCTTCTTTGTTTGGTGTGCATGGGACTACAGAGACAGCCGCAACCACATGGCCGTCGCCTGATAGGGTTAACTTCCAAGTATATGCAGTTAGGGATGAAAGGACTTCAAATAATGCGAGGTTTGTCCTCACTGGCACCGCCGGCGGTTTTGTTCCCTATCTTACCTCTCCACTTTATGAAGGAGTATACGACAACACACGATGGAATCTGGCGGTCCGAGTTCGACCCGCGAAATATCCAATTGCGGGGCTTTCAAACAGCGCTGGGGCTGCCTATGGCGGTCTCGACGGTAACTATGTCGTGGAGCTTCATGGTGTTCAGGCCGAAGCTGGCGATATTATGCAGGAATTCACTGTTTCGGGAACGGTTAGTGCGCCCCCAGCTGGCTTCATAACTGGTTCGCGACGTGTCTATATCGGCGCCCACCGTGAAGATTTCACCGGAAACGTCCTTCAAACTAGCGATGTTAAGGTAAACGCATGCCGTTTCTGGCTCGATTATTTGAATGATGAAACCCTTAATAGCCATATCTTAGATACCGAGAATCATGGAGCGCTGCAGCCGCACCTTTATGCATTCCAATTTGATACAAGCGGTTCCAATGGCGACGTCGCGAAGATCGATACTCTGGCTTTTAACTGGGAGTTCTTAACTAACACAGGTTCGAACGCAAGTCAGCAGTTTGTGGTGGACGATTTGGCATCTGGTTCCGCTACTGCAACCACGTTTGGTGTTTTGGGCCCCCTTCTTAATCGACAGTACACTGGTCTCGGAAATAACTTCTTGGCATCTTCAGTTAAGGCTATAGACAAGGACTTTGTTGTTTCATCGAAACTTAATCTCCCAGAAAATATTGTTTCTCAAGACATGGTTAAGGTCCTCGGCACCCAGGATCAAGAACTTTTTACTTCGGAAACTAGGCCAACCGACTTCTATTTTGCTTTTGAAAAGAGCATGTATCAGGTTATTTCCGAAGAGATGATCAATTCTTTTGCAAATCTTAAGGATTTACATAACTTAATCGGTGATTCTGTCGAAAAGCATCGCCCGCATTATAAGCAGCTGCAATTCATGAGGAGAAAGTTTTTCGAAAAAGTGTCTAACGATACTATGGATTTTGATCGCTTTTATGAGTTTTATAAGTGGTTTGATTCCTCGCTGTCCTTTATGTTGGGACAATTGGTTCCGGCCTCCGCCGACTTTTCTGCAAATGTGCGCACGATTATTGAGAACCATCTTTTAGAGCGCCCCAAGTATCGAAGAATATTCCCGTTTTTGGAGCGAGTCGGCGCCCTGGATATCACAGCGTCGTTTAACGGTGTGAACGTGATTGACAGCACTGCGGGAGGATCACCGGATGACCTTCCTGCTGGTACCCTCTTGTTCTCAAATACTTCCCCGACAAAGAGACAGATTGGATCATCCAACCCCACTCAGATAAGTAACTGGAAGCATGTGCATGCTCCGGCGCACCCAATATACACCACCACTTATGATTACTATAATACCAGGTATGTTGCGCTGACACAGCCTGATGCACCGGCCCCCGCGGTTGCTGTAGGATATGATATCGCCCTCGACTCATCGTGGACAAGCTTGAGTTCTTCGGCATCTACTTTTGCCGGCTGGGTTAAATATAATCCTTCGGATGGCCACCGTGAATGGTTTATGTTTGGCGAAAATGGATTCCGACGAGTATCTTTGCGTTCCAGTGGCGAAGTGTATTTTAGTATCAATTTTACCGGCAGGAATGGTGAATGGATTACATCCGGCGCTGGAATTTCTGGTGATTCTTGGCGCCATATTGCAGTTGCATATGATGCCTCTGACACAGCAAACGTTCCGGTCATTTATGTTAACGGGGTGGCTCAAACTATTAGTGTCACCTATCAGCCTATAGGAACGGTGCCTACAGTTAACAACAGTGCGCGCATAGGATCGATGCTTGATGCTGCATTTTCAGCGGGCAATGCAAATGAGACTTTCCGGGCCGGCGAGATAGCTACTATGAGTTTGTGGGGGAAGAAGCTGAGTGCCTCCGAAGTAGCAGAGATATATAACAAGACTACTGGTTTTGCTCCTGCAACTGGTTTTAATCCGGGCCCCCAGAATCTCACAACCCATTCGGCTTATTCGGACTTAGTTTCTTGGTGGAGATTTGGTTCGGCCGCCAACGATGCAGTCGCAGAAATCAAAGATCAAAAGGGAGTGAATAACGCTTCCGGAAGCTGGCAAATATTAAATAATAGCCGAGCTACCATAGAAACAATGAGCGCTGCAGATACAGCAGTGGTCGGCGGCGGAACTTATACTACTGTCGCTAATTATCAGGAGAATAAGAATGTTTACTGGTGGCGTTATGTTGCCGAGAGAGACGATCTTCCGCTTTCGAGTAGCCTCAATCCCGTACGCGCTGATCTTTTGAATGCAATCCGCCAATCTTATGACCGGCGCATTGGTGCCCCCTTTAGGTTCGATGCAGAGGGAGCTGTCACTTTCGGCGGCGTAGGCAGGCCTCCTATTAACCGGCCAAATGCTTTGTTCCCAGCAATTCAGCCCTTTGGACCTACAGTTTCGGCTTCTAACGTTCCGATCAATATCATGCTGTCCTTTGATACAGATGTCGAGGACTTGATTGAAACTGTTGACGTATATCATCCCACATTCAAACAACGATTGGGCTTCTCCTTAGATCCGAGCATTAATACTTTCGGTGCTGATGGGGGCGCAGACCCGGATAAGAAAGCAAACGGAAACATCTTTGCACCCTTTAGTCTTTACAGTTCCTCAGTTAGAACTGGCTACAATATTCAAGTAGAGCAGTGGAAGTCGGGAACAATGATAACCAATCTACATAATGATTTTGTGAATGATCATGATGTTCCTGCGCAAGGGCCCTTCACGGAGAAATTTGTTGGTGGTCGCAAGTATCGCCACACGGAGTTGAATCAGGGCTCAGATACGCGTGAGAACCGCGCTGAGGGCTTCCGCCTCGCTTTGGGTGCAGATGCCGGCAGCATGGCTGCAAGCGGCTACTCGGGCGCCCTAGGCATTGTCCCGGCAAACTACCCCTTTGCAGATACTCCTTCGGGCAGTGCTGAGTATGGTTACCTGCCGGATCTGCCTATGGCTTATCGGTTCCGGGACGAGACATCCAAGCGCCCAGTTAATATCAAGAACATCTTGATGACAACGGCTTCGGTGGGAACGCGCTTGAGCGGCACCATTCTTCATAATCCGATCGGCAACTATCAGAAGAATTATCAGGTTATCAATAGTAATGCCCGGACGGTTAATGATCCGTTCTTTAACGATCAGTCCTTTAGTTTCGCGCTGAATCCGATGGCTGCGGCGCTTCGCACGCTTTCTCCGTTGGCCAATCATCAGGGGGATTCTAATACAAAGTCAATGTATTTTGATGGCGGCAGCGATGGATATCGAGATTATATCAATATTGGAACGGCCGCCACCTGGGATGCGGCCATTGGCGGCGCTGGTGCAGACGCAAAACCCTTTACTATTTCACTGTGGATTAATCTTACCTCGATAACAGATACTCTGCCTTATTTGATGAAGTTCGGCACCTCGGATAGATACCTATATATACGTACGGACGCTTCTAATATTTTACAATGGACCAACGCCCCTTCTGCTTGGAGACAAAGTAGTACAACGATTGCTGCGGATACATGGTATCACGTTGTTGTGACTTATGCCGGCGGCGCTGCCGGCGCACTCCACATTTATCTTAACGGCGTTAATGACGACGGAAGCACCAATACCGACAGTCCGGTTGCGATAGAAACAAATATAGGCGCCCTTGGTGCCAATGGTGGTACAAACAAGGCCTTCAACGGCTATATGGACGAGGTTAGCATATGGAACAAGGAGTTTAGCGCGGCTGAGGTGGAGACTTTATATAATAATGGCAAACCATTTAATCTGGCTTTCTTGTTGTCTTATGCCCCTTCGTGCATTTCGTGGTGGAGAATGGGCGATGACGCGCGTGATTCGGGGATTTCCGGTGAATATATATATGACCAGAAGGGAAATAATAATGGACGATTGGGCCAGCCAGCCACCTTTGCTCCGACCCTTACAGGCTCTGCAGCCGGCTGGGGCTCTCTCGAATCATCAGACGGCATACAACTAGATTATGCGCTTCCTGATCGACAAGGCGCTAATTCAAACCAATCTATTATCGTTAACCGCTTTAGTGCACCGGGCGACTATAGAACGCTATCTCGTGGATACCTAGACCCGGCCCACGAAGAACTTTCCGTATACAATGCTTCCCCGTATCGTAACCGCCAGGTTATCGATTATGGAATCCAGGGAAGTGCTTCTGTTGATCCTTCTATACAAAATTCTATCCGTGTTGTCGATCAGATTGGCAAGAATCGTGGCCTCAATCAACGCGCCAGTCTGCACTGTGGTCCATTTGGTTCTGATGCAGCCTATGGCTCAGTGACTTCCGGCAGTTACGTTACCGTACCTTCGTGGACAAAAACCAATAGGAATGCGAAATGGGCTCTTGGAGAAGCAGGCTTTAAAAGCTATTTGGCCGGCCCAGCGGGATCGATGACGACACAACGGGTGAACCTCGGAACTACTGCAGCTTGGCAAGATGCAATCGGAACGTTAAGTACGTCCTCGGCCGATCAAGCACAGTCTTATACCATTTCGATGTGGATTAATCGCGATGACGACGGTACGACGGGCCTGCGGAGAATTTTCGGAGTGGGCGATGGGCCCTATAACTCCGGACGTTATTCTGGTTTAGAGATCGTGTGGCTGGGAGATCCCGACACCCTTGGAAACAACGGCAATGTAGATCGTTTATATTGTAAGATTGCCGGTGCTTCCGGCTACTTCAATGGTTCAATAGCGCTTCGCAGCCGCAGACTCAAACGGGGCCAGTGGCATCACTTAACAATCGTTGCGCAGTCTGGGTCTTCTGTTTTCGACGAAGCCGTCCCGGTCCTGAATTGCTATATGTATTTGAATGGTGAGTTACAAATGGATGCAGAGCGCGTACGCTTCCAGGACTACCTGCCCTATGAGGTTTCTAACTGGGGTTTTCACTCTCTCTGGAATCGACAGGTGCGGTATCCCTTGAACTTTACCGCCTCGGGTGGCACCGCGCCTACGAACTTTGTTTCGGGCTATGCGGCATTGGGGGCAGCGACGATGCAAATAGCGAACGTGGCTGTTTGGAATCGGGATCTCACAGCCCGAGAAGTATCGGACCTGTATGATGGTTATCATGGCGATGGGGATGCTATCTTCAAGAAAGATACCTTTATTAATGGCCTCGGCGCGCTTTACACATTTGATGCTGCGGCCGGCGACACAAAAGCTTCCGGCCTGAACCGCGCCCCAACTCCTTTTGCCTCAACAAATTATACTGGTGTTGGAAGTGTAGAGATTATTCCTAGCTGGGGCGGCGCATTACAGCCTCCTTATACAACAGCGACTACGGCGCCGACACAGTGGCCTCCCGTATCAGAGTTTAAAATTTATGATAATCTTTTTGTGCAACACGCTATTCCACAATCCAAGCAGCAGTATAAATGGATTGCGGATTCTTTGGTTGTCAAAACACCATCGACGTTGGCCACGGTGGCCCAGGTGGTATCCTCTTCAGCCGGCCGCATTTATGGATATGATTCACCCGCCTGTGCTAGTGCTTCTACATTAGCCCAAGTTATAACTGGATCCGATCATATGTTCTATCATTGGGAACAACCAAATAACTTTGTTGGATCATTGGGTACGTCGTTGATCGACCCGATTTCAGTAAATGCTCACATAATAGGATCTGGCAGCTACAAAAGCCCGTCAGAAGAAGGACCCATCGCCGGCGCCTACTCAGGCGATTTTAACGGAGTAGATTCCAAAGTAGACATTGGCCCCGCTAGTATCTGGAAACCAATCGTCGGGGGCGCCGGAGCCAATGCTAATATGTTCACTATTGCCGGCTGGGTTAAGCCTCGCGCCGCTGGAGGAGGTGGATACGGTCGAGTAATTGATTTCGACGGTGCAAGGCGTATTTTTTGGAACGGCTCCGGCTTAACTTTTGAGCTTCAAACAGCAACGGGGCGCCATCAGATTGTAACTCCCACGAACTATTTTGGACGCTCTGGTAGCACAGGGGAATGGCATCATTTTGTTATGACATATGGCGGAGGCTCCAATACCGCTACTCCGGGATTCCCCGCGATGCGCCCCAATTACTTTTATGTATGGATGGACGGCGGCGACCCCCTCGCTTATACCGGCGCGAGGTATCGAGGCTTTAATGGATTTGTGTCCGGGTCTCTTGTTAACGATGATGTAATAGAACTGCCCACTTCCACAGACAGATGTACAATTGGTAACTCGGGCGATGGAACCCGCGGCTGGGATGGAAATATCGCTGATATTCTGATTCTTTCTCGAAGTGTGGCGATTGGTACGGACTGTTATGGTTTGTCGTGGAATTGGTGTTCGTTATATGGCGTCGGAGCACCCCTAGATCCTAGTCGTATAGATTGGAACACTGGCAGTGCGATGGTTGCATGGTGGCGCTTTGATCCTTTCGCCGGCGGCAAGCCAGCAGCATATGTCAAGCCTGCCTCGAAAACTCTCCCCGATTATAACAACATTAACTATGAGGCAACTAAGCAGCTTGGTGATCATTTGAGTATCGCTACCGATGGCACTCCTACTACGACCATTTACAACCGCTCCGCCTTTGCACTCTCTGGATCTACCGGGATAGCCACCAACGTAAACCTTTCGCGCGAAAGCGTTTGGACAGCCGGCAGCACTTTAAACATCACTCTTAATAACCGCAATGGCCCTTACGGCTGGCCAACCTGGAAACAAATTCGCGGAGGTGAAACAAAAGTTGCCCGACTCCTGCGCAAGAACAACCTTATAGGCACCACTGTTTATCCTCGCGCTATACCCAATCGGGTCGGTGAAAAGGTGACAGGGTATACTCATCCCTCTCGCCCCAATGAGTTTAGGGATTTCATTGAAGCGCCGATAGCACAAGAAGCTTCGCCCTTCTACTTTTATTTCGAAGACAATACCGAAGACGCCGACCCCATAAATAACATTATGATGAAGGCACCATCCTTTTCAAATCAATTTGATTATTTTTCACACACAGCCCTGGATAACAGGCTTGGTCTAAAGATCGACCTGACTCAGCCGAAGGTCTACGATTCGATTGTCGAGTTCGCTCTAAACAGCGATCTTAGTCTGATGATGGACTATAGTCAGAGAATTTATCCAGCGGCCGAGAATGCCTTTAGGGCGACTGTTCGCGGCCGCACTGCCTATAATGTTGACAATATCTGGAACTCTAATCGTCAGTTCCGCAGTCTTCGTTATGGAGGCGCCTCGACAGCAATCACCGGAACCCTGGGCCAGCCCGCCAACATGATTGCCTCTCAGAGCACTTGGCCTCTAGACGCGCACCTCAACTATAGTGTCACCCAATCTGCCACGTCCTCAGACGGTTCGGGACTCCTTATGAACCTTTATGGAACCTGGACGCAAAAGAACGGCCTCCCCCGTGTGTATGGCACATCCTGGAACGAACGGGAGCATCCTTCTCCTCATGCCGCGCCAACGTATGCGCTTAGGGTGCCTGCCGGAAATACACAGGGCGATGGCAGCGCTGCAGAAGGCGCTGCGAATCGAATCGTTTCAGCGAGCGAAGTAGCGTTTGGGGGCGATACCGTATGGATGGCTCCTTCTCAAGCCGGAAAAGATCCTTACAAAAACTATACATTGATCTCTGACAGAATTCGCGCGGTTGGTAAAGATTATTCTATTTTGCCCGAATTCCGCATAAGCTCTCATATGAAGTATCTTCTTGAAGATCAAGGAGGCGACTTTCTTTCTCCGGTAGATAATATTTTTGAACTTTCGGGTGCGGCCGTCAGCAGCAGCTTGGAAGAGGGGTTCTATAGGACCTATACAAATTCTGATTTCTTGAAATATTTTAAAGTTGTCGATGATGATTTAAACGAAAAACGATCTGGAGATCTCATGATTGTGCGAGACAAGGTGTCCTTAAAGTGCGACGCTCTTTTGAAGTTTGTGCCTTATAGGGGGTTTTACCCAGCAGAACGAACGGTGGAGTTGGCTCGCATCTTCTCACAGTCCTACGGGCCGCAATTATGTTATATGACAGGAACATTTACTGACCCGGCTGATATTACACATACTGCCCGGGTTGCCCCAGGTCTTCCTTTGCGTCCAATTATGGAACCTCTTATGTCCCCGGGCATCTTATTTAATACAATTAAGTCCGGCCTAGCTACCAGCGACTTCATACTCATGGGCACCCAAATTGGTAACGCCATCCCTGACCTCGTCCCCGAGTTCGCTTGCGCTGGCGACCAGAGAGCGGTTGATAAAGATGGAAATTATTACGGCACTCATCGCGGAAACCCCGGCAACTGGTTCGAGGCGTACGGCCAAGATGCCAATGTTCTGTGGCAAAGCTCGGGCTCGGGCCCTCAAACTGAGGACTTGAGCTCGTTTGGCATGTCACTGGGGGCCGCCATGATGACCCAGCTTCCTTTTGAAGCTTTATACAATCCAACACAATATTTTTCAAATGAGTGGCTTAAGACTAGGATTACCAAGTGGGGCGCTCGTGACGCCTCTGTAGATGTGACGGCCCTCTCTAATTATCCAAATGGGCGCCTCAACGTCTTGCTTGATAGGCACCCGTCTAGTAGTTATAGCTGGGGCCCCGCATCGCTAAGAAAAGAGCGCACCCCGCCGGGCGTCTCCAGCACTGGTGCCTTTGCCTTTGGCCTCTTGTTTACCGGAAGCGTGGCATCCAGCTCTGCCCCAGAACGCAATATTTTTTCCGCCCCCGCCTGCGCCCTGCATGGTCCATTATATGAGCATGCTATTGATAATTTCTTATGTGAAACAACCAATATGTTTGTGAGCGAGCTGACAAATTTTCAGTCTGCACGTGAAGAGAATTTCCGCAAGGTTGTAGACGGAACCACCTATACGATGGTAATGCGTCTCTATCGCTCCGATGTAAATCCCTTGTGCGCTCGAAGCTCTTCGGCCGAAGTTAAATTTGACATGTATTCCCGACGTAGTGCTTTTGGTCCTCCTGTAGGCGCGTCAGTCCGCGCCGCGTCCGTTAACAGTCTGCCCCACAAGCAAGGCGGGCCCTGGAGTTTAAGCTTTTCCCACGTTACTCCTCCCTACTATGATGGTTCGGCGACGGTTAAGTTTGTTTATAGTGCATCTTCAAGTGGCTATCCTACATTGAATGATATTATTTCTAATACCACTACGGAATTTTTTAGAGAAGAATACACTCCCAACCTTAATGCAGCGAATGCTAGCATCGGCGCTGGCGATCCAAACGCTGACATCCGCATGCAAATAGATAACTCTTTCAATCTTTTGGAACGATTACAACAGGTCCCGGATCAGACCGTCACCCAGAAAGACAGATGGTTAATCCAGTCTAAGTTTGAGACTCCTATTCTGAACTTTGCTGGGGTTTCTACTGGATCGGTGCCTGCGGAAAGTTATGTTCAGACCGACGCCACCGCAAGCGCTACTCAGATGATAACCCGCGGAATGTGGCACCAATATGGCAATCGCTGTACGGGCGGCGATGGCGTCTGGGTGACGCTTGAAGATGGCAGCGGGGAGTCCCTGGCTGATGTTGTTGGATTCAAGGTGGGAACCCCCCAGCGCGTTGGAAAACCCAAGAAAGAGTACAAGCTTGAAGAAGCGATTGTTGCCATTCCATTCAAGTCTATCAAGAATCGACGAGAATTTATTAAGTTCCCCGAACAAGAGGTGCGCACAGTCTCGAAAGACGGAAAGCTTCTAGAATCATTTACTCAGCCAGACCCTCGTTCACAGACTTATAAAAACTTGGTCGCCGCAATGGACAAATATGTATTCCCACCAAGATTTAACTTCGTCGACTTTGATACAGTAGATGCAATTCTGATGTATGTATTTGAATTCTCCACAAAACTTACCGAGAAAGATATCACCGATATCTGGCAGAATCTCCCCCCCGATTTGGACGACAGATTTGAGCACGCCGAGACTGAAGTGGAAGAAAAAGAACTTGTTGACCTTATTTTGGATAAGGGGGATGACATTCAGTGGCTGGTATTTAAGGTCAAGCGGAAGGCCAAGAAAGATTTCGAAGTCTATCGGCGCTCTTTGGTCACGGATAATGTGAGTGCTCTGACACCTCGAATTACGACGCCTTATAGTTACAATTGGCCGTATGATTACTTCTCCTTAGTTGAGCTTGCCAAGATTGAAGAAGAGGTGCAGTATGTGTCGGCAGATATGAAGATTGGCCTCGATCTTAGCGAGGGCGAACAACTTACGATTCGTAGGCCAGATCCTGTTGGTCGTGTAGCTCCCAACCAACCCCCGGGCACGGCAGATGCTGATTGTGGGACTGATGATAAGGGTACCGGGAAGAGTCGAACCGGCGGAAAGAGCGGCGGCAAATACCAAGACAAGGGGCCTTCGAAGTCAGGTGGCAAGAGCGGCAGCAGATATCAAAATAAGAGATCTTCGAAGTCTGGCAGTAAGACCGGCGCCAAAACGCAGAACAGAGAGCAGAAACAGAAGCAAGATAAGGTCGATCGAACAACCGAGTCGTGGAAATCTAGAAAGAATCAAAAACAAGATAAATCACAGTCAAAGAAGAGCAACAAGAAGCAGAGCCGCGGCCAGTTACAAAAGAGTAACAAGAAAAGCCAACAAAGTAAGCGGCGTTCTGGCACTTATACACAAAATAAGTCACGAAATAAATCTGGTGGTAGTTATTCAAGTAACAAGAAGAGTAGGAAGTAATGGGATTTTTTAATAAAAAAGAAGAGGTGCTAGATTTTGTGCTTACCGAATATGGCAAGTATTCATTAGCAATAGGAAAACTAGACCCTGCCTATTATGCGTTTTTTGACGACGACATCCTGTATGATGTGGCCGCGTCTGGATACGTGGAAAACCAAAACCAGTCAGAAGGGCGCATTCAAGAGGAGACTCCCAAACTTAAGATAATTCCTACTCGTACTGGCGCCGAAACGCGTGTAACGAAGTTCCTGAACAATCTTCAGACTGCAATCGGCAATACTAATTCAGATCCCGCTGAAAACGTGGAGGCGTTTAAACAGCCTGTATTCGCAGAAACTGGCAAAATAGATGCATATCCCTTAGGGAATGCTTCATTATTGTCGCAATATAGTGCCGCATGGCAGCTTCAACTACTGTCTCAGCCTGAGATCTCATCTTCAGTATCATACTTGGATGAAGATGGGTATATTAATAACATCCCGCAGTTGAATATCACCGTAGATTATGAGGTTTATTTTAAAGCTGGGGATCCCCAACTTTCACCGATCTCCATTAGCGAGAGAATAGGCAATACGGATATCTTTTTGGCCCTCAATGAGAAGTATTTAATGATGGAAATAAATGAGAATAATACTGATTTCCTTAAAGAGAACTTCGATATTCAAGTTTTTCACTCTTCTTCGACCGGGTATATCCAGAAAGCTTATACTCCTGAAGATGTGCAGACTTTTGCTGCTTCTACTACTGATAATGTAGAGTATTATATGAATGTTTTAGTAGATAAGGAAATTCCGCCAGAAGTCATCGAGGAACTAAATATAAGCGAGAAGGCCCTGTCCACTTCGGCCTCTAGATTGAAGCTTAATCGAGATCTTTATTCCGCGGGCACAGGCGCGCCCGGCGATGAAAATGAGGAGCCCTGCTAACAATGGCTGTTTCACTTGGTCCCTACTCAACGTGCTTGTTTGCGCCGGTTGTCACTATTCAGGCGATCTCTAGCGACATTGGCTACTCAGCCGGCGTGCCTAGGCGCATGCACATCCGCATGGAAATATCCAACGAGAAGGCGCTAGGAAATCAGCGAGTAGGAAATTTTAAGAACTTTGTAATGGTTAGTCCTGATATTGAAATGTTAAATAGGCTGTGTTATGATAAGGACTATTTGGTGAGATTTATAAAGGGCGCCCCAAGCCGCCGCCCATGGTCCCCGGGCAAGATCTATAGATCCAGTGCATCCTTCAAAACAACTATCTCTAAGAGTTTGCCGCAAAAAGAATGGAAAGAAAAAGCACCCCTGGGCACGCGCCCGGGTCAAACAACATGGAACTGGACCTATGATGCGGAGTTTGTCATTAACTACAACCCCAATGTGTATGTGTTGGTTGTTTCTTATGCGGAGTACAAAGGGTCTATCGATGTTAAAAAAATGAGCATGCTTCAGGATACTATCTTACAAAATGGTCTTGTTCCGCCGAGAACCCAGCTGTTTCGTTTAGCAGAAACAATGGAAGGCTTCGGGGTTCGGGGTTCTCTGTGGCCTACTGCAGTCCATATGTACCTGGGGAATAACAAAATTATGGCCGGCCCAGTTCATACAATAGCCAAGCATCCCATGGTTACGGCACAGAATGTTACAAATTTCAAAAATATAGATCTGCGGATTCTTGATGCAAGCAATCGTTTGAGGCTTGATTTTCTTCCTCCGGTTAGCCTGAGAGACGCTGTTTCTGCGTATGTATCGGAGCCCACTTTATCCAGAAATGGCGATGGCCTCATTCATGGTTTCTTTTCTTTCGATTTGTTTGAATATGCTCGCGACAATACCGAGTTCGGGCGGTTTCTTAGAGTTGGAGAGTCTTTGAGTTCCACTTGTCGAATAAAAGATATTGTAGTCTATTCTAAACTGGCCGGCCAAACTATGAAGGGGAACTCTCTCACGCCCGGAAATCAAGGAGAATCTCCTTGCGGGACCGGAAAGACCGACCAGTATAAAAAAGTAGCGTCTTTGGGAGATAATTTAGATATTATTAGCACCTCTAATGATGGAGAGGTTTTAAATATTGCTTTCATGGATAGGAGCGCTATCAACCATACTGAAGGGCACATGCAATACAGAATAGAGGTGCTGGTTATTGATGAAACGCGGAATGCGCTGCAAGGCATTTTGGAAAAACTGAACACTACGCTCAAGCAATGCGAGGGTCTGCCTCGCGAAAAGGAACATAAGGGCCCGTGGAATAAGCTTGTAAGTCAATATATGGCGGCTTTAATGTTTATATTTGGAAAAGAAGAGATTTTAGGATTTACTGTTCCCTACTGGAAGCGAAATTTGCTTGCGCTGACATCAAAGTTTAATCAATCACTTGTCGGCGGCGATGGATATGGGTTGCTAGTTCAACATATTCGAAACGTTGTCGGCCAAATAGCAGATTTATTGGTGTCCAAAACCGGCCCCAAGACAAACCGTTCAGGAGCGAAGAAGTCCCGCGTCCGAGCTGTTAAAAGGTCCCCATATCTTATGATGGAAAAGGAGTTTAAAACAAAGTTTCAAATTCAAGGGAACAGGAATGTTGGCCTTGATTATTTGGATAGCAAGCTCACAAATACATTCGGTGTTATGCCTACTTTGGCTTACGGGGTTATGGTCGACCGTGTTGAAGAAGAGAAACAGAAGTACTCCGTCAGCAACCCCAACGCCGTGGGCATTAATGCTTTTGGGTTCCTAAGCCCGGCGGCTGTTAGTCTATCTAACAACTTCGCACGCGTGCCGACTACCTGTATTGAAGCTAGTACAGATAGTCTTTCTTCACTGCAGAGAAACAAGACCAATACCAATACATCAGTTATGAACCCTCAGAAGTCTCTAAGTTCCGAGAAGAACAAAATGACAATTTTAAATTCTATAGGAGTTGTGGCGACACCATACCCTATTAGTTTAGGTAAATTGGTGGCCGCAAAAGGATTGACAAAGAGCAAAGAAGCTGACTCTCGACATATGCTATCAAATGACTCCAAATTTACTGAAGCCAATACTTCGAAAACAGCACAAACAGGATCCATTCAGTCTAATATTAAAGGAATTTTTACTAGTGCGACACTTGCCAACTCGCCCCTTGTTAATACCATTGTCAACAAGCAAGCGGCGGGGTTTAAGGAAGTGAGACCTCAAAATTTGGGTTCTATCGCAGGCTCTTTGGCCGGCGCCAAACTTCAAGATAATGAAGAAATCACCACACAGATTAATTCATTATCTAATGTTATTAACTTTGGATCTTTAGTAAGAGTAGAATATCTAGAGGGCTTCGATCATCTCTATGGCATTTCTGCTCCCAATTGGGTTCCGATGACCGAAGAGGCCCACAAAGCTGCGGAAGCTAACGAAGACACTTTAGTATGTCGACTGGTTCAAATAACCAACACGGTCAATGTCCGCGGCGATTTGGGATTGCGTCCTTTGGCCACTTTATTTGCTTTGGGTCCTATCCGCGAAGGTTATAGCGGCGGGGGAGATTATAATAGGAAACTTAAAGAGAGCGAGTATGACGTGAGAGGAATGGTCCCGGGCTCTAATCTTTTAGAGCAGCAAGGTCCGCTTTCTTTGTATGCAGTGAAAGCCCCCCTGTATCCGATGCCAGAAGAAGTACTCCCTCCGCCTTCTAAGGGAAAAACCCGATTTTCAAAGGCCGACAAACAGAGAAAGATAAAAGAAGCTTGCAAAGATCAAGAAAAGCACATGAACAGCGTAAACGATCAAATTAGAACTTTGAGCAGGAGGATCGATGCCCTGGAGCCCCCACCACGCTATTGGTCTGAAGTGCCTCTGAAGCAGCGACCGAATGCTAAGGTTTCTGGTCCAATACCCTATTCAATGTATAAGGCATCTCTCGACGAACTTGAGGATTTGCAAATAGAGCGTGCCAATCTGATAGCGGATCTTGAGTGGCTTCAGAAAGAATATAAGGATTGTCTTATACGAGAAGAACGCGCCCGCAAGGCCGCTGCAGCCGCGGCAGCTAAAGCAGAGGCCCTGAGGATCCTCCGCGAGCGAAAAGAGAAGGCCCGGCAAGAAGCAGAACGAAAAGCCGAGGCAGAGCGCAAAGAGCGCGCCAGGCAAGAGGAAGCCAGACAAAGGCGCCTTGCTGCGAAACGAGAACGAGATCGTATAGCCGCTCAACAAAAAGAAGAAGCCAGGGTCAAAGAAGAGGCCGCAGCCCAGGAGGCCGAAGACCTCGCTCGCCAGCAACAGCGCGACCGGGACAACAAACAAAAGCAAAATGACAAAAATAAACAAAATCAGTTAGGTCAGCAACAAAGACAGCAAAAATATCAAGAAAAGCAAGACAACTCCTGGCAGAATCAGAGCTTGAAGGATCAAAAGAGCGGCGGCTCCAGCAACAAGCAGAGCAATAAGCAGGGCTCCTGGCAGAATCAGAGTTTGAAGGATCAAAAGAGCGGCGGCTCCAGCAACAAGCAGAGCAATAAGCAGAGTTACGGCTCTTCCAACAAGAAGAACAAAAAGAGTAGGAAATTCTAATGGCCATATTACAACCAACAGAAAATAAAGACTTTCTTCTCATCGTCGACGCAGATCAAATAGGGCCAAATCGAAGACTAGACCTCCCCCCGGGGTCCCCTCATCCAATGGTAAGGAATGATTGGGGCACCATTGATGCTCTACGCGGCGTACTAGGAAAGTACTATACCACATATTATAGTTCTAAAGGAGATAAACTGTATAACTATGGATCTCCCACGGCGATGAAATCAAAAGCATGGAACGGCCGCCGTTACAATACCCGCAAGGGCGGGCGCATGAGAACTCAAATCAGCAAGCCTGTTTTAAATTATACATATATAGACACAGGAACCAAAGAAACCTTAGTCCTGGGCCGCGAGTGGGATAATTGGAATAGGTATAAAGAGAAGTCCTCGGCCGCTAATGGTTTTCTTGTTGGCAGTGGCTGGACAAATCGGTTTTATGATTTTATTTCGGGAGAGTATTCTTTTTCTGGGATTGATACCACTTTTGATGGAGTATTGACCCATCTTATGGACATACCGCTCAGCGACCACACCGCACAGTTTTGGCTTCCCTCTGCTGATGCAAAGATGCGCGCAGAATCGGGCATGAATTTGTATATTGAGCCTGTTTATAATTATTATGATGCTTCGGTACCGGTTTACGAAACAACGATCGCGCCCCCAAAGATCAAAGAGTATCACCTGCCCAATGTTTATTACCTTCAGTCAGAATTAATCAATACCAGCAGCACCTTGTTGGCGGCCTATCATCTCCCGGCCCTAACATTAGATCAAACAATAGATTGGTTTGTGGTGTCGAATGCACAGACGGCGACAGAAACAAATGTTGGAGAATATTATCAACTTTATTCTCAGCAGCTATCTCAAATGACTCTTAATACACCCGAATATAATGCTATAGACACAGCACTAAATGAGACAAATAGAAATTTTGCTGTGCTGTATTCAGATCTAGGAGTTCTTCAAGAACAGGAAATCCAAACACTGACAATGCCGTTTTATACCAAACTTGTTATGGGATACGATGCCGACTCGCGAACAGGCTTAAATAAGGATGTTAACCTGTTAAGGAAGCTAGCCCGGTCCGCGGATACCAAAGACTTTATTGATATACTTCAGTATTATACTATTATGAAGATTTCTGAAGGCGTGGCAGACAATCTTCCCTGCGAGCGTACGTTCTGGAAGAAAAAGTTCAATGACAATAGAGGAAAGAATACGTTGCAGACCGGCTTGCAGGAATATCCTGTTATTTATGATTTAGAACAGGTAATCGAAGACATGTTGGACTCTAATTCGCCAAGTTCTGCCGCCAACTTGGCAGCGTCGCTCAATGATTTTACCAGCACTCAGGCACCTCCGGCTACCGAGACTCCATTTAGACTCCTTCGAGACTATAGGCGTTCGGAAGAAGATATGATCGTGAACCCTTCACACGTATTAAATGCTAAAAAGGACCTATTGGAAGATCCAGGCGGCGGTGCAGATATCGCGCAGGTTATAAAGACGTTCAATCAAATATTGGAAGGTGTGCGTTGTCATACAGAGACGTTGATGTATATTGTGCGCAAACGCCCTGTGGTGAACGGGTTGCTTCAAGAAGCAATCCAGACTTATTATATTTCTGAACAGTTTCCCCAACTTATGCCTACTACTTTATTTGATTCACAGGTTAAATATAATCAAAAATACGTTTATGATATTGATAGAGTTATGTTAGTATTTGGAAACGAATATGAATATGATAACGTAAAGCGGACCGGTACGTGGGGCAAGAATACGGCAACGGTTTCGATATCCAATTATGCCAGCGTTAAGGCCATGATCGTGCCCTACGTGGTGGGCGGAATGGCAACAACAATTATGGATAAGCCCCCGGTACCGCCTGAAGTATCGTTTTACGCCGCCCGGGGGGTGGACAACCAGATTAGGATACTGCTTAACTCAAGCACGGGCGAACTTAGCTCCAAGCCAGTGGCAATTTTGGACGAAGATAGGACCTACATTGAAGAAGAATACCTGGCTCAAACTGGCATGCCGCTTACATACGGGGAGATCATGACATCACCGGACGCCGAGAAACTGACGTTTAAGAGCGATGACCCAGTAGATTGGTATGAGATTTTCAGACTTGACGTGGCGCCAGAAAAATATACGGACTTTTTAGGGGGGCGAATGACTACCATAAATCCCACTTATGGTATTCCGGGTGAGCACATTGACAAGATAAAGCCTAATCAAAAGTACTACTATTGCGCGCGCTCTATCGACATGCATGGAAACAAATCTAATCCGACGCACATATATGAGATAGAAATGATCAACAATAATGGTAAGATTTTCTTCACACAAGAAATCTTCGATTTTCCGAGCACACCTCAAACTTTTCATAAATCTGGGCGCCGCTTTTTATATGTAGAGCCGGCAATGCGTCAGGTAATTTATGACCCAGAGATAGCAAATCCGGGCGCTCCGGCGTTGAATGTGGCGCCGCCCACCAATACCTTGTTGGGCGCCCCCGATATTGATAGAGTATGGGGCAAAAAGTTTAGATTGCGCGTGACAAGCAAAAAAACAGGAAGAAAAATAGATCTTAATATCACTTTCAAGAACAGTGGGTTAGTAAAACCTAGCGAATAATGATATTTAGCACTATTTATATGAAGAGGACATAAACATGGGATTTTTAGATAACTCCGGCGATATTATATTAGATGCCGTTTTAACCGATTTGGGTAGAAAAAGACTGTCTGAGGGCAATGGTAAATTTAGGGTGGCTAAGTTTGCCTTTGGCGACGACGAGATAGATTATGGATTGTACGAAAAGAACAATCCTAGTGGGTCAGCTTATTATGACGTCGCGATCCTCCAGACTCCGGTCTTTGAGGCTTTTACCAACAATATGTCGAGCATGAAATCTCGACTTTTGTCTTATACAGAAAATGATTTATTATATTTACCTGTAATACAGCATAGGAATTCTGGCGATTCTAAGTTTGCTTCAACTCAATCCCCAGCGTTATCTAGTTATATAGTTTTGGTCGACCAAACCACGGTTAATGCCTTGACTACAGATAACAACAGCTTGGACGATGGAATTATGAACGGTTTCCGCCCCGATCAAGGCAGCAAGAGGGTGACTAGTGATCAGGGACTGAATACTACGGAGCTTTCGGCGGAAGACTTTATAAATCCGGTGCTCTTAGAAACGCAGTATTTTGTGCAGATTGATAATCGTCTCGGGTTTTTGACAGCACCTGATGTAGGTGAGGGCGACGAGGGGTTCACTCCCACGTCTATCGACGACGACGATATTGCTACTTATATTTTTACTGATACTGATGATTCAGGAACTGTAACGCGGCTCTCTCCCGGAGATTCTTCTGCAATCGCCGGGCCCCGTGGCACTCGTCTGTCTCTCAAGGTGGCTTCTAGTTTGGATCTTAAGACAAGTACCTATCTATTTGGCCAGCTCGGATCCGGAGGAACTGTTGATATTGTAAGCGGGACTAAAACACTGGCCGCGGCAGACTATCAGTTTATCGACACGGTTCTGAGAATCTCAGGAGTGTCAACGGGCTATACCTTAGATATTCCGTTGCGTTTTGTTAAGAAAACTACTTAAGATAAGGATACACAGATGGCTACTTCATTTAAAACTTTTGAACCCGGCAAAGATTCGGTTGTAACAAGAAACCTATTACACGAGGCGATTCCAATCACGGGAACCATTATTTCAGGAACATACGCGGATGCTAATATTAAAAACTATGGACACGGGATGTTCCAATCAGTTTATGATTACCCATACTTAAGCTCCTCAGCTAATCATCTTTTAGATATAACCTGCGGTTATTCGGCGAACTCGGGACTGTCTGGTTCATCTGATCGTGTCCAAAATGCCAAGAAAATTAACATCTATAATGAAATGGCACAGGTTTTGGTGGGATATGATGAAACTGGCGCCATTCGTGAGTTCGACGAAGACGGCGATTTGACCGGCGGCAACAAGAACAAGGAAGCCTTTTTCTTTAACTTTACGAGACTGCTGGCCAAAGATGAGATCAAGAAGGGAAGCTTTCAGTTTTCGATCTTCACGTCAAAAGGTGTGGGCTCAACAACTCCATTATCGCAATCGGTTACGATAACAGACAAGAGCGGCTCGAATGGATATAAAATCAATTCTCCGGCCGGCGAATATGGTATTCTTTATGCAACTGGATCCAATCTTGCTGCGGGAGCCGTTGATGAGAATGGATATGCCAAGGTAGGCTTGCTATATTATCAGGCTGCGGTCATGGTCCTCACGTGTTCTCTTTTTAGAAGCTTTACTGGTAGCAGCCCCACTACGGGCCTCCTCGCAACTAGTAATCCGGCTGCTTCACCTTCACGCGGCGGCGAGCCTAATACTCAAGTAACTCCGACTAATGGTGCTTCGTTTTTTAATACGGCCTTGAGCGGCACCACTATTGACACGAATGCGGATAATCTCCGTCGACGGATATCTAATATATCATTCAACAATACAACCGAACTTAATTCAACGGTCTATTTCTGCCGCGCAAATAATACAGACTTTAATTATTCCTCTAATACCACCTATGTTAGTGCTAGTAAGATGGTTGTGAAAAATAACTCACAAGATCTCCCAGTTTCATATGTGACAACAGTCGGATTATATTCGCCAGATAACGAACTTTTGGCGGTCGCCAAGCTGTCGGAGCCTCTGAAGAAGGATCCCACTACTGAGTTTACCGTCAGAGTGCGATTAGATTATTAGAGTGCAGACGCGGTTATGGCATGCCTTATTATAAGTTTAACAAAAATGATGTTTATTCAAACACATTAAAGACACATCCAAGCGTTAAATTTTTAGTTTATAGCGGCTCCGCTTTTTATAATAATACCCCCAATCTTTCAGGTGCGTTTGCAGACCCCATTAGGCTTACCGATGCTGGGTTTGTTTCTCTTTATGAGTTAAATGTTGATAGAGTTTCCTCCTCTACTGGGCGCCTGATAGGCCCTTCTAGCCCGGACCCTGCACAAGAGACCCCCGATTCAGGCCTCATTTATTCATTTGTTGTGAAAACTGGCTCGCGTATTGGATATCGCACCCAAGCCGCTGCATCCTTCAACACCTCCAATTATGGAGACGTGATGATCAGTTCGTATCCATACACATCCAGTATTGCCAAGGAGTATTATAGTGCAACTACCACTCGTACATCTTCAGCATATGTTTCTCATTTATATGCTTTAAAGAACACCATAAATCATTATCGTTACTTAAACCCCAATGTGGTTTTCAGCGCATCTAGCGGCCCTGTAACGAGAGACCTGGGCTCAGTACCCGTCGGATTGATCAACATTCCCGGTATTTTTTATGGCTCAGAGATTAAGAAAGGGACTATTGATTTAAAATATTATATCACCGGAACTCTCGTTGGGCAGGCTACCGATAAAAATCGCGATGGTGCTCTGTACTCCACCTATGGAGTGGGCTCGGGTAGCGTCATAGGGTTCGCTCTGTATAATGAAGGGTTCATAGTGTTAACTGCATCCGACGCCCTTTCTACGACCGTAACTGATGCCTATACAAGCTCCGTCGACACCCCAGCTGGCGACAACCCCGCGTGGGTATTTTTTGGCCAATCAATTTCTGGAAGCGTCATCGCACCTAGTTCGTCCTTTATTATGGAGTTCAGCGGTACCACTTATACACAAACCCTTACGATGTTTGCCACGTGTCCCAAAGGACAAATCAACCAGTCTAACAATCCCACTTTTGTGACCTATTCCGCAGGCAACTCTATAGCCTCCGGTTCTCGTGCTTATATCGAGAATGACGAAATTGCTATTAAAAACATTGTCAGCTCAGCATACGGAGATCCCACCGCATCCTTTGACAAGACAACCTATATTTCTAAGGTTGGCATTTATGATTCGAAAAAGAATCTCATCGGTATTGCCAAAATGGCCACTCCTGTTCGAAAGACTGCCAATCGCGACTTTACATTTAAGATCAAGCTAGACATCTGATATTATAAACTGTATGATTTTGGGTTTAGATATATCGACCAGCATTACTGGCTATACCGTATTAGATTATGGTGGCAATATTTTGGTGTGCGACCACATTGACTTGCGCAAGGAAAAAAACTTCTTCAAAAAAGTGCAGCTTGTGAGAAAGCGCCTAGAAGCGTTAGAGGGGGAATATCCCATAGAGCGGGTGTATATCGAACAGTCGCTTCAATCCTTCCGCTCCGGGTTTTCGTCAGCGCAGACCTTATCTCTTTTGTCCAAAATTAATGGCATTGTGTCATGGTTATGTTATAATATGTTTTATGGTGAACCTAAATACCTTGCTGCCACCTCCGCTCGTAAGCTTTGTGGTATAAAGGTCCCCAAGGGACAAAAAGCAAAGGCTGTTTCGTTGCAATTTGTTCTTGACAATGTGCCTGGTTTTGAGATAGAATACACTAGGCATGGAAATCCAAAGGCTGGTTATGCTGACCGGTCGGATAGTTATGTAATTGCTCGGGCAGGGTGGGTTCGTGAAAACCAAGAAACTCAAGATTCTAACTAATGTACTGGGGCCTTTTTATAGGTCCAACAATGAGTTTTTATTTAAGTGCCCTTACTGCGATCATCATAAGCGCAAGTTTTCTGTCAACATTGACAAAGGTTATTACAAGTGTTGGGTCTGCGATACGCGTGGCAAAAACATTTACCGAGTTATTCGTCGGTTCGGCACAAACCACGACAAAGCGCAGTGGCGAGAGTTTACAGACGCTGTTGAATATGACAAGCTTGAAGATATATTCGAAGAAAAAGTCGAAGAAAAACAAATTTTAGAAATGCCTGAAGGGTTTGTGTCCTTGACCACCCGGGATGTGCCGCCGACAGGCTTCGCGGCCCGCAACTATCTTCGTAAGCGAGGTATCAACCGAGAAGATATCGTGTGGTGGAAGATGGGGTATTGCGCCAGTGGCGAATACGAAGGCCGCATTATCATTCCGTCGTTTGACGACGAGGGTGATTTGACCTATTTTGTGTCACGCTCCTACGACAAGAAGTTCTATCCTAAGTACAAGAACCCACCAGTGAGCAAGAACATTGTCTTCAATGATTTGTTTGTGGATTGGAGTTCCGATATCATTCTGGTAGAGGGCGTATTCGATGCGATTACGGCAGGCAGAAATGCTGTGCCCATCTTGGGATCTACGCTAAATCAGAACTCTGTTTTGCTTCGCAAGATCGTGAAAGAAGATGCGGGAGTTTACGTGGCTCTGGATCCTGACGCAAAGAAGAAAGAGCTTGAGATCATTAAGACTTTGTTGGATTTCGATATCGAGGTTTGGAAGGTTGATATTCGCGACAATGAAGATGTTGGCTCGATGAACAAAGAGCAATTCCAGAAATGCTTGGAAAATGCGACCCTTATCACTCCAGACAACTATTTATTGTTGACGCTTGCAATGTCCGTCTAGGAGTCCAATGAAAATCTCAACATCGCGCTTAAAGCAAATCATCCACGAAGAACTCTTTTATCGGGAGTTTCATCGGGGAACCCAGGAATTAGAAGAAGCCAAGAAAGCCAAGGACGAGCGCATCTCTCGAAAGATCGCCTATTTGGTTGACAAGGAAGGTAAAGATCCGAAACAAGCGACAGCAATTGCTCACTCAATGGAAGAGCGTGGAGAATTAGAATGAAAATCACCAAACAAAGACTAAAAGAGATTATTAGGGAAGAAGTTGGAGCAGTCGAGGAAGGAACTTTTGGACTAACTCGGGCGCGCCACGCCGCAGCCCAAGAGAAGCTTGCATCTTTACAGAACGCCAAAAAGGTCACTCAAGAATTATTTAACCTTTGGAAGACTGAAAAAGATCCAAAAAAGAAAGAAAAAATCAGACAACACATACAAGCGCTCGCTGATGCCGCTAATGCTATCACTGAGGAATATACAAAAGATGAAGTTTCTGCGATTCTCCGTGCCGGTGAGGCTTCTAAGGCTTCCGCGTCAAAAGCGGATGACCTCAGCCCGGGCGCTTTGCTGAACGATATAACGGCGCTTGCTGATTTGGCCGACGGCCTTCGTTCCAGGATACAGAAAGCTGCATTTCGTAATTTGGAACAGCACCCTCAAGTTCGAGAGGCGATTAGGTCACTAGAGGAAACGAAGATTTTGTTGGAGAGCATTAAATAGTGCAAATTACTCGCCGCCGATTAGAAGAAATCATTAAAGAAGAGCTTACGAAGTATGAGTGGGACGCTCTCAAACTTGATGACGCGGATGCACCTTTTGTTTTAAGGATGTCCGGAAAGGGAGCCAAAGAATCCCACTTCCATGGTCTCGACTCAAGTGGCCGACCGAAGTTTGGGGGTCGCGACGGCGCTTATGAATACAGTAGTATCGAGAAAGCAATGAGTCGCCAGAGCGCACTCAACCGCGATGGCGCTGGTCTTGCTGAGGTTGAGCCCGTAGAAGCCGTAAAGGTGAGCGCCCCCACGGATAAAACGGTGGGCAGGCTTCGCCGAGGGCTTAAAACAGGTCGCTGGCACGATCTGGAAGAGGGAGAGAAATGACCGGATCGCGATGATCCTCCGGAGGAAGATTAACAATGAAAATCACCAAACAAAGACTAAAAGAAATTATTAGAGAAGAAATCGGACTAGGAGATCTTCAGACGGAACCCCGCCATGAAGGCGGCACACCCGAAGAGAAGTTTATTAATAAGTTGACGATTGTTGCCGCATCCAAAGGAGCAAAATCTGGCCGCGACGCTGCCGAATTGTTTGGTTTGGCCGGAGATAAAGAGGTCGAAGCCTATCTGGAGGACCTGCTGAAAAAGGAGCTGTATGCTGCCCAGGACCGCGCTGCCTCCGCCGACTTCCATGCTGGTGTCCCCGACGACGAGCTAGAATTATAAAAATAATCCTTGACATACCCTCTGCGTATCTTGTATACTAGTATCATAGCCTAGGGGATAACTACGTGTATAAAATAGCACACCTTGCGGACACGCATATAAAAAACTTAAAATTTCATTATGAATACAAGAAGGTATTCGAACAACTTTACGATATCCTTCGCAAAGAGAACGTAGACTACATCGTTCATTGCGGCGACATCGCCCACACCAAGACACAGATTTCACCAGAGTTCGTTGAGCTTTGCTCCGATTTCTTTTCAAATCTAGCGAAAATCGCACCAACCTACATCATTCTGGGGAACCACGACGGCAACCTAAAGAACAGCAGCCGCCAGGACGCGCTGTCGCCCATTGTGAAGGCTTTGGATCTACCGAACCTACATTTGCTTAAGAACTCCGGAGAAACTGTTCTGGAGTCGAATCTCGCCCTCAATGTGTTGTCGGTTTTTGATGAAAATCATTGGGTTGCTCCAAGCGACAACTCGCGCATTAACATCGCACTTTATCATGGTTCTGTGTCTGGAGTTAAAACCGACACGGGGTGGGTAATGGATCACGGCGATCATGACGTCGGCGTCTTCGCCGGTCACGACTATGCAATGCTTGGCGATATCCACAAGACAAATCAGATTCTCGACACTGAAGGCCGCGTGAGGTATTGTGGTTCAACTGTTCAGCAGAATCACGGCGAGACAAATGACAAGGGATTTCTCATTTGGGAAATTGAAGACAAAAACGAATTTCGCGTGAGTCACCATGTTTTGCTTAATCCAAAACCATTCGTAACAATCGAACTCACGCCAAAAGGACGAATGCCCAAGGGTACGAAGATTCCTCCGACCTCGCGCTTGCGTCTCGTGAGTAACAATAACCTTCCGCTTGATGTTATGCGCAAGGCAGTTGATGTGGCCAAACATCGATTTAAGCCGGAGAGTATTACGTTTCTAAATCGCGCCGCTGGGGAGCGAGGAACAGTGAATATTGGCGGGAGCTTTAAGGTAGAAAACCTGCGAGACAAGGGCGTCCAGGAGAATCTCATTCGAGAGTACTTAGCTGACTATGCACCAAGTGAAGAGATGTTGCAACGAGTCTTCGACCTAAACCGAAGATATAACTCACAGATCGAAGAGACGGAAGAAGTCGCGCGCAACATTAACTGGAACATCAATAGGTTTGAGTGGGACAATCTGTTCAATTATGGTGAGGGCAACAGCGTCGACTTCGCCAACCTCAATGGTATAGTGGGTATTTTTGGTAAGAACTATTCTGGTAAATCTAGTATCATCGACGGTTTGCTCTATACCATGTTTAATACTACTTCGAAAAATGAAAGAAAAAATTACAACATTATTAACCAGAACAAGAAAGACTGCCGCGGCGTTGTTGAGCTTCAAGTGGGCGACAAAACCTATACTATCGAACGTCAGTCAGAAAAATATGTAAAGAAGCTGAAGGGTGAGGTCACGAATGAGGCTCGAACCTTTCTAGATTTTAGTGGTGTGGATCCAGCTGTAGGCGACGAAATCAGTCTCAATGGAACAACACGCAACGAAACTGATGCACATATACGCAAACGATTTGGAACCGTAGAGGATTTCTTGTTAACCTCTATGTCGAGTCAGCTGGATAACCTATCCTTTATTAAGGAGGGGTCAACGCGACGAAAGGAGATTTTAGCAAAGTTCTTGGATTTGGATATTTTCGAGAGAAAGTTTAAAATGGCCCACGAAGATAGCTCAGAGCTTAAGGCGGTCATGCGACGAGTGGGAGACGTTAGTTACGATAATGATATTGCGCTAGCAGAGGTTCAATGGCAAGAAGCCCAACAGGAACTAGATGAGGAAACCGCCAACCACACGCAGGCGAGAGAAGACCTTGCCACCGCCCGGCAACGGTTTGCTGATTTAACGGAACAAATCGAATCAATCCCAGCTGAGAGACTGGATATTAAGGCGCTTTTAGAAACTAAGACATCTCTTCAAGAGAAAATTGAAGATACTAATATTAATATTGTTGAGCTTAAGGACGAAAATGCACAATATGATAGTAAACTAAGTGAGTATGATGATTTTCTTACGACGATTGATATTGAAGATATTTTAGAAAAAAAGAAAGAATACGATGACTTTAAAAAGAAGTATGATAAAACCGTGAGTCACGCTCGATTGCTTGATAATGAATATAAGGCGATGAGTAAGAAAGTAGAGTTGTTGGATGAAGTGCCGTGTGGAAGTAGTTTTCCTATGTGCCAATTCATTAAGGATGCGCACTTGGCGTCCGTGGAACTGCCCTCTTTAGAAGTAGACATCATTGATCAGATTGAAAATGCTAAATCTTATAAGACTAAAATAGCTTTGGTTAATTCTGCCGAAATGATTGAAATGATTGACAACTATAATAACATTATTATTAACAAGAACAACATTGAGATCGAAAAGAGGGACAACAAGGTTTCGATCGAGAGGTTGTATGCCAAGATAAAGGCCCACAGAACGACCCTTAACGAAGTAAATACTAAGATTGATTTGTATGAAGAAAAGAAAGATTTAATAAAAAATATTGAAAATCTTTTATCTTCGAGAAATCAAGTTCAAAAAACAATCGAGACTACTCAAGAATCGATCATTTCGCTAGAAGAATTAATAAATGATCACCACCGACAAATCGGCTCGCTAGAGCAAAAGATCGAAACTCTTCAAGAAAAGAAAGAAGATCTACGCAATATTCGTGAAGAGTATGCATCCTACGATTTGTTTATGCGATGCACCCACTCTAACGGAATCGCTTATGACATCATTAAAAAGCGCCTCCCAGTGATTAATGGTGAGATAGCCAAGGTGCTTTCCAACATTGCTGAGTTTGAAGTCTTCTTTCAGGAGGATGGTCGCAAGCTTGATATTCTGATTAAGCACCCCAAACACGATCCGCGCCCCATCGAGATGGGATCGGGCGCTGAGAAGACTGTGGCCGCTATGGCAATCCGCCTGGCGCTCCTGTCTGTATCATCCCTCCCCAAGGGAAACATTTTTATTCTCGACGAGCCAGGCACTGCTTTAGATGCGGAGAATATGGAAGGCTTTATTAGGATTCTACAGCTTATAAAGATGTATTTTAAAACTGTTATTCTTATTTCCCATCTAGATTCTCTTAAAGATATCGTGGATGTAGAGGTCACGATTGACAAAACAGGCGGATATGCCAAAGTTAATCATTAGTGTGTACTAGCTCTAGTCCATAATTTTGTTGAAAATAGCTTTTTAACGCATGCAGCTTGGCTGTGTCGTCGCCGTTATACCATACCCACGCGACGGTACCAGCGATCCTGGATATCTCAGCCATTGCTGCCTCGATATCTTCCTCGATCCAGTCGATTTTATTTTGACTCGGCTCTCCGAAAGGAAGATCGAGAGCTACCGCAATACGATAAAGCGCATACCAGTTATGCTCATCATATGCTTTTTTGGCTTGTATGAAAGTTTTCTCTAGCTGCGCTTTTTTCTCTTGCGAAGTCCCGCTGGCTATCGCTTTGTCTGGATGAGTTTTGGCAGCTATGCGACGGTAGATGCTTTTAAGCTCCGATTCCTTTTCAGGCGGGATCTCTTTTTTACTAGTTGGCATGGGTTCCCATTCTTCGGGGTTAATGTTTTCTGCATCCCGCTTGGCATCCATCTTTTTTTCGAATTCTTCTTGGCGCTTAATATCTGCTCTTTTAATGGCTTCTTGGTCTTCTTCGGCCATTTCGCTAATGATTTGTGCGATGGCCTCACCAAAGGTGGTTTTGGCTTCGGGGAGCAGCTCTTTGTGGTACTCTAAATCAGCATGCGTAAAATCAGCTTGTTTCAGCATTTTTTTGAATTTCAAGCTAAGTTGTTTAGACATCCTTTTTCCCCGCTCCTAATTAGAGGAGAGGAGTTGAATAGCATGCGACACATTATTGATAAAGGATTGGATAAGATGGTCTCGCGTAAGCTGATGGCCTGGGTTACAGCTACAGGCCTCTTGGCCTTCGCAGATCTTGCATCGAGCGATTGGGTAATTATTACTTGCGTTTACATTGGAAGTCAGACCGTGGTAGATACGGTTGCACGACTTAAAGGTGTTAAATAATGAATTTACTTAAGCTGAAATTGATAGCTAAAAAATCTTGGCTTTGGGCCAAAAAGTTTTGGTGGGTTATCGTCATAGCGCTACTTTTTATATGCGCAGCATTGATTGGAGCTTTAACGCGCAACGGAGCATTTCTTGCTACCGTGTTGGATCTAATGGAATCCAAACAAGATGCTCATGACCAAGAGATGGAAACCCTGGCGCACATCCATAATACCGAGACCGCAGAGAAAAACGCCAGGTTGGCAGAACATCTAAAGAGACGGGAAGAAATCGAGAAAGAATTTGAAAAACGAGGCGAGACCCTTGATAGAAAAAAAGAAGCAGAACTTAAAAGATTAGTCGACAAAAGCTATAATGATCCAGAGAAGCTAGCGAAAGAATTGGCCGAAGCTTTCGGATTAAACAATGCTTAAAAAGATATTATCCCTTTACTTAGTAGCCTTCTTAGCCTGTCCTGCAATAGTTTTGGCCGAGGAAGAAACAACCTCAGACTATGTGGTCCTACCCGTTAAAGCGGGCGACGTAGTGCCGTTTGATGGTGTTCTTTTATCTCTTGATGCGGCCGCCAAGATTGCAACTGAAAAGAAGTTTGAAGACGCCGAGTGTGACCTTCGAATCAGTTATGAACTTCACCTCCAAGGAGAGAGGTTCCAATTGCAGCTAGACTATAAAGATATTGAGATTGGTTCGTGGAAGGACAAGTATGAATCCATGATGATCCTTAAAGCTGCAGAGAATGATCGACTGATGGATCTCATCGTACAACAAAAGCCTGGTAAAGACCCCTTCCTGGTGGCTTTGGGTTTTGGAATTGGAACCCTCACCTCTTTGGGGATATTTGCGCTGTCGACTGAAATAGTTAAATGAATAAAGAAAAGCAAGATTACATAGCTCAACTAGAACGCGCCATCACTCAGAAGTATGGACGAGAGGCGATCGATAATCCGAAGCGGTTTTGGGACGAGACAAAAGAAAAACAGTATATCCAGCAATCTCAGGCAGAGCAGAAGAAATTTGCAAAACTAGCCGAAACCCAAGACAAAGTAGAACAAGACGGATTTTTAATAAACAAAAAACTACTTAATAGAGATCACAAGAGGACGTGTCCTGTTTGTGAAAAATATTCTTTTCGATCGGAAGACGATTTGTATATGAATAAGTTTGAAGCCTGCTTCAAATGCTATATACAATATATCGAGGACCGCGAAGAAAGATGGGCGACTGGGTGGAGACCAACAAGGGAACAATAATATGGCAACTGTATATGAAATCATCAAAGGAATAAGCCAGGCGGCGGCAAACGCGTATGATGGCGCTCACGAAGAGACCCTGCAGGCCGACGGATTAGCTCGGAAAGTAGGACTGGCACGTGAAGACGGCCATTATATTAATGACCGACGGGTTATGGATGGGTTTAAGGTTCATTTTCACGGGCCCATTCTGCGTGTGAAGTATCAGGCCGAGGTTAGAATTAAAGATGTCAAGGACCCAGGCTTTGAGGATGACATCGGAAAACGCTTGGCTGATATCGTTAAATTTTTGAAAGCCGAATATAAGAACATCACGGGTGATACCCTCACGTTGACGAAAGAAGGCGACCATCATATTTTGGTTCAAAGAATCTCTAACTACCGGACGGATTGCCAGGCTCATTGCGATTATCGCATTGGTGGCCTTAAAGACGTGGGAGAGGTCGAGGCCGGTTCTGCCGAGGTTAAGCTTAATAAGGCTGTTCGTGCATGGCTAGAGCTTGGACCCAAGAACAAGAGGCCTTCGAACGATACCCGTAAAGGCAAGTAAAAAATGTCATGGGGAATGCCCTCACTAAAGAAGAGATATTAAAAGAGATCGTCAAAGCGGGCAAGGACCCAGTTTATTTCACGACAAGTTATTGTCGAATTTCGCACCCACAACGTGGACTAATACCGTTTAGTGCATACGACTATCAAAAAGAACTATTAAAAGATTTCAGCGACTATCGTTTCAATATTATTTTGAAGGCTCGTCAGTTGGGTATCTCTACGATTACGGCAGCTTATATTGCGTGGCTCATGCTGTTCCACCGCGACAAAAACATTTTAGTTGTTGCGACGAAACTTCAAACCGCAACCAATCTTGTAAAAAAAGTTAAAGCTATTATTAAGCATCTGCCTGAATGGATGCGGATATCTGAGATTGTTGTTGACAATAGGACCTCATTTGAACTCTCAAACGGATCTCAAATTAAGGGCTCATCGACTTCTGGCGATGCTGGTCGTTCTGAGGCACTTTCACTTTTAGTGGTCGACGAGGCCGCACACGTTGAAAAGCTTGCTGATCTGTGGACTGCGCTTTATCCCACACTTTCTACTGGTGGTCGCTGCATCGCTCTCTCTACTCCCAACGGCGTAGGCAACTGGTTCCATCAAAATTGTGTAGAGGCTGAGGCTGGCACAAATGCGTTTCATATGACCACGTTGATGTGGGATGCTCATCCTGACCGCGACAAGGCTTGGTTTGAAAAAGAAACCAAGAACATGTCAAAGCGACAAATTGCACAGGAGCTTGAGTGCAACTTCAATGTGTCGGGTGAAACGGTCGTGCATCCCGACGACATTCAGTGGTATTTGGATAGGATCGTAGCACCGGAGTATAGGACCGGTTTCGATAGAAATTATTGGATATGGAAAAGACATGAAGAAGGAAAGCCCTATTTGATTGTTGCTGATGTTGCCCGAGGAGACGGAAAGGACAACAGCGCCTTTCATGTTTTTGAGCTAGCGAGCCTGGAGGTGGTTGCCGAATATGTTGGAAAGCCCACCCCGGACGACTTCGCAGATGTTTTATTTAATGTTGCTGGCGAATATGGCAACCCAATGTTGGTTATAGAAAACAACAACATAGGCTATGCAGTGCTTAAAAAGTTATTAGATAAAGGGTATCCTAATATATATCACTCTGCAAAGGGAGATCATAGTTATGTGGACCCAGTTTCGGCTCAGTGGCAATCGAATGTGATACCAGGGTTTACTACATCTTCAAAAACGAGACCTTTGATTGTAGCTAAGATGGAAGAGTTTATGAGAAACAAACTAATTAAGATTAACTCGAATCGTTTGCTTTCTGAAATGAAAACATTTATTTGGCAAGCAGGAAGACCGCAGGCGATGCGCAGTTATAATGATGATTTAGTGATGTCATTTGCTATCGGGTGTTGGGTGAGGGATACTGTAATCGTGGAAAGTCAGCAAAGCGTTGAATATAGCAAGCAGTTCTTGTCGTCTATAAGTACATCAAAAACAAACATCTCAACAACCATTCCCGGCATGCAAGGACACAAAATAACAAAAGAGAATCAGCGCTCCCAAGAAGCGGCAGTATTTAACGAGCAGTATATTGCTTTGATAAAAGGATAAAAAATGGCCAAGAACGAGAGAAACACAAGAAACCCAGCTTCACCGTTATTCAAACGATTAACTCGAATGCTGTCAGGTCCGATTGTAAACTATCGGACGCAAGTCGCACGTCAAGAGCGCCGCGGCAATTTAGATAAATATCGATACAGATTCAGGTCCCTAAGCGGCCAGGAGTTTAAGCGCGCCGACAACAATATGTCGCAGAACTATAACTTGTATACTTCTGCTGCGTTTCGAAACCAGAACCGCGCCGAGCGGTATACCGATTTTGAGCAAATGGAATACATGCCAGAGATTGCCTCAGCATTGGATATTTATGCCGACGAAATGACGACCTCGAATGAGTATGATCGTCTTCTAAATATTGACTGCATGAATCACGAGATCAAGTCAATTCTCGAAGCGCTCTTTTACGATGCTTTGAATATTGAGTTTAACGCTTTTGGCTGGGCTCGTTCCATGTGCAAGTATGGAGACTTCTTTTTATATCTCGACATCGACGAGCATCTTGGTATTACGTCAGTGATCGGAATGCCTAATAACGAAGTTGAAAGGCTGGAGGGTCAAGACGCTACCAATCCCAACTACGTTCAGTATCAGTGGAACGGTGCCGGCATGACCTTTGAAAACTGGCAGGTTGCCCACTTCCGCATTCTTGGTAATGACAGGTATAGCCCATACGGCACTTCGGTTCTTGATCCAGCGCGTCGCATTTGGCGCCAGCTGGTTCTTTTAGAGGATGCGATGATTGCCTACCGTGTCGTTCGTGCACCCGAGCGCAGGATCTTTAAGATCGATGTGGGGAATATCCCGCCTCAAGAAATTCCTCAGTATATGGAAAAGGTCAAAACCGAGATGAAGCGTAATCAGTTGGTTGATGCCACAACTGGTCGAGTCGACCTGCGATATAACCCTCTTTCGCTGGAAGAGGACTACTTTATTCCTATTCGTGGCGGCGTTGGTTCTGACATTAGCTCCCTCCAGGGCGCTAGCAGTCTTAATGATATTGACGATGTTAAATATCTGCGCGACAAACTCTTCGCTGCAATTAAGATTCCGCAAGCTTATCTTACCAATTTGGAGGGTGGCGACGAAGATAAGACAACGTTAGCCCAGAAAGATATTCGCTTTGCGCGCACCATCCACCGCCTGCAAAGGTCGGTAGTTTCAGAGCTAGAGAAGATGGCGATTGTTCATTTGTATACCTTGGGGTATCGCGGTGAGGATCTTTTGTCGTTTAAGATTACACTCAACAATCCCTCTCGTTTGGCGGAGTTGCAGCAGCTAGAATACATGCGTACCAAGTTTGATACGGCAACAGCTGTTCCGGAGGGGACATTCAGCAAGCGTTGGGTGGCCTCCAATATCTTGGGCCTTTCTGATTCTGAGTTCTTGCGCAACCAACGCGAAACGTTTTATGATCGTAAATACCAACAAGAACTTGAAGCCCTTGCTGAAGACGCAGCTGCTGAAGAACTTGGTGGCGGCTTGGGCGACGACCTTGGGGGCGACCTTGGGGGCGACCTTGGTGCCGAAGAACTTGGCGGCCTTGGGGGAGACCTCGGCGGTGAAGATCTTGGAGGCGAAGACCTCGGCGGCGAAGAGTCTCCTTTACTCACCACTCCGGGACGACGGGAGGATGGTCACTTAAGTGAAGAAGGAGAGCATGTTTATGATCATGGCACTTATACGCCGGTGGCCGTCGACAATCGAGACCTAGGCGGAACGCGTCGTCATATTACCAGCACGGCTCTCCCAGAGATACCTCGTGGTCGCGGCCGCGCTACCACTCCGCCCGGCAAGATTTTGGATGTAACGTTTGGCACGAAACAATATAAGGAATCTATTTATAATAAAGACGAGGCCAATTTGTTTGAAAACACTACAAAAGTGCGACGCTTAGTTGAACAAATGGAGAAAAAAGAGGCAGACAAAGATGAAGCATAACAAAAAAAGAAACACAGCTTTTATTTATGAAACCCTTACCCACGAGCTGACACAAGCTATCATCAAAAAGGATTCATCTCGGAAACAAAAAGTTGTAGCCATTATCAAACAGTTTTTTAATAAAGGAAGTGTGTTGGCTGAAGAGCTACAACTTTATCGCGTGTTGCTAGAAACAAAGCGTTTGCATGCGCCGGTGGCAGAAAGACTACTACAAGAGACGAAAGCTAGCCATCAACGGCTAGACCATGACAATATTTTTGCGGCACAATCTGAGGCCATCGCAGTTATTAATAAGAACTTAGGCAAGACGGTCTGGGCTAATTTTGTTCCCAACTTTAAGAGTCTTGCCTCGGTGAATGCTATCTTCAGCAAGAACACCCCAGTAAAGAAAAAGGTTTTATTCGAACAATCTATTGTCGATGGCATGAGTTCAAAACAATCAATAAACGAAACACTCCACATGGCGCCCATAGACAATATCACTTATAACTCGTTTATCAAGAAGTTTAATAATAAGTATGAAGCGCTTTTGCAGGAACAAAAGGACCTTCTCAATCGTTATATTACAAGCTTTGCTGACGAGGGTCTTGAACTGCGCGCTTATCTTAATGAGGAATTGGCGCGCCTAAAGGGAAAGATTGGCGCCGCCGCAGAGACATCCGACGCCCCGCTTTTAGAAGAAAAGCTGAATAGTGTCCTGGAATACTTGGAAGAATTTCGGAAAAGGGATTTTTCTGACGAAGATCTCAACAAGGTACTGAAGACTCAAGAGTTGGCCCAAGAGGTTGCGATCAATGATTAAGATTAAGATCGGCGGTCCACAGGCAACTGTTGAGCTGCATGCGCGCAAAGCGCTGGATGGCTCTTTGTTGATCATGGACCACCAAAAAATTGACATTGTGGTGCGTCCTGAAAAGATGAAAATTAGTACGTTTCCCAAGAGTACTACCACCGAAGATGTCTATGAATATCAAAATAGATTACTGGAGCTTTTATCCGATCGGGGAGTTGTGGATCGCCAGAGTATCCAAGGAGGTCATATTTTTCGTTCTCTAGAGGGCGAGGTTTATGAGAACTCTCAAGTTAATCCGCTCCAGGCTGCTGTATATGTTATATCAGAATTTATTACTACTGAAGCACAGCATGAGCGTATTGCCGATCAGTACGAGAAAGAACTCGAAGACATGTACACCCACCCATCCGACCGCAACTCCACCGAGTACGGCGAAGTTCCACAGTCTGCTGAGAAGGGCTCGATGCGACCGGGTTACTACTACTACCCACTGAGGAACCGATACTAGTGTCCGAGATGAAGCTGATGATGGAAGGCTGGAGAAAGTACCAACTTTTAACCGAAGCACAGGATATTTGTCTGCTTTATGAGTCCGGACAGATTACCGAAGGCGAGCTGTGGGATCGAATTGTTAACTTCGTTGGGCCAAAAAAGGCGGCCTGGGTTCGCAAGCAAGTCACACAAAAAGCACTTCCCCTTGCTGTTGCTTTAAGTGTTGCGACGGGCGCCATGGCACCGCCGGCTCACGCATCAGATGCGCCGGTAGACAATACTCCGGTGCAAGTTGATCAAGCCAAAGAAAGTGAAAGTCTCACGGATGCCAATGGGGTTTCTAACTGGGGCATCCTTGGGTCTAGGATTCAAAAAAAGGATAAAAAAGAAGGCACGGATTCTTCCAAATCTTGGAAAACAGA